AATAGATATTATTATATTACTAATAACAATTCGACCGATAAGAGTATTGCTGTAGTATTTCAAAACGAAGGTAATTTATGAAAAATTATGGGGATTTAAATTTTGTAAATAGTGCTGAGGCACAATTTGGGACATATTCTACCGGCGGCTATCCATTAATTATGTATGGAGATACTGCAAGCGATACAATATTCTTGCAAAGGACGATCACTACTCCTTCCGCTTCTACGACCTTTGAAATTATAGATATAGATACTTTCAACTTTACGTCTTCTGCAGCAGCAGTAACCAATGGTTATGAGATAGAATTTATTTCTCCTGACGCTTCTGCGGCTGGAGTTGGAGGTAGTTTCAAGTTTACTTTTGGAGATGGATACTTCGGAGATATTGATGGTTCTTTAATACTATCTAACCCATATAGGGTAGATGTAGATGAAGCCTTTTTCATTACTCAAGGACAAGGAAGTTTATATACAGGTTCCCTTGGTTTTGTTAATCCAAGTGTAAATAAAAACTCTTCTGTTCCTTGTACTGGCGTAAAAGCTCTTGCAGTTTTTGGTCATGATGGAACAAATTACATGGAAAGTTCTTTGTTTTCTTTTGATTACTTGGCAAACAAATATCTTTACATTGGAGGTCCAGGAACCTCTAATAAAATATTATTTGGCCCACAAGTAAATTGGTGGAGTGATAGCTTTACCAGTGGAAAAACTGGAGCAACAACTGCCTTTTTAGCAAGCAGTACAGTTTATTTTGATGGAGGGACAGGATATTTCCAAGGTATTAGTGGATATAAATCAACCGTACAAACTCAAACAGATTTCATTCTTAAAGCTGGTGACGCTGTTACTGGAGCAATTGAAGGTGGAAGTCTCTTTTTACAACAAGGGGCGCCGGGTTGGGGGGGTGCGCCTACTCCTGAAAGAGGAGTTATTTTAGTTGCTTATAAACCAAATGATGTGACACCATATACAATTGGATTTTTTGGAAAGGATAGTTCAACAACCTGTCCCCAAAGTATTGCTTTTGGACCGTGTCAGCCTTCGGGGTATACAGCAGCAACACCCAATCTAGGTCGGACAGACAATCGTTGGGGAACTCTTTATTGTAAATATGATTTAGAAGGTAATGAGGTTGCAATAGACCTTATTGGAAACATTCGTTTTGATAATACTTACTCAGGTACAATTTTTGGAGAAGACAAAGCCTCAGGAACAGGAACTTCTTTAACGATACAAGCGGGTGGTGGTGGGACAGGAGTTGGCGGAATTCTATACCTCAAAGGAGGATCTGGAGCTAGTGCAACCGGTAATGTATGTATACAATCCAACACAACAAATTACTTAACTCTAGACGCAGATGAGTTTTATCCTTCCGAAACAAACACTATCTCATTAGGTATTAGTACTTCTAAACGTTGGTCTAATATATATACTCATATGTTAGATATAAAAACACAAAATGACACACATGTTCCATTAGCTATTCAGAACGCAAGTGGAATAAGTACTTTTCAAATAGCAGGTTCTGGCAGTAATTATAATATTACTGCTGCAGCTCAAAGTTTCACTATGAGTACTACTGGCGATTGTACTATTCAACCAGGTGGGTCTATTGGCAACAACATGACTCTTATTGCCGGGACTACTAGTAGTGGGGATGGAGGTACTTTATACCTTAAAGGTGGAGTTGGTGTTGCTAATGGCGGAAATATTGTTGTTCAAACTGGAGTACAAGGAACAACTACAGTTAGTCTTAAACATTATGTCACTAGCGTCTCTAAGACAGTAACATGGGGAAATAATTGTTTATACCCAGGTAATTCTTCTTATGATCTAGGAGCAACAACTAATCCTTGGGGAGACCTCCATCTTGTAGGAGACATTTCCGCTGCTTCTATGACATTAACCGGAGATGCAACACTCAAAGATTTATATCTTACTGGTAATTGTTATGTAGATAGCGCTATGGTTATCAGCGGAACTACACAAACTTGGGTTGGCTCTGGCGGTGTTGATACTAATGGAGTAGTTGATGGAGCCGGAGGGTTCAAAATAAATGGAGCGAGTACTGTCTCTAATACTAACCAGTTTAATGGAGCCGGGGGTGTCAATACCAGTGCATCAATCACTTCATCAGGAACATATATTGCAGGTACAGGATCATGTTATGGTAGTTTTGCTGGTGGTGTCCAATCTGGTGGCACTAGTACTGCTTTTCGAAAGATAAGATGGGAAACCGTAAGTGGATTATATATAAGTACTTCGGAATTTTCTGTGAATTGGACCCGAGGAAGCAAAGTAATAGTAGGAATCAGTGCTATTTGGTTCGACAATGATGCAGCAACTTATTATGTTTTACCGTCACATAGTCATGATACAACTGCTTACTATACTGGAACTGCATTTAAAGCTACAAATACAGCAGATTTCCTAGCAGCAGATACAGTAACATTTACAGTATATTACTATATACCTTAAGGAGTATTTATGCTTAAGTTCATTTACTGGTTGTGGATGTTTTCTAGCTGGGTTATGAAATTTTGGTATAATATCCGTTATGTTTTTAAAAAAAAGCAAGCACTCAAAGACCTGAAAGCTTGGGAAAAAACTTTTGCCGAGTGTGAATCTCTAGATGATATTAGTAAACAGTTAAGTATCGCTCCCTTGCGATGGAAGTCAGATTATTTTGGTGGGACCTTAGATAATATATCTGAACCTTGGGTGACTCTTGCTGCTAAAGGTGGAGACTGCGATAGTCTTGCAAGACTATGGTCTCATCTCTTAGAATTCTGTCCTATCGTCACTGACGTTTATCAGTTTGCTATGGTTGAAGGAGTTCGCGGCCATGTTGTTGTCGTATTTAAAATGAGAGACAATCATAGATGGTTTGTAATAAGTAATTTCTTCCTTCTTGGATCTACATATGTTAAATTCTCTACGATAGGAGATCGTTTTTATCGTTATTTTAGTCATGGATATCTTTACGACAACAATCTAAAACTAATACAAATAGTAAAACCAGGAGATTAAATGTACTTTAGTCCCGAAGAAAGAATTGCTAGAAGAGTAGGAAAGTTCAAACCTAAAACTATGAGTAAAGAATTTCCTATTAATTCTAATCATGTAAAAGAGATATCTGTTATTCGGGAAGTTAAAATTGTAGAACAGTTTGACAAGAAAAAGTTAAATGATATTGCGCGCGAATTAGCTAAAGAAATACTAAAAGAAATTTTAGCCTTAATTCCGCAACAACAATTAAAAGAAATTTCAAATAATATTGATAACTTAAAACCCAAAGGTTTAGATTTACAAATACCTATATTACCTGATAAAATAAAGGTTGAGAGAGTTGCTCCAGATGGGCTTGATAATGTCAAAGTCCAATCTCAGACAACTAGTTCAGACATAGATAATATCCTTGCAAAATTAGCAGGAGTTTTATGAGTTTTTTCGGTCTTGATGTTGGTACTTCTAACTTAGTTTCCGCTTATGAATTAGGCGGAAAAATTCTTTATAAGAAAGTTAGAGATGCCTTTTATGTAATAAATTTAGACAAAGGGATAGGAATAAATCCTTTACAAGCCGCTGGTGTTTCGTATCTAGAACAAGATGGCAAGATTTTTTTGTTAGGTGACGATGCGGTACGGTTTGCTGCTGGACAAAACCAACAGGCCAGACGCCCCATGAAGAATGGTCTTATATCTGATATAGACCTAGAGGCTGAAGGTATGATGATAAAGCTTTTAAGTGCGGTTACTTCTAACATACCAGAAGGAAGTATCGTGAAATTTTCTATCCCTGCCAAACAGTTGGGAGCAGATGATAGTCCATTGGTTATTCATTCGGAAATTATACAAGACATTTTACAGACATTAGGGTTTAAAGGAAGTCCAATAAATGAGGCTGCTTGTGTAGTTTTATCTGAATTGGCCGAATTAAAATTTACTGGTTTAGCTATTTCTGCTGGTGGTGGATTAATTAATTCTACGATTTGTAATCTTGGCCAACCCTTATCTGATTTCACTTTCAGTATACAGGGCTCTGGAGATAAGATAGATCAGATAGTTGCTAATTCTTTACGAGGGCTTGGAGTCTCAACGACTTCTATTACTTTAGCCAAAGAAAGAATGAGTAAAGAGAAACGGGGTATTTATAATCCTGCAGGCAGAAATTCCAAAGAGCAAAGAATAGAGAAAGGTATTGCCTCTGCCTATAAGAGTATTATAGATAATTTCGTTGACAATTTAGAGATGGTATTTGCAACTTCTCACAATATTCCAAACTTTGAAGATAAACTAGCCTTTGTAGTTGCTGGAGGAACCGCTTTAATGCCTGGGTTCTGTGATTATTTAAATGAAGCAATGGCGCGCAAAAAATTTCCTATAGAAATAGATCAGGCCCATTTAGCTTCTGAGCCACTAGATTGTGTGGCAAAAGGTGCTTTAATTGCTGCGAGGTTGACAAATGGCCAATCAATTTAAAGGTTTTATAGACAATATTAGTTTAATTGTTCAAATTATTATAGTCATAGGTGCTCTTTTAGGTTTGACTGGCTGGGCTTTAACAGAAGCTAGAAGTTATACAGATCTTCAAATTGAAGCAGTCGAAAAGTATAATATTACTGTACAAAATGACACAATTAAAAGACTAGATAGAATTGAAAATAAACTAGACCGAATGCTAGAAAAATGAAATGGTTAACTGATCCTAAAGATAATACTCCCTCAGTAAGTTTAACACTCTTATTAGTAGCTTTCATGGCTACACTAGTATGTGTTTTATTTGGAGGTTCCAGCTTTTTACTAGGATCTATGACCATAGTTATTCCTAGCGCAGACACAACATTTTTAGCCACTATTGCTGGATTATATTTTACTCGACGCAATATTACATTTGGATTTAAAAGTTCTAATATAGAGAGACCAGAAATATGAGCGAAGTTACAGAGACCATTATAGTCCAACAAGTTGTTTTATCTGTAGCCGGAGCTTCTACAGTCGCATATGACATATTAGTTGATGGTCGTTATTGCAATTTTAATATCCTAGAAGAAGATGGAACTGATTATTTAAAAGTTAAAGACGATGATGCTAGGATAGGAGATATTGTAGTATGGCGCTCTTCGGATACTACTCCTAAGATTAGAATTACTTTCACTTCTGCTTTTGAAGGATTGTTAGTTGTATTGGGTGGAGCAACTGAAACTTATGAAATTCTTGACCGTATAGATGATTTAGAAATCGCGGTTAATACTTTGATTAATGCTGCAAATTATAAATTTGCTAAAGTTGTTCCTGTAAGTTCTGCTATTGACATTGTATCCAATCGTTGTTCTACAGTAGAGACTCGTCTACTTGATATAGAAGAACAACTTACCCGTCTCAATCGTTACTTAAACACTACTACAGTGATTAGTTAACGAAACCCTTCTGTCTAATTAGTTTCTAAGTTACAATAAATTTTAATATAGTTTTATTTGGAGTATTTCATGGGCGAATTACGTGATATTAATTTATTAGGTCGAATGAACCAAGCTGTAACCAGCAAAGTGACTTTACCATATCGTTCAGATTGGTTAAGACCCACAGAAGCATCAGTTATAGACATCCATGGTAACGTTCTGGGCCATTGCGCGCGTTCTATTTACTACCGCATCAAAGGGGAAGGGGTTACCAATCCTATGTCTCTAAAGGCCTTAAAACGCGCTGAATTGGGCAACTATGTAGAAGAGGCAATTCGGAATAGAATTCGCGACACTGGATTATATGTCGGATCTAATATGAGGTATAGAAACCAAGAATATAATATTTCTGGAGAAATGGATTGCTTAGTAAAACATGGAACTGATTATATTGCCGTAGAAGTAAAAAGTTTCTGGGGGTATAACGCAGAACGTGAAATTATGGGAGGTTGGAGAGGTAGAGGAAATGGACGTTATTTTGAACCTGGTAAACCAAAGGATAATCATCTTTTACAATTATTAGTTTATATTTCTTCTTTTAATGAAACTAGAGCAGAAGAAAATAATGGTTTCTTTTTAACCGGAGGTAAATTAATTTATTCTTCGCGTGACACACAAGATGACAAAGAATTTGATGTAGAAATTGTAGAAGGAGCCAATGGAGTTCATCACGCAAAAGTATCTTGTTTGTGTGAAGACGGAAATTATCATAGAGTCCTAAGAGACGACTTTACTATAGAAGGACTATACGAACGTTATGTTTTTATCCAAGGCAAAATAAATAGGAACGAAATCCCAAACCGTGAATTTAGGAGATTTCTAACTAACGCTGAAATTACTACTGCTGCAGAAAGTGGAGAAATTTCTAAAACTACTTATGCAGAATGGCAACGAAGTCCTAATGAGCTTAATACAGAAAAATGTGGAGGATCATGGCAATGTTGCTACTGCGATTTCAAACAAATTTGTACACCTTGGGCAGCTAGACAAAACTAATCTGGGAGAATTGATTTTAAGGTACTATGCGTATAAATAATTTAGATGAATTAATCCAAAATTTAAAACTGCGTTTAAAAGAATATTTACAAATGCACGACATAGATACGTCGCGGCATTTTTTTTGTATAAACCCTGAGCATGAAGAAACTGTTCCTTCTTGTAGTATAGTTCCATCTAACCCATTGATAGGACATTGCTTTTCCTGTTTAAATAGTTTTGATATATTTCGTGCTGCACATTGGTTAGAAGATTTGCCAGAAGAAGGGGATGATTTTGTTAAAATAACTGTCCCTACTTTAGCTGCAAAGTTTGGTTTATCAGTTGAATATACTGAAGCAACCGACGAAGAAAAATATCGGATCAAAACTTATGCGGCATATAAAGCTGCTGCAGAATATATCGCTTCTAATATTACTCCTTTGGCCATGGCTGAAATTGAACGTAGAGGTTGGCCTTTAGATTTAGTTAAAGAAGAATATATTGGTTCTGTCCCAGACTATAGAAGTTTTAGACAGCATCTTAAAAGTTTAGATTTTGAGGCGCGCTTTTTAGACGATATAGACTTAGATAGACAAGATATCTTCAATGAAAATAATTTACTTTTTACTGTTTCTGACGAGTATGGTAAACCAGTTGGGTTTGCTGCTCGTAATCTTATGTATGAACAAGAAAGCAAAGACTTTGAAAATAATAGAAGAGGCGAAGCACCTAAAAAATATATTAATTCTAAAACCGGAACTGGTCCTAAGTGCAATATATATCAAAAGTCAAAACGACTTTATATGTTACATAGAGCAAAAAAATGGCAACCACCTCTCTATATAGTAGAAGGATATAGTGATGCTATTACTTTAGTTGCTCATGGAATAAATAATGTAGCCGCTTGTGGTGGGACTGCTTTTACAGATGACCACATAGATCTACTCAACCAATTAAAGATACGCGAAATTTGTCTTATGCTTGATGGAGATGAACCTGGACAAAAGCGTATGGAAAAAATCATTCAAGAAAAATTTTCTCAATATAGAAATTTTGAGATTGGAATTATTACAATTCCAGATAAGAAAGATCCCGATGATTATATCAGAGAATTTGGGCCAGAAGAATTTTTAAAGTTACCAGTATTTACTCCATTTGAATGGAAACTTCGTAGGTATGAAGACCGCGAAGATCCTAATAAGATTGTCGTCGAAATGATTCCTTTGATTATTACAGAGTCTTCTCATATTAAAAGAGAAGACATGATACGTGACTTAGCTACTCATACTGGATATTCCCAAGAAGCTATCTTAGCAGAAGTTTCAAGAATGGAAGATAGTAGTGAAGAAGTTAAAATCAATGAATTTAAAAATGTCGGAACTTGGATTTCGTCAGAAATAAAAAGAAATCCAGGGCAAATTGAACTCATTCTTTCTCAAGGTATAGAACGAGTTGGTAGTTTAACCGAGAATTTTAAAACCACAGATCTTTTTGACGTGTGTTTAAAGACAGTTCAAGACAATAAACTAGAAGAAGAAGTAAGGCCAGCACAAGTTAAAGCCTTGAATCTTGGTCCTAACTTTACTGAACTATCTCGTTGTATAGAAGGAAACTGGTCCGATTCAGTTGCTTTCTTTATTGGAGGCGGAGCTAATGCAGGTAAATCTTTATGGCTTTCTCAGTTAGCTTACAATATTGCTAAACACACTGAAGATGTAATTGTATTTGTACAAACACTAGACGACAATAAGTCTCAATGGGAAAGTAAAGTATTAGCTTGTATAGCCCAAAATCATATAGATAGAGATACACCCGCATACATTTCTATTAATAAGTTAAGAAATCCTAGTTATTATACGCAACCCGAATTACTAGAGAGAGAAGGAAATGACCAGCTATTAGCTATCAGAGATAAAGCATACAATGAATATATGGAGTTAATTAGAGGTCGTAAATTACTTGTGGTTGATGCCACCGGAAATGAAGCTGGATTAGGTAAATGTCCAGATTTTAAAACTGCCATTACTTTCTTAACTATGCTTCGCAAGAAAAATCCTACTAAAAAGATAGTATGGGTGTTAGATAACTTCCATGATTTATTAGACGGAGACGCAGAAGATGAACCCGTCCGAGTCAAAAAATTAGCCAAACAATATCGAACTTTAGTCAAACGGCTAAAGCTTATTGCTTTCGCAAGCGTAGAATATACCAAACTTGATCCTAAAGAAAGACCAAATAATCGTAAGATCGCATGGAGTGTCTCATTGGAATATGCAGCTAGTATGATTATCCATATCTATAACAAATTGAATGGATTCATACAATGTGGAGAAGGTGATCTATGTGATGCATACCACGAAGGGAAACCTTGGATGAGATCTCTAATGAACAATATAGAGAAAATGCCTATTGTAGAATTGATTATTGGTAAAAATAAAATTACCAGTGTCAAAAATGAAGTATTCTATATGAAGATGTACCCTGATTTAGGACGACTTGAAGGTATTACAAGTGAAGAATATAAACAGATTATTACCGAACATCAAGGTGAGATAGTACAAGACCTTAACGATGATAAGACAATGCAAGCTAAATATCTATGGAATACTGAAGGTCTATTAAGTGAACATAAGAAGAAGTGGGCTAAAGAGATTGTTCAATGACCTACGAAGATATTTATAGTTTTTTATATTGTCCTTATACTTTAAATTTTGGAAAAGTTAAACGTCAAGTAGACGTAACAATTCTAGAAGATATGGCCGTAAGGACTTTTAGACAAGAAAAAGAACAAAAAACTTGTCTAACTCAAAATGAATTCACAAAATTATTCAATAAATATTTTTGGAGTAACAAGGAATTAAACGAAACGTCAATGACATTATCTAATCAATGGTATTCTATAGTTTTACAATGGTTTAAATGGTATAAAAATTATGAAGGTGAATTACTTAATATATACGTTCCATTTTTATTAGATACTGTATTAGCTGATTATTTTATTGCGCCTTTAGTTTTTTTTGATAAAACATTAATTGTACATACATTTAATCAAAAATTAGATTCATTAGCTTTATTTAACAAAGATTTATATTACCGTACTTTAGGGTTAGCAATTTATCAACAATTTAAAGTTTACGCACATATAACAAATTGGTATGTTACTCCAAGAAATATAGTACGTAATTTTACGTTAGAGACTAACGATGCTTTTTTACATAGAACAGAAGAATTACTAGTTGAAATAATCAATCGTATACGAAATAAAACACGTTACCCGGTATTAGAAAGATGCAAGGATTGCTTGCACAAAGATATTTGTTTTTTGTGAGGAATTATGGATAAAACAATTATTATATATGAAGACAAAGAAATAGGAGAAACTATTAAGGAAGAAAAGAAAAAGAAGAGCAATAGAGATCCTATTTTTCTTGTTTGTCCCTACTGTGATACCGATATTGAAGTAGGAAACGATCGAGGCAGGATTCTTTGCTCATCTTGTGGAGGACTAGCTGGATACGTAAAATGAGCGTTTTAAATGATCTAGTTGGAAAAGCTATTAAAGAATCTGCTTACTTTAAGTTTCATAAAATTAAAGCTGAATATCCTTTAAATAGTATTAATCCCGATTGGAAATCTAAGAAAGAAAAAGTTGACTGGGCCATTCTATCTTGGGGAATAGCAATTGAAGTAGATGGAGAACATCATTCTAAACCTACAAGATATGGAGGTATATCAGAAGGAGAAGCCGAAGATAAATTTGTTTCTCAAGTACGAAGAGATGACTATAAAAACTTTTATTGTCATGAAGCAGGTTGGCAACTTATAAGAATAAGTTATTTAGAACGATTAAAAACCGAAGACGAAATTATAGACTTTATCTTAGATGAGGTAGTAAATGGGGCAGGTTAAAACTGATAAATGGATCCTACCCGAAGGAGAGACTTGGCCAAATAAAACAGCCCCAATCAAACACATTGTTTTACATTGTACTGATGTACAACCAGGAATCAATCAAAAAGAATGGGATGTTATAGCCAATATAAACAAAAATTACAGACGACCAAATAATCACATAAGTACAAAACCACTACCATCAATACCATATCATTACGCAATAGGTGAATCTCAAGTATGGTGGCTCTTGGATGAGAAAAAACTAACATGGCACGCTAAAGGGATTAATATGTCTTCAATAGGATTAGCTATGTTATATAGAGCTACAAATAGTAGATATTCGCCTCCTTACACTATGATGCTACGAGTAATAGATTTAATTGCTGAATTATTATTTAAATTTAAACTAAACTTAGATAGCACAAAACTTAGTCCAAACACATCGGTTATGGGTCATAGAGAAGTTGGAAAATACTTAGATATGACAACTGAGAAGGGTCCAACGGTGTTGAAAGAATGTCCAGGAAATCTTATAGACCTGGATTTACTACGGTATGAAGTTATGTTACGATATGAAATTTTATTTGGAGGAAAAAATGGATAATTTATATATTAGCGAAGACGATCTTAAAAATGCAGTAACTAATTCAAACGCTTCACAGGTTTTCGTGGAAACTCTCTACGACGAAGATGAGGATATGTTAGAATATATATTAGAGGCCGATAATTCTATCTTCTTTAATTGCTAAAATGCATAGGTCAACTTGGAAAGCAATGGAAAGGAGAATAGCTCGGTTTTTTGGTGGGGAACGTAATATAGGATCGGGGTCATTGAACAGACCGGATAGATCATCGTCAGATAGCACACATCCTACTCTCTATATAGAGTGTAAGAGTCGTAAGAGTTTTTCCCTACTTACGCTTTGGCGCGACACACTTATAAAAGCTAATAAAGAAAAGAAAATTCCTTTGGTTGCCATTCACGAGCTTGGCAAACAGGGCGATTTTTTGCTTCTTAAAAAGGAGGATCTGCAAGCCATAGCAGCTCTTGTTTCGGAAGGTAAATTTGATTAACCACTGCCCGTAAATTGAGTAGGAGAAAAACATGAATATCTGTATTGTTGACACAAATGTCCTTCTTGCCGATCCTTATATTGTAAATAAATTAGATGATGATCTCATTGTCGTTCCTCTTGCTGTCATAATGGAAATAGACAAGAAGAAAAAAGAACAATCAGATATTGGAATTTCCGCTCGCGAAACTTCTCGGGTTTTAAATAAATTAATAAGTGCGCCTGAAGTTCTTAATGCCAAAGGCAAAAAAATCGAATTTAAAGACGCGCAGACTCTTTATCCTTGCGAATTAAATAGCAGACTTAATCCACTTTTTGCCGACGATGCCATTGTCATGATTGCAGCAGATTATGCAACGAATAATTTAAAAGACACAGTTGTTGTCTTCTCTGAAGATATTGCAGTAAGACTTAGAGCCAGAGCTTATGGAGTTAAGTTTAGAAGTCTAGATAAGTTTTCTATAAAGACTGAAGGTCTATATTCCGGCTGGAGAACTGTAACTGTTAAAACAGAAATCATTGACAGACTTTATGATAAAAGGATTGTAAAGGTAAAAGAAAAAGTTTTCTTCCCTAATGAGTGTGTTTTATTAAAATCTGAAGATGATAAAAGTCAAGCCTTAGCTCGTTTTGTTGAGAGTCGGGGAGGGTTAGTTCCTGTTACGACAAAGAATAAAAAAGCCTATGGTCTTGTATCTAAAAATCTAGAGCAGAGTTTTGCTTTAGATCTTTTATTTGACCCAGCAATTAAATTAGTAACTTTAACCGGAGAGAGTGGTACGGGTAAAACAATTCTTGCCTGTGCTGCTGCTCTTCAGCAAACACTCGAAGATCATGAATATAGAAAGGTTTTAATTAGCCGTCCTATATTCCCATTAGGAAAAGACATCGGTTTCCTCCCTGGTCCGGCTTCTGAAAAATTAGACCCTTGGATGCAACCAATTTATGATAATATTGAACTACTTAACTCGTTTAATCAACCAAAGAAAAATCACAAAGGTCAATCTAAAGAGAGAATAGTAGAAGAGTTAATAGAGGTCGAACCTATTACATATATTAGAGGACGTTCTATTCCACAACAATTTTTTATTATAGATGAAGCACAAAATACAACACGACACGAAATAAAAACAATTATCACTCGTGTAGGAGAAGGAACTAAAATAGTCCTCACTGGAGATATTAAACAAATAGATAACCCTCATGTAGATATGTTCTCTAATGGACTGTCTTATGTGGCAGAGAAATTTAAGGGATATGCTATTGCTGGTCATCTTGCTTTAACAAAAGGAGAGAGATCAGATTTGGCGACTTTAGCTTCTAAAATTTTATGAGGTATAATGAAAACAGTTACAAAAGAACAGTTTGTACAATTTTTGAATGAACTTTTAGCGCTAGACAAAGAAGCAATACAGAAATTATTTTTTTTATAGGGTACCATGCAATAAATCCATGGCTGGTCATCCAACAGTACAGTGTAGAAAGATGAGCGACGAGACCTATTCAATGGGTCTTCTAGGATTATTGAATGGATTATTTGATGGTCCTGATGAGCATCCTCATTGGGGAGCTTTTTATAGGAACGTAAATGTGGATGATAATGGTGACGAGATTGAACTTATTAGTTTTGGCGTTATAACTAATGAACTAATAAAAAGCTGGAAAGAACAAGAATAAATAAGGAGTTTTTTATGGCAGATAAGAAAAAGAAGTGTGGGAAGAAGAAGAAGGATTGTCAAGATTGCGATTGCGATTCTTGAGGAGTTTCTAGCACTCTAAAAAAATAATATTCTCTCATCTCATTTTTTCTCCATTTAATGCCTGGTATGCTATCAAGCATTTTATCTATATCCAAAGAACAAAGACAACATCCAAAATCTGAGATTTTATCATAAGCTTCGTCTTTAATTACTTGACCGCCTAAATGTTTGACGATCATTATAAAGTCTTCTACTCTATCTATTTCGAATTTGGCTTTAGAGCACATACGTCCTCTCTATTTGTTTTGTCTTTTTATTATTAAACTTTTAAATGAAATATTTCTTCTAATAACTCTTTCGTAAGATGGTTGTATGGCTGTATTGATATTGTGTCATGTACCACGTCAAGCCAATACCATATACATGTCTCTTCTCCTGGGTTTTCCCGTTGTTTCCTCCGTATATCTTCGCCATGAATTTCAAGATAGTTGTTTACTATGTTATCGATTCCCTGGCGTATTGTGTCCATTACTTCTTTTGTTAATGGCAATCCTACAAAGCTATTTAGGAAATTTCTAAGAGTGGCAGAGGAGTTAGATACAAGTTTGAGATAGAATTGATTCAGAGTATTTCATGCTTCTTCATTTTTATCGGTTCTCCTGATTTCGTTTTTACCTCACGGTGTTGGTCTTTTAGCGTTGCACCGATAGCATAATGGACGTCTACCGTCGTCCTGGTACACGATGTTGCCAATTTCTGGAGCAAACCCACAGACATTACAGCATTCCCTTTCCTCTTCCTCGTCTTCTACTGTAGCCTTCCATTTCATATCTGCTTCTTGCGACGCCCTAAGAGCACTTTTACAAGCATAAGAGATTGATTCCTGGTTTCGTTTTAACCTGGCAATTTCTATCTCAGCAGTATTTAAATTTGCCGCAATAATACGTATAGTTGCTTCGAGATAATCAATTAAACTACAAGGATCAGCATCAAGAGACTGAAGTTTTTCGCCCCTAAGTTGGTCTTGCTTCCCCTCTGTGTCGTAAATAATAGCATAAATGTAAGAATCGTATTCTTGTTCCTCTTCTTTTTCTTCGGTGGTCTCAATAATCATTCATCACCTGTCGTTTTGTCTTTAAAAAACTTACATGTCAAATATAAGACTCCTAGAGTGTCTCTTGATACTGCATAGTCATCTAGGTCAACTATTTCCTTACAGTTGTCCCAAGGACCCTTTGTGCAAAATTGGCAACAATAAAGTATGTGTTCAATATCTGCGAATTTATCTCTCTCTGGTAATCCTTCTGTCCACGCATATCCTGGTTGGTGACTCATGATTTCCTCCCGTACTTTTCTCGGTCTAACTCATCAACAGCACTCCTTTTCAGATATTCACCCTCAGCAAGGGCAAGCAGTAACTTTTCCCGAGCGATTTCCTTTTGCTTCATGTCACTGGCCGCAGACTCCTCGCTGGTAAACGATCTCGTTTCGATCTCGTGTAGAGTTCAAGACGAAATTCCTGCCGGGTGAATGAGTATTTTCCTCCCACACTCACATTGCACTGCAACATCCTGCTGAAAATTCAATTTTTCATTTCTCATCATTGAGAAAAACACTTTGTCCTTCGTTGCTTCGAATGCTGCTCTCGCACAGCATGGATGCTCCTCTATAAAATATGAGTCGCTGATCGGAGGGAAAACAGCGGTAATCGCCTCAGTTGGTATATTCATACCTCCCTCAAATAAAACTTCCGCATTTAGGGTCGAAGTACCTTGGTGCCCTGGTTTAGGAATTGTATTAGTGGCCATACTTTTTAGTTAAAAATGCTGTGGCTTCTTTTATGCAGTCTTCCCATTGTTGGTCTTTATCTAAGATTGCTTTCCATCCAGTTGAGCCTGTAATATCTCGTAACTTAGACTTTGATAAAAGAACCTGAATCTGCTTGAAAACAATTCCTTCTGTAGTATTTTCATCCCAATCTTTATTCGCACTTGCTATATGTTTTTGCATAATATCAAGAGAGACTTTTCTTAATTCTATTTCAAGTAAAGCAATAGCTAAAATATCAATTATTTCTTGTTTGCTGATGTCGTCTGGAAACATTTTTTTACCTCTTCTGCTTGTCCTTTACATTCACACCGACCCCAAATAGCACAACTGTTAATGAAGTCTTCAACCTCTTTTGGTAATTTTGGTTTCTCTCGTAGCTGTTTTTCTAATTCTAAAACTTTTTGATAATATTCTTTGCTTGATCTCCACGCAATTGCCATCATACTATCCGAATTGTCAAAATGTTTTGTTTTTAAGTTTCCATATTCGAGTTTGAGTGTTCTTAACTCTTCTCCTTGGAGATAATTGTTTTTCTGGTGTTCTTTTAACTTTTCTCCATAAAACAATGTCTTTTCTACAGCTTCGGCACTTGCTTTTTCTTTGAATACGTTAAACGATATATCAAGATGCTTGGCGCGATGTTTCCAATAAACTTTGAAAAAGAGTGTTACTCCTAATAAAATTGTTTCAACAATAATAATCCCTATTAATATAGAGCTATACATAAACTTCCTTGCTTAACTCGGAACAACTTCTGGAGTTACAGATATTCTTTGATAATGCTTGTCTATAAGGGCAATCATCTTTGTGAAGAAATTGAAAGTATCAATTTTTTCTACTTCTAAAGCAAAATTATCTTCGATCCAAAAATCAAATGATTTACCTGGCAGTTGGAATGTTATCTGTAAATGTCTATATCCTACGTCGTCACTTAACAACCATGTAACAATATCTAAACCATCTGAAGTGTCATCATTTAATATACAATAACCTTTTATTGGTTCTTGATTTGGAACAAGATTTCTAAATGTTTCTTCTAAAGACTTAAATATATCCGATAGTTTAAGTAACATTTTTGTATCGCAATATAAAGATATAGTATGCGTTTGATCTGCTAAAATTATTTGAACAGAATCTGAAACCCAAAACTCTGGAAATATTTCAAATTGATATTTAAAGTCAAAATTATTAGTTACATAAAGAAGGTCTCCTTCTTTGTCACCGTCTTTGAGTACTTGTTCAAGTAGTATCATATTTCTCCTATGAAAGTAGATGTGATTTTTTTATTTCATTATCTATTTCTTTTACCCAATGAATCATTTCTCTAGTCCATGTAGTTAGAATTTTTAATTCTTTCTCTAACTCTTTTGACCTATTTAATGGAAGCGCATAGTATTCAATAAATAGTCTTGTATGGAATGGCAATATAACATCCATCAAGACCTTACTAAATAACGGGTAAAATGTTAGTATTTTATCTAAATGTTTTTCATAGTCTTTAATATTGCTAGAGAACTTTGACTCTAGCTTGACGAGAAATTCAGATAAGTCTGTATGTAAATTAGATAAAAAGTCTTGCGCCTCTTTTAATTTGTTTTTTATTTCTATTGTTGTTTCGTATATTGAAACCGGTTTGTTTGCCTCTCGTTTTAAAGGACAAATAACTTTTTGCGGAAGTATTCTTAACAGGTCATCAAAATCTATTCTTTTAGAATCGATTATTTGAATTCCATATTCTTTAGGTATAACATTATAAAAATTAAGTCCAAATTTATTAATCATAAAAGTAGTGGTATCTGAGAAGTAAGCCCAAATTTGATTTGTCTTACGAGGTAATTCACAATTACCCATTTTTTCTATGATTTTATCGTCTGTTTTTTCTATCTCTATGTCTGGATCGTTGTTAAGTAATACGTTCTCTGTATGACTTTTGCCACTAAACGGATCATAAGCTAAATCATTTCCTAATACGGCAATAGTAGAACATCCCATTCTGTGTAACATAGCAATAGCTAAGTTTGAAACAGTAGGGCCTATATAGTTAGGTTCGAGTTTTGGGAATAGCCAATTAACAAAATGTAAAATTCCCGAACTAAATATTAATGGTCTGTTGCCATAAGTTTTCATGATCTCTGGATGTTGTAACGCCAAACAAAAGAGAGGAAGATCATTGGGTATACTATTCATTTCAAAGAATTTTTTAATTTCTTCATGCCTTTCTAAGGTTGCTACAGCATCAAGTTCTAGTTGTGAATCTAACGAAATCTTTAATGAAGAATCGCAGCATATAATAACTGCGCGGCCATTTAATTCCTTAAGTCTATCTTTATAGAGATCAAGAGAAGGACCAGAACATATAACTATCCCTGGTAATCCTTTGCATATATCTTTATACTCGACAGATCTATGACTAGCAATAATCGTTTCTATATTTTGTATAATATGTTGCACGCCTAGAAAATAATCTGCACTTGAATTGCCGTAAGTTTTAATAACTGTTTTTATGGCTTCCATTGTTACAGCATCATAATCTTTATAGATTTGTAAAAATCTATTAGAAGTTTCTAGCAAAGTAACCCTTCTAATGCATTTCAAACTCATCCCCCAAGGGTGCCTACTAAGAATATCTATCAATGTCGTTTTAATACTAATAGGAACCATTCCTATTAAGAAGAATACGTTAGCATGGTTAATCAGATTAGTTCTATCAACGGCATGTAAAAATGCACGAAATACTTCTATATCGTGTTCAAGAATTATGTGGCCAAAAGTTATTGGATTCTTTTTGGCGAGAATTTGATCTATTTGATGTCCTAGACCAAGACCATAATATAGGATAATCCTAGGAGGTGGAACATCTGTTTTCTGATTCTCAAAAGAAATTTTTAGATCTTCTTCTGCTGCTTTATAGTCACCTATGACTCTGGCTACTCCTTTGTCCTCAAAAGTCAGATATATATTTTTATTAAGTTGTTTCAGTTTATATCGCGGGTCTTCGGGAGTCTCTTTTAGATGTTTCCAGAGATCTGGATATCTATATTTTAAGGCATATAAGTTTTTTTTATAAAAATCTTTCATATTAAAAATTTGTTACATCATATAAATAAGTTGTTTCTTCTGCCTGTGCAAAGGCTTCATCTCGACTTTGTCCTTCTTGAATAGCTCGAATAGCACGTTTCTGAGACTGGCACTTTTCTCCAAATTCAATTTTGACTTGGTCAATTTTCTTCATATTTAGTTGAAGATTTTTCAACAGACCCCGTAAACTATCAAGACAATATTCCATTGTTCCAAAAATAATAGAACAAGTAATCTTTTCATGAGCCGAGTGAGATATATCTCTATAGTTCCACAAAGGGATAGTACTATAGAGAGAATTACATAGGCTGATGATTAAATTAGTTAAACCACAGATACGTTCTTCTAAAACCGGATTAACTTTATGAGGCATAGATGATGATCCTCTTTGATGAGGAGACTTATAGGTGATAAGTTCGTCTACACCTTCTATTTGCATAAGTCTTAGGTCTTGAACAATTTTATGTATAGATCCTGCTAAAATTGCTATATTATTAAAATATGTTTGATATAGATCTCTGGAAATAATTTGCGTCGAAATATTTTCTTTTTCGAGAGATAAAGAATAAAGTGTTTTTTCTATCATACGTAGGTCTTGTTTTTGGAAGTATTTACTTTCCCCAACAGACCCATTGAATTTGCCATAATAAATATGGCTTCCTAAATTCAATTGACTAGTTAAAAACATTTCATTCCAATTTTCAAATAGACTAGACACAGAAATTTCTTCTGCAAATTTTCCATGAGTTCTGATCAACATTGTTTTTTCAGAATAGTATAGTCCTAAATTTGTCAATTCATGTCTACACAAATTAAGGCTTTCCCTTATGATATTAATACTGTCTCTCATCATAAGACTATAAGCTGTATCTTTTAAATCACTAGATGTTAACCCTGCATAATATTTACCAATATCTAAGTCTTGGAAAATGTATTCCATTAATTCTAGAAAAGCATGTATATCATGTTTATAATAATCGTTTAAATGACTCCAGAGCTTGACGTTTTCGTCGGTTAATTCCACCAAACTTAGGTCTTCTAATGTGACAGATTGATGCTCATATCGCATTCGATAATAAATAAATGTTCCAAGGACTTTTGCCCAAGTTTCTAACATATATTTAAGTGACCAAATTTTTTCACATTGAGGACCTATGTATGGAGAAATTAAATCTAACATGGTAATACCTCTATTTCTGGACCAGGTGACCAACTTAAATATTTTACCCTAGGAATTATACGACGAATGGCACCTAAATATTCGCTAATTGTGCAAAAATCGTGGCGCTCATTTTTGTATATAAAAGCTTTCATCGTGGTATGAACTAAGACATCACATTTAGTAATAGCGATTTCGTCTATAGGAACCGTATTCAATACTGTCTTGATTTCGTCTAGATCTAGTAAATAACATTTACGAGGTCTACCTGTAGTAGTACCATATTCATGGCCTATCTCGCGTAGTAAGGGTAGGTCTTCCCTATATGGAGGTCCCTCACCTACTCTTGTTGTATAGGCCTTCATGACGCCTACAATGCGTTTAATCCCATATCTACAAGATGGGAATATGCTTGATGAAGTAACGAATGGGTAATGACCGCAATCTACATCTAAGAAAAAGCCTTGGTTTCCCTCGAAGAGATAAGATCCATTATAGAAAATTTTATTTTCATATGACTGAAACGGAGTAATAGAATCTAAATCTCTAATACGGTGACCAATCCTCATCGCTTTATCTCGGTAACAAGGGCCATTACCACTTCCAGTTGTCCCTAGTTTATGGTTTGCGTCTTCTTCTTTATGAGAAGATGTAATGAGATGTGTATTTTTGTGGATATGTATTAGTTCGGGATCAAACCCGGTTGCTTCTTTTTGAAGTTTTTCTAAGTCTATTACCATTCCTGGTTCTAGATAGCAAGGAAGTCCTTCTACTATCCCACATGGTAAGTGATGAAGCTTGTAAGTAGTTCCATCTTTTACTACAGTATGACCTGCGTTGCAGCCTCCTGAGTATCTGACACATCCTTCAAAAGTTTCATGCGTTACTAGATGGTGAACTACTTTTCCTTTACCTTCATCTCCATACTGCATTCCAAAAACTAATGTATTCATATTATTCTTCTTTTAATATTTCTGTTTTGATAACAAAAGCAACTTCTCTCGTTCCCCAAATATGATCTCCATTTTTTCCTCTCCATGTAGGATTCCATTCTTTTGGGAAATCAAGGCCTAGACCAATGTAAGAGATATTATATTTGTGATCATTTTCGTCATATATGATAAGCTGACTAGTTGCTGTAGAAACACAATATTGCCACTGTTTATTATTAACACATATTTTATGGAAGTTTTTTCTATGTTTCATTACGATTTTAGCATATCAGCAATTTCTGATAATGTTTTAGTTTTAAGCCAGTCTACACTAACCATTACATCTTTATAGCAAGGGACATCTTTTACAAAAACTACATAGTAAGGTTCTGAGTTTTTAACTAAAAGAGCTGACCCACAATAATAGATATAACTTCGAGCGCCTGCTCTTGTGAGGTCATAACACCACAATGGATGATCTTCTATAAATTGAAACTTTATTGAAAGTATTGCTTTGGTCTCTAGATCAGTCAAACTTAAAATTTCCCAAAAGTAGGGTAGTCTCCATCCTACAGGAATTTGTATTTCATTTTTTGGCAAAGGACCAAAATGATTTGACCATAGTTTATTATTGTATGTCCAGAGTGTTGTATTTTCAGTCATAAATGTCCCCGGATTTTAATTTTCATCATCTTCATATTCGTCGTCGTCGTTTTTGAATCCGCCCATCATCGCCATCATCATCATAGGATTCATGGTTCCTTGGGCTTGGCCGCCCATCATTCCGCTCATTGCCATCATCATCATCATGTTTTTATCTATTTTACCTTTATCCCCTTGCATCATGAGCAACATTGGTAACATAGGATTCTGTGTTCCGGTGGACATATCAAACAACTGTTTAACACACATGAAACCCGATTGACCAAGCATCTGTACTTTTCCAGCTTGCACTATGGTTTTTCTGCTGTCTGGTTTTAAAACCTCAAGTGAACTTTCAAGTTTTTTAATAACCCAACCAAGAGGTTCTCCATCAGCACCAAGAATAATATCGCCTAAGGAGATGGCAGTAATAGGTTGGCGCATAGCGAATGCAGGTAACGCTACTTCGAACTCAACTAAACAACGTTCAGTAACGTATTCTTCTCCTTCCTTGACTAGTAGTGTTACGCCATCCTTTGTAACAATACCAGTTTTGCCGCTCATTACATCCCATACAATTTTATCTGTTTGGCAAAATAGATGTTTTGCTACATTTCCCATCTTCATAGTAATACTCCTTTTTTTCTTTTCTGTCTTTTTATTTAAAGGTGTTATGTTTTTTTGATCTGATTTTCTTTTTTCTTCTTCAAAACAAAAATCTTCTAATTTATCCTTAGTGGTTACCATTATTCCATAAGAGGGATGACGAACAGTACATTTGTCTCCATCAGTATTTAAAACTGTGACAATATTATTGTTATATGGAAGTGTCTTGAGCCGAGCTATTTTTGTTTCTTTTTCTGGTTCTAGATCAGGTGTCCCATAAAACTGACATTCTGGATAACATATTGAACTAGCCGTAATAGTTCCACTAGGCATATTCCGTTTTCGTGGAGACCCAATTTCCCAAACTTGTCCCATATTACATCATATCTTTAGGATCTTCTTTAGGAAGTTGAGTCAAGCGCTTAACGCACTCAGGCATAATTTGCACCCAAAGTAATTTTGATGGGTCCATTAACTTCCCATTAACTAATGACATGAATAAAGTTTCATCTAAAGTCTTTTGACACATTGATTCACTTGGAAAAATTGCACTTACTTTATTTTCAGAAGTCTTCCAAAATGCAATTTCTGGAAAAAATGGACAACTAATTGCTTGTTCTAAGTCTGCGTGAGGAATGTCTTTGGCAACACATTCGTATTTTTGACTATCAACATTTTGCTCTATAAAATAAGTAGTAAAATGTCCGGGTTTGGCAAAACATCCTGTAAGTAATAATACTAAAAATAAATATTTCATATAGCCCCTTTGCGAATTTGATTTTCAATTATAGTGTTACTGGAGACTTCTACCATTGTTAAATTTCTTTTTTCTGCAAACGAATGTATATTCCCGTAAGAAAAACCACTTCGGATTCCACCGATTAGTTCTGTAATGATATGTTCGGCAGATCCTTTATACTTTACTAATGTACTTTCTCCTTCGGTATGTTTATTGGTATTAGCATAGTATTCTACCTGGAAATCTCGGCTAGCTTGGCCTCTATACTTTTTATATGCGACGCCGTCTATAATAATCAAATTTCCGGGAGTTTCATCTGTTCCAGAAAGTAAAGATCCTATCATGACAGTATCTGCTCCTGCTGCAAAAGCTTTAACCATATCACCGCTATTACGAATCCCTCCGTCAGCAATAATGGGAATATAATTTTCTTCATCTCGACCATAATCGCATTGCATAATGGCCGATAGTTGGGGTATCCCAAACCCTGTTACTAACCGGGTTTTACACATTGCACCGCAACCCACCCCTACTTTAATAGCATCAGCACCCCAATCTGCAAGGCTGATAAAACCTTGTTCAGTGCAAACATTTCCTGCAATTATGTCGATATGATCTCTAACAGCCTTTTTTATTTTTGTAATTGCTTCCTTCATTAAGATATGGTGACCATGTGCCATATCTATACAAATGATATCTACACCTGCTTCGTCTAGAGCTTGAGCCCTTTCTATAAAGTCATCTTTGACTCCAACGGCTGCAGCAACAAGTTCGCAGTTTGTATCAGAAACTTCATTGACTTGTTCTTGGATAGATAAAAAACGGTGGATAATACCTAAGCCACCTGTTTTTGCCATTAAACAGGCCATTTCGCCTTCGGTAATAGTATCCATATTAGAAGATATAATTGGCTGACTGATACTATATCTTTTGGTTACTTTTGTAGTTAAATCAATTTGGTTGTTAAACCGGGATAGTATGTCTGAAAATTTTGGCCTTAATAAAACATCATCAAATGTTAGTAGCATAATTTCCTCCTAGTTGATTTTCCATCAATCGCATTTGTTCTTGGTAACGACTATAGGGATTATCTAAATCTTTGTCATTAACAAACCCTAAGAACGGAGCAATATATGGTTCGCGTGAAATTGCTTGCTTGGCAATTTCGACACAGATTGCCCTATAAGTAGGATGTCCATTTACTTGTGTTCTTAACTCACATAAATGTTGAAGTTCGGCAAGATTCATCCCTATCATCCATCTGACTTTATGACCATATAGGGTGCAGTATTCAGAAGCACCACTTTCTGATGCATCTACTAGGTTAAATAAACCCGTAACTCGGTCTACTAGATCATAAGCTTCTTGATCCAAATGAATTTCGTTAAATTCTTTTGGTAATACAAATCCAATATCAACTGTTAATAGTTGTCGTTGTTGAGTCCCCACCCGATGTCGTTGCAAGTCTCTATATTCAGAGAATGGGCATTCAATTTCGAATGTAAATGGATAGCCTATTTCTAATCCGCGTCCTAATTTACTTCTTCTAGAAAGACGAGCTGCTACTAAATTTTCAAGAAATTTAGTGCTATCAGTTTGTAATAACATACCATAATTGTGATTTAAACTATTAAAAGGTATATCTAAATAAGGATATAGAATAGATGTCATAAAAACATCACTTGATAATAGTGATGTAGGGATATACGTCACTTTAAATAAACTATTGTCTTTTTGAGGCAATGGAATACTATTGGTTATCTCTAAAATATCTGAAATATCTATACTGTTAATTGGCCTAGGAGGCTCTTTGTGTATTAGAAAAGTTGGAATTATTTTTTCTAGTTCTTGTAGTAGTTCAGTCCCTAAGGAATTGTTTTCTAGATCGTCAGAATAAATTAATGAATATACTAGATGTCTGAAAAATCGGGCATTTCCTGCTATACCAACATTGGTAAGTGTAGAAGCAGGAAGTAGGCAACGTGCGACATCTAAAGCTGCACATTTGATAATGTTTTCATAAGTCTTATTGTACATTTTCCTAGTCTTAGGAGCGTATAATAGCTTATCTTCTTTAGGAAATTTTGCGCGGAAATATCCAATTAGGTAACTAACTGCCTTGTTGTATAAGACGAAACATTCATCCATTACTTTTACATATAAGTCTTGATATTGGCCTATCCCTTCTGGAGCCTGTAAATATTTCCATTGCTCTTGACCCGTTAGTGGGTCAATATACTTTTGATCATATTGATTATAACGAGATGACTGTTCTATAAAAGAACAACCCACTCTATGATTTTCTATTGCTTTGGCTTGGATTTGGCTAATATTTTCTATACCAACATGAAGATATTCTAATTCAGCAACAGATTCGTCACCAAATTGGTTAACGACTCTATTGATTAAAATAGAACCCGCCTCTACATTAGGTTCTCCGTCTTTAAAGAATTCTTGAGTCAAAGTTTCTCGAATACTTTTTGTACTACGAGAATACCGTGCCATAGCTGCACTTGTCATTTCAGGAGGTAATCCTTGAATAACAAAGATATTAGAATTATCATTAGAAAAATATTTGCTCATATCCCTCACAATTTTTTAAGTTCATTTAATAATTCTTCTGGTGTCATAGAGTCATATTCTTTTATCTGCTTTTTCATTTCTTCCAAAGACAAGGGAGGAGGAGGCAAATCTACTACGATTTTCTTTTCGAGTTCCAGAATTGAATCTGTTTTAGAAGGTTCTTTCTGTCTCCAGAAAAAGAATAAAGTTAAAAGACCCATTCCAAACCCACAAATAATTTGCCAATACTTTTTTATAAATTGCATAAACGCCATCTGTTTTCTCCTGGTTTTAATTGATTCCAATCTTCAAAAAATTTTTTCCATCCTCCAATGGATCTGTAAATTTGGGCCTCTTCTTTATATGTGGTATAATCAATCTCGCCATCATATTGATTTATATAGGCTATATACCCTTGTCGTTTGTTATCAAAAACAATAAATTCTTCCATAAACCCTTATGTTTAAAATAAATAAGACATTATTAGCTCGTATTGCAGATATATATATACGAAGAGGAGGTCTCATCTCCTCAAAGCGAGATATTATGAAATATCTTAATCAATTTATAGACGATAAATTCTTAGATGAGAATAGGATTTTTTTTCAATTAAGAAATAAAAATCTTAATATTATTGCTAAAGTTTTAGCTGATGATTTACATTATCGAATTAATGATATTACTTTCCAAGGTACAAGTATAGGCGAAGTTGAAATCCCTTATTCGGATAACAACCTGCCTAATACTTGTTCTATTCTTAAGGAAGACTACTGCAATTATCTTAAAGAAATTGGATTGAGCAAAAGAAATTATACTAGGGTCATTCCTCAGTCTGTTCGGTTTGCTTTTGGAATTCTTGCTTCTTCTCCTCAACGGCTTGAGAATCTCGATACGCCCGAATTGTCTCTTTGACTTTTACTTTTAATTCTTCTTCTGAGAAGATTTGTTTGTCTATTAGTAACGATTCGACACTCTGGATAATTGTTCCCATCTCCATTGAGAAAGGTTTCAGTTCCATAAGAGAAGCAACAATTTGTGCTAATCGTTTTTCTAGGGTATCTACTCGAACTTTAGTATCTGCTAAAATAGTCTCTAAAAGCCGAGTAGAAGCTCCTAGATTATCAGTTAATTTTTCCAGTAAGCTTTCTAATTTTTCTTCGTTCATAAATCCTTTATTCAATTTGAATTATTTTTTGAGTTTGTTTGGGTTTTTCTGTTTCTATGATAAGCAAACCATTATCATATTTAGCTATAATTCTTACTGTTGTATCGTCTAACATACAATGATATTCGAAGCCAGGTTTATAATCCTTTTCTTTGTCTCCTTTACCTGTAATGACCAAACAATCATTTTCAATTTTAAGAGTTAAATCTTCTTTGGCATAACCAGCAACTGGAATTTGCCATTGACCAGTTGACGATATAGGGAACAATTCTGTCAGTAGATAGTCAAACGGATTACGGTAACTGCAATAGGGCATATGATTACCTCCAATGAATTAAACATGTCTAATAATAATTCTTACCTGTTTTCTGTCAAGAAATAAGCGTAAATTAAAACTATTACTATTGTCATAACAATTAAAAAGCTCATGTTACTTTCCTAATCTCGATCCATAAGTCTTCTTTGGATTTCATTAGTTTACTGAGATCCAGGTTCATATGTTCAATCTTATATTTTTTTTCTCCTGTCTCTTCACATTCTGGGCAATCCATAGACTCTAAGTTTATGTTTGTTGGTTTCTTTTCGAGTCCTTTAGGAGTCCATTCATAATGAGTGGCACCATAGGTAAACCCACAATGAAGACATTTGAAGCAGAATCCATGATCAAATATTGTTGCTTTCAAGGAAACCTCTTATGCATTAAATACCAACCACCCATTATAATGAGAGAGATCAAGAAAAGATCCATGATCTTATTTAACCTCTATCATATATTGCCAAGTGGTTTTGTATTTATTAGAAACTCCAAACAACCATTGACCTGGGATTGCCGACACTGACATACGTTCAGATAAGTCGTCTCCATTCATCAAAGATGAATTTCTGAAAACGCGTAAATCTTTATTTACATCGAACATAGTAAAGTGATGCCAATGGCCATATAACATAATCTGACATTTATGTAGGTTATGCCAACCTTCAAATTTACATTGAGAGGCATATGTTCCTGAATGTTTAGGAGCAGTATGGCGCGCCTGCATTCTCCAGCCTTTAACATCAAAATTGATAAAGTCTGTTCTGGAATAGCAGACACTTACATTAGTAAGTTCGTGGCAAGTATTTTTTAGTTCATCTACGAAAAATTCAAGCTGAGTATATAAGGCCAAATCATGATTAGATTCTTCACTATGATCTTTGCCCGCAGAACCATGATTACCTTTTACACAATATACTTTTACACTAGTAAATATTTCGCTGACTGTTTTGAGAAGAGCAATCAGTTCATGAAGAACTGCACGCATTTGAAAGGGAGGAGTATCTTCTATATGATAGGCTTGTGTAGGATATATAGAATCGCCGTCTACTAGATCTCCGGCTAAGACTAAGATTAATTCATCTATAGGAGTGTTATGAGAAACGCGTTTTATAACCTTTAGACTATTAGATAATATCTTATGTAATCTTTCAGAGGCAATAGCCATATTATAGGTTACTGTTCCATCTTCGTCTCTGACTTCTTTACCAAAGTGTAAGTCTGAGAGTAATAAGACAGCTGCTTCTGCTTGGTCGTCTGGTTTCTTTTTGGGCTTTGTCTCTAACTTTGGTGTTTGAAGCATTTCGCGAAGAGCGTGTACAATAGCAATTTCTTTTTCTGCTAATTCGGTAACTGTTTTTCTTGTAAGAGATTTGTCTTTTTGGTTTCTTATATCTAGAGCCATTGCTTCTACAAGAAGATCAAAGTCCCAGAATTCTCTATCTTTTTCAGTCATTGTATCGTAATATTTTTTGGCCCTACTAATTAATGTGTCTTCCATACAATCCTTAATAAAACTTTTTACTGATCTTTGTTTTGATTTTTTTCTTGTTTCTTCTCTTCAAAGTTTATCACATTTCCGGTCATACGTTTATCACGTAAAACAAATTTATTGTCTTCTACGGAAATCATGTACGCACAAGGATTTTCTCTTTCTCTTTCACAATATGAACATTCACAATTATCGTCATAACCATTTGTTTTAGCTAACTGTAAAAATAAATTCAAGATAGCGATAGGTGAACACTCTTCGCGAATAGATATCATTCCTTGTTTACCTTCGAGAGGTAATGAATTTAAAAATTTCAATATATCTTTCGACGAAACAAAAACTTCTTGCATTATAGAACCTCTACTTCTATAGGTTTCCACATTATAAAAGGATGGCGGGTATGAGTACTGTTAAACGAGCAATAACTGAAAATAATTTGGCTATTAAGAATCCAAGCTGTATGTGTAAAAAATTTATCAGAAGAATCAGATCGATTTTTAACATAAAACTCTATACCGACTTCAGTTAAAGGACTATGACGAAGCTCTTCCTCTACTTCTAATAAGTCTTGTATACTAGCAAGAGTAAATCCTTCCTGGGGAGCTGTTTTTAATTTTACGTCTTGAGGTTCAGTAAACATCCATATCTTCGGGTCACCTTTTTTGGTAATGGTATATATGTCTCCAATTCTCAACATACTCTTTTTCCAAATATAGATTTTAATTTATTTAAATTAATTTTCAATTCTTTATTTAACAGGTATTTATATTTATCTATTAAGTAATAAATATTTACTTTGTCCTCTCCGGTTTCATTTAAGAAATCCAAATCTGACAGAGTTTCTACTTTAAAAGATCCACGACGAATAGGTTTAGTTGGAATTCTCTTTTCTATTTTTCGAGGATAAATAGATAGAGTGCGTTCTTCGGCAAATTCTTTAAACCTACATTGACCTTCTATATAGTAGACAGCGCCTGCTTCAATAGTATCTTTTATGCGTGTCCATTTATCTGAAAACAAGACTACATCCGCTGTCCCAGTTAAATCTTCTACTGTTAAGATAGCCATTAATTGACCAGCATTTCTGCCGTTTTTAATAGTAATTTCTTTCACAGCTGTTATAAGAAATAAAAATTCGGAGTTAAAACTCTCTAATCCTTCTTCTAACACTCTTTCAATAGATGAATATCCGGCTTTATCTATCTCTGAAAATTCATCTAATGGATGACCGCTAAAATAAGTTCCCACTAAACTCTTTTCCAAAGACAATAAATCTAAGTTAGAATATTCGCCAAGTTTAACCCTATACCACCAAGGGTTTTCTACATCTCTATTAAAGAGTGCATCATCTATTGCATACTCTATATGCTCTTTTCTAGTGTGAGGAAATTCATTTAATGCTCCTGCTTGAGCAAGAACATTTAAAGTTCGTGCCGTCAATTCTTTACAGGAATAGAGTCGGCCTGACAACTCATAGATGTCAGTGTATTTTCCTTGTTTTTCTCTTTCGTTAATAATAGAGTCGCATGCTACTTTAGAAGCTCCTTTAATACAAGATAAACCATAAAATATTTTTTTGTCTTTAATTCTGAAATCCGAATCTGAAACATTGACATTCGGAGCTAAGACATCAATTCCATTTTTTTTACACCAAGTTAAATACTTAGGAATATAAGAACGAGATTTCTCTGAGTTGTCTTTTCCTTTTACATAAAATAGAGCGGCCATAAACTCAGCAGGATAATGTGTTTTAAGATAGGCCATTATATAAGTTATTAGAGAGTAACTCATGGCATGTGATTTATTGAAACCATAGAGGCCAAATTTTTCTATGGCATCAAATATTTCATTTGATGTTTTTTCTGTTATTCTATTTAATTTTGCTTGATCGACAAATTTTTTACGTTCAAGACGCAACTCGTTGATTTTCTTCTTCCCAACATGCTTTCGAAGGGTGTCCGATTCGGCCATTGTATAACAAGCAACGGCTTTACTAATTTCCATTAACTGCTCTTGATAGATAAGTAATCCCTGCGTCTTCTCAAGGATTCTTATCACCTGTTCTTGTACTTGTGGATTTTCTGGGATATGGAATAAGATATTTATGTCGTTGGTTTCTTTGGCTCTAATGTATTCGTGGTGGAGTCCACTATCAATTGGGCCTGGTCGGACAATACTGACAATTTCTGATATATTTTCAATGCATCTGGGTTTTGTCCGAGCACAAATTTCTGAAAATAGTTGGGACCCTTCGAGCTGAAATATTCCAAGCATGTCTCCAGTCCCCAAATTATCATAAGTCTCCCCATCATTTTCACATATGGATTCAATAATAAAGGTGGAATCATTTTTCTTAATAAACTCCTCTGTCTTCGAAATAACCCGTAAAGAATCTAGTCCTAGAATATCAAATTTAACTAAACCTGCGGCTTCTAAGTCTCCCATGTCCCATTGACATGAGGTTACGCGTTTTTCATATTTAATACCTTCTTGATTTTCTAATCCTACATTTAAGGTATATGTAGGAACTATATCTGTAATTGGTATAGGTGAAACAATTATTCCTGAAGGGTGAACACTTAAACTTGTGATGACGCCATCAAATGTTTTGGCATATTTAAATAAATCTTTATATTTAGAATCATTATAATAAATAAAAATATCGTGATCTTTTGGTAAGAGTTCAAGCCTATCTAAATCAAAATTAATCCCACGGTTTGAATCGGGGATTGCCTTAGCAATCATATCTGCTTCATTAAGAGGTATATTTAAAACGCGCGCAACTCCTCTGATTGCTCCTTTTGCCGCAAAAGGTTTAAAGACATTAATATGTAAAACTTTTTCTGGACTGTGCTTCTTGATACAGTATTCTATAACGCTGTCTCTATCTTCAAAGTCACAGTCTAGGTCGGGTAAACTTACTCGTGATGGGTTTAAAAAACGCTCAAATATTAAATTATATTTAACTGGATCTACATCAGTAACTCCTAATAGATAAAATATTAAACTACCTGCTCCACTTCCACGTCCTGGACCAACTCTTATCTTATTCTTTTTTGCCCATTGTACATAGTCTGAAACAGCCGCGAAATAGGAAGCAAATTCCATCTTCTCTATAACGGACATTTCATATTCTAAACGCTTTATGTATATATCTTTTTTATTTTCTGGTACTTGTTCTTCTAAACTTTTTAGCGCTGTTTCTTTTAGCCATTTAAGTGAATCAATTGAATTGCCATAGCAATCTAAATGTTTAGGAAATAAATAACCTTTATAGTCTAACTTACAGTTACAACGTTCTGCTATTTTGACAGTATTAGCTACAAATTCTGGATGATCTTTCCACGTTTCTTCTATTTCTTCTGGAGCCTGGAGATGACATTTCTCTGTATCCATATTAAATCTATCTTCATCAAGTAAGGTAGATTTAGTTTTAAGACACAATAGAATTTCGTGCGCCTTTTTATCTTCTTTATTAAGCCAATGAACATCATTGGTAATAACACAAGAAAGACCTGTCTCTTGTGCTGCTTGTATTAAATTTCCTGTTAAAAGATCCTGAATCTCCAATCCCAATCTTTGAAGTTCAATGTAGAAATAGTCCTTGCCAAACGTGCTCGCAAACCAATCCAATAAAGGTCTATCCACATTGCCATCTCCTGTATGGAGTAGAGTAGCCAGACAACCGCTAAGTATAATAAGTCCATTTTTGTGTTTCTCCAAAAGTTCTAATGTAATACGAGGCTTTTTATAGAAATATTTTTCACTATATGCAAGACTTGAAAGCTTAACTAAGTTAAGCCACCCCTGTTGATTTTCACACAGTAAAGTTATATGTGATATATCTTTACTTTCTAGATCTCTAGAGATATAAGCTTCCATCCCTAAGATGGGTTTTACTGTGCTGCTTTTAAATTCTTGATAAAATTTGTAAGCGGAAAATAAATTTCCATGTTCAGTAATAGCAACGGCGGGAAGCCCTAACTTTTCTGCTTTTTTCTTGAGTCCTTCGATAGAGACAAGTCCATCTAAGATACTATACTGAGTATGGAGATGAAGGGGCACATACATATAATCCTTATAATGTTTCTGCGTCTGAAACTGCCATAATAATGGCTTGTTGCTCTAGCTCATGAGGGGTCCTATAATAACTTTTAATCTTGTTAAATAGCTGAATAGCAATTTCTGGATTTTTGTCTATTAAAAATAGTGCAGCAGCAAAAATATAACCATATTCTTGTTGAAGAATTTCTGGATCAACAACGTTTTGCCTTAGTAAATATTTATACTTATCTATTTCAGTTGTTATTCGAAAATAATCATAATGTTCTTGTTTGGAAAAATATTCCAACCACTCACCTTGGTATGGCGAATCACGCATTGTCTGAAAGTACTCTTCTCTATAATACTTATGATCCAATAAATCAATTTTTGACTCTTTAATAAAAAGAGGAATTGGTCCCATGAGAAGGGTAGAAGAGAAATATGTAATTAGAGGTAAATCTAATGACATATTTTTTAATATTCGGTATATTTCATCATGATAAACTAAATCTTGTAATACAGATCCATCTACTCGTGAGAGATACTGATGTTTATTTTCTACGCTTGAAATAAAGTTTATATAGTCATGGTTTGTTAATATTCGAGAAAGACTGCAAGGTGTAAGTTTGTAGAAGTAACAAGAAACTTGTAGTGGTAATGAAGCTTGAACAGAAATACGTATATAATACATTTTTGTAAATTTAGACATAGTTTTTATCTCGTCTAAAGTTACAAACTCAAATGGATATTGGAAACCATCATAACGCAATGTTTTCTGTTCGAAATCAATAGGAGAATAGAAACGTTCTCTTCGTGTTTTAAAAGCTGGATCATTAATCTTTATTAAAATATATCGGCTATGTCTCTCTTCATAGAAGTATTGCATCTTTCCTCTTAATTAGATTTTTATGTGGTTTGAATTCTATAAAAGTTTGTTCTGTCTCATAGACATCCACAATATTTTCTTTTTTATGTTTAATATAAGTGTCATGCCCAACTAAAGTTTCTGTTTCTGAAACTAAAACTTCTGAAACAGGAATGACGTTAGTAAAAGCTTCCTTTTTTGAGGTCGCTTTAAAATTCATATATTTATATTTAATATCTAAAAAATCATCTATTTTAAAAGGCAACTCTAAATTAATTGCTTTCTCAATCTCCTGGAAGATAGAAGTAAATATTAATTCAATATCTTCAACTGATATTTTCTGCAACTTCGGGTTCTGGCATATTTCTTTCAAGATATTCGGCATCTTCTACCATCTCATCAAAGTGTGGTTGTATCTCTTTTACTATATTAATCAATCGCAAAAAAGTTTCCTCAATGACAGCAACGCTGCACAGAGCAGTAACAATTCCAAATCCTACCTCCATTTGTAAATTGTAGGCAGGATGATCGTCTTCTACTTTTTCTTCTAACCAAACATTATAAATTTTAGTCCCATTCTCATACATGAAGGGGAGAAGAGAAGTAATGACAGCAGGTGGGTCATATTTAATTGGAATATTTAATTCGACCGGAATAGAAATATGAACCGTTGATGCATCTTGCCATAGAATACTAAAAATTAACGAAATTTGTTCTGAATTAAAAGTAATACTATAGCGTGATCTTTCCATGCAGTCTTCAATTTTGATGTCTAATTCTTGTTCATCTTTTAAAATTTGTGCAAATTCGAGTATTGATTCTCTTAAAAAGTCATTTATCATAATTCCTCAATTCGTGTTAAATCTACAGAGTAACCATTTTGTGCATAAGTTCTTGCTAGTTTTCTAGCATAACCCTTATATATATTATTACTATCTACTAAATAGTAAACGACAGAATCTTTTAGTCTTTCGGTTCTTCCTATACTTTGGAAGGCTGGTATATATCCAGCAAAGGGAGAGGCTAGAATAAGAGCATTGAGTCCAGGAATATCTAGACCCGTAGACAGAATAGACATTGTTGCAATAATAATAGGTTTATCGTATTGCTGTTCTCTATGATCTTTTTTTCTATTGTCTCCTGTTATAACTCCACGATCTTCTATTTTTTCAGCTAAATAATATATTTGCTTCTTGCGACAAGAAAGAATTAAAGTTTTTTTTTCTTGTTCTCGTAAGTCGTCAACTAAACTTAAAATTAAGTTATTGCGTCTTTCGTTTTCGCATATGTTGTTCATCATTCTCGAATCGTTTAGTTTCGATCCTTGTTTGGTGTATCTGTATTGTTCTTTTATTCTAATAAAAGTTGGGTAAAATATAATTTTTGCTTTTCCTGTTTCCCTAATAGGCTTAGAATAAATAACTGGACCAATATGTAAATATAGTAAGCGCTGTAAACCATCATCCCTATCAACTGTAGCAGTAAGACCAATCCTACTTTTAGCAGGAAACAAAGACAAAACTCTTTGTCTTTCTGGCGAGCACATAGTATGTGCTTCATCGTATATACATACGCCGATTTTATTTATTACTTCTTTGGGAAAATCTAGCTTATATCCAGTTTGAACTAAACAAATGTAGCCCATTCTATCTTCCCATTCTCTTTTTCCTAAACCTATCACACCAATGTCTTCTGTTTTTAAATTGGTAAATTCTACGATTTTATCAATCCATTGTGTTATTAATGGTTCTACATGAACAAAGATAATAAATTGTCTTTTTAGTGTTGCTAAATATTTAATTGCTAAAGCAGTTTTTCCAGCGCCCGTATGTAAATGTAAAATTCCATTACGATTTTTAAGTGCGGCATCATAAGCTTCAATTTGAGTTTGATCGCGCAATAAAATATGGTCTATTATATTTATATACCTACCAGTTTCTGTCTCGTCTTGGGTTTCCCACCCTAATTCAGCGCGTCTTTCAGAAGTATTAAGCATACGAGGGACATATAAGTAATCATCATCTTCATGATATGCATTTATATATTGAGAAATATCTGTGGCATATCCGCTTTTAATTACTTTGTCATAAGCCTTGTTTTCTACAGTTAAGAATTTTTTTAATTCAGCACAAAGTTCAACTTCTAGTCTAGGAATTTGTATATGATTGTTTATCTTAACTTTCATTCTATTTTGACCCACTTCCCTTCTTCATCTTTCCCTTCTACTTTTATTTCGCGCTCTATATTTTGTTCTATTTTCTCTTCAATATTTTTCAATGTGCCAGTTATACGAGCAGCCTCAAATATAAGCCAATCTTGAAATTTTTTACTATTGACCATTCTACGAAACGCTAACTTTTTATTCTGATTTTGAGATCTTTCGTCGGCTGCGTTTCCTATCGCTCCTGAAGGTTCATGAGTACATCGAACTGCTGTATCTCTTTTGTTTCTATTCTGGCCTCCATTTCCTGAAGCCCTATAATATTCCCATTTTATATCTTTGGCTGTAACGCTAAAAAGTTTTTCTTTATCCATTCGTCAATACTTTGAATAATTTTTCTTTAGCATTGGGAAATTGTTTTTCGTATTCTGGGTCAATTTCTCCTAGAAGATATTCTCTAGATTCACAAATAATGATATTGTCTTCTGGTTTTGCTCCTATAATTTTACTGGTCGTAATTAATTTGCCATCTTCTTTATTGGGGTAATTATATATTTCACCTACTAAATGGGAAGAGATTAATTCAGGAGCTTGGTAAGCATTTCCTCGTTGTATGACAAACCAATTTTCAATTCTAACCATTTTTTACCTCAACTATGTTATACTCAAAATTTATAATGTAATTTCGATTTAGCAAATATGATTGATTGTAATTCTCTCCATAAACAAATAAATAATATTGTCTTTCACTAAAGAACCATTTTATAAAATTTCTCATTTCATTGTTTTCAGTAGGTTTCTTTGAAGGATCCCAAGGTCGAATATTCCATATAGCAGAAGATCTTGGCCAACCTTCTTTAAAGTTTATTTTTAAAACTAAATCATAGATTTTGGGTTTGGGGACATCCTCTATTTGATTCTTTTTAGACTTTTCCTCTGTTGATTCTTTGCATTCACAAGGTTTTTGTTTCTTGAAAAACCATTTCATAGTATCTCCGTGTTTATATTAAAAAGATTTTTTAATGTTTCGAAATCAAAAGGTTGTACATACCGTACATAATAGGTGTATATATCTTTAGAATCGCAACCAAGATCTCCACATTCAAGGCTTACAAGTTCAATGTAATCGATATTGTGATTGGGATGAGGTGTCGAAGACCAGAACCAACTCTCTGTAAATCCCCAAACTTTATCAAAAAACGCTTGTTGTAGCTCTTCACTTGTTGGAAGTCTCCAGTTGTCTTTTTCTAAGTCTTTGGCTTGAAACCAAGTCATTGGTTTTTGGGTTGGTCCCCAAATTAATCTTCTTTGGAAGTCAATTGTAAGGCCATTGATTACTTTAAACATATTTATTTGTCCTGATTATGATGTCTTCTTCTCTTATCGATAAGACCTGTCATTTCTTGTAAAATGCCAGAGACGGGGACATATCTTAATCCACTAATAATTTTTTCTAATTTACTTATATAAGAAGAAGAAGCATTATAATAATATACTTTACCTTTAAACTTTATATCTTTAATAGCTTGTGCAACTTGTATTAAACCTTTTAGTTTTTCATGTTTTATAAAACTAAGGAATATATATTTATAAGTATCCCCGTTTAGATATATTTCATCTAATATCCCTTCAACGGTTTTATAAGATTTTATCCAATCAAAAGGTAATACTTTTTTGTAGTTGTTAACCATTTCATCGTTATCATCATAAACTAAAATTTTCATAGTTGTTGTCCGTTAGAGTTTATACCATTTAATAAATAAAGAGTCATCTGCTCTGCAGGGTAGTCTTCTTCCTCTAAAAAAATATCTAATAATGTCATATTTGGAGAAAAATAATAAGAATTTTCAAGAATACACATTTCGTCTATCTCTTTTTTTTCAGTATGACCTATTTCGAATGACTCTAGAGTCCCTATATAGTTTTTAGTATTTAATATATCTGTAATTTTTATAAAATATTGTTCTACAAACTTTAGGTGTTGTATAAGATAAAGGAGAATCATCCCTTTTTGTGGTTCTAGATTATTAACCATTGGAAGGTCTGTTATAGATATACAGTCTTTATCTTTTTTCCTTGATATCCTTAATGGATTTCTTTTAAAATAAATCATAATTCTTCCTGTGATTCATTAAGTAGATAGACATTCACATTTCTTAAACTTGCTATTCCACAAGAAAATATTTCTGTCATTGTCATATTTGAATTATATTGATAAAACATATGGCCAAGACACATTTTACTTACATCAGTATGTCTTTCATGTCGTAGACAAGTTTCCCATGTTTCCATTCCACAGGTATATATTGTATGAATTTTAGTGATATATGTTACCCTTCTTACAGATGGGTCAATATAATCAATTAAAAGCAACATACCTGTCATAAGTTTTAGATTATTAACAACAGGAAGAGTCGTTATAGGTATACAGTCTGCATTTATCTTTCTTTTGTATATTCGTAACGGATTTCTTCTGAAATATATCATAGCTTTTCTATATTTGATAAAAATGGATATAAATAACAGGAGGAAGAAAAAAGAAGCCCTAAACTATTTTTAGGATCATAACTACCACAAATATTAACTCCAAATTTTGTGTCTATTATAGACTGGAGAGAAATTTGGTTTCTATTTGTTTCCAAAAGTTGATACATATACCTTACAGATATATCTGTCGTCTCTATAATTTTTATTAAATAATAAGTACGCTCTGTATTTTTACAGAAAAGAACCATATTAGCTTGAGGTTTAATATTTGTTATATCTGGTAAAAATCGAAATTCATATAAATCTCCACGATCTGAAGGAAATGTTGTTAAGAGAACTGGATCTTTCTTTATATATAACATTAGTTCCTTTTTAAACTACAGGTGCCTCCCGAGCAAGCTGCTGTGGCTAATTGATCCGTCGAATCTATGACCTCATAGTAAGTTAGTTTTGAAAAATCTATATTTTTAAGGACTGAAACACGCTTTTCGTATTCCTCTTTACTAATCCTTTCTTTTGGAGCTAAGCGATATATATTGTCGCCATCTTCTTTAGGAAAGAAAGATAATCCGCCAACTATATCCCAATTTTCATAAACCCAAGCAGCAACCAACAACCATTCACCTTCTCCTACATATATGGTGCAACTTGGATTATGCTCACAGTAATTAATTTTAACCATCTTCCAATATTCTAATTGCTCAATAGCTGACAAAGTATTAGAAAATACTTCGGCTCCTTCAGGAGCCCTAACCGGGAATTCTACTGACCATATCGTTTCGTCATATTGATAACATGGAACGTTTTGATCTTTTAATAGTTTGAGCATTGGATCGGTATTAGAAATTTGAATTCTATTAATATAGTAAGGTGCATAATGTGTGTGCATCCCTTCGGAAGCACCTACTACTTTAGATAAAGTGCCCGACGGTTTAATGGCTGTAATAGCAGAAGCAGGATTAATGTTAAATTGTTTCGCGTAGTAAGTATTAACTTCTATAGTTCTGTCGCGCAAAATCCTTAGAACTTCTGGGTTTCTTACCATAGGACAATCCCATTGCCCAGTGATAGAAACTCCTAGAAGTCTTTCTTCTTTACAATTTTGTTCCCATTCGGGTGACATATCTGGAAAATAAGTCAATGTAGATTGATATGTCCCAATTAAAGTAGCAACATCTATTTTATGCAATAAGTTTTCTAGAGTATCATCAAAACGAACTACAATCTCGCTTAAATTACATAAACTATTAGATTGCAATACTATTTCCCCACAAGGGTTTACCCCTAGACTATTAATTCTTTTACCCAATAATTTAATTCTTCTAGGAGGTAAAGTTTTTCTAAAGGAATAGCGGTTGATAATTCCCCTCTCTCCCGACCCACTTTTAACTAAGTTTAACCATTCTTCCATAAAGACAGCTTCGCTTGGCTTATCAAATACCGGGTAAGCTACAGAATTATTTGCCCACATTCTCTGTTTGTTTGTAGACAGCCAATCGCCTGCTTTAGCTAGCCGCATATGTATATCGTCTAGTTCAGAAATGGAAATTAAAGCACTTCTTCGTGTTGAACCCGCTTCGGTACATTGTCCAATTTTACAGAGAATATCATGTATGTCTATACTCTTTAATCTTGATCCTTGATTGGCCAAAATTCTATTGCGCGCAAAATTTACTAAGTCTATAAAAGGACGATCTCCAGAAGCACGACCACCCATTGTCTTTAAGGGAGTTCCTACTGGACGAATTTGAGATGTGTCTAAAACAAAATTTTGTCCATTATATAATAACTCTAATATATAATTAAAACTTTTGACCCAACCTTCTCTTGAATCTTCAACTATAATTACTTCTGGATCTACTCGCTTTTGATATTTAATTTTTGGAAGATCATGAATAATACTATTCTCAACGGAGAACCCTACTCCTACTCCAAGCATGAGTAAGTTCATGGCCTCTCCGAAGCGTTGTAGCTCATTGGGAGTGAGATAGGAACAGTTATATGCACAGATATTAGTTCTATCTATTGGGAGTCCGGCTAGCTGAAAATGCCTCATAGAGAACATTGCTTTTTGTTCTAGTACTGATTCTCTAATTGTGTTGTAAGTAGGCTCGTCTAAAAGACCTCCTAACTGACGTCTCATATAATTAACGCTACGATCTACAGTCTCTTCGTATACTTCTCTTCTATTATGTTGTGGAAGCCAACGAGCATATGTTCTTGCATAAACAAATTCTCGACGTAAGTCGTGATCAAAATATTGTTTATTTCGAATTACTAAATCTCTATATTCTTGAGAAGGAGCATACTTTTTATTCTTTTTTCTTTCCTCTCTATAAAGAATAAAGTTCTTAGCAGTCTTGTGCATTTGTAGAGTTAAGAATACATATTCTACAACATCTTGTAACTCTTCTACATGAGGAATGTATTCTAGGTTTTCACTTAATTTTAGTTCAAAAAAATGTGAAATTTTATTTAGAACATCGTTATATAATCCTTGTTCTTCAATAGCTAAGGCATTTTTTATTGCTTTTTCTAATTTTTCTTCATCGAAAGAGACTGTTGTCCCGTTTCTTTTAATGATTTGATTTAAAATTTTATTCATAATTACTCTTATAAAATTTCTATTGTAAAATTTAATTCTTTTAAAATCAAAGAATCAAGTGGTTTTACATATCGTACATAGTAGGTAAAACATTCATCCTCGTAGTCGGTATAGCCACTATAGAAAAGTATAACCCGTGAATAACCAGTATAATTAAAGTAGGGAGATGACGACCAAAAGTAATGTGATATAAATCCAGGAACTTTATCTATACATGCTTGTTTTAATTCATCAATTGTTGGAAGTCTCCAACTGTCTTTTTCTAAGTCTTTGGCTTTATTCCAGCTTCTTGGTTCTTGGGTTAATCCCCAAACTAATTTATTCTTGAAATCGATTGTAAGACCATTGATTACTTTAAACATATTTATTTTCCTGTTGAACCAAACCCACCTTTACGTATTTCTTGTTTAATCTCCAAACCTGTTCTTACGATTGGGATCAAAATACCTTGCGCAATACGATCAAATATATTCAAAAAAATTGTTTCTTCTGTTGGGTTATAAACTGGGATTAAGATTTCATCTCTATAATCACTATCTATAACACCACTTCCAACAAAGACTAACCCTTGTTTAGCTATTGAACTACGCAAACGAACATCTAAAAACATATTAGATGACATTTTTTTGATAAACAATCCGGTTTGCAGCATGACTATTTCTTTAGGTTTGATTAACAATTGAGAAAGACATTCTTCCCATTCTATTGGGGCAAGAATAATATCAAAAGCTGCAGAACCTGTTGTCGCATAATGGGGCATTTTTTCTGTAGGATATAATCTATCTTCTGCTACTTTTAATTCAAATATATATTCTGTCATAATACCTCTAAGTTTTTTATAACTCCAAGCACTTCTAAAATTGAGGAGTTTAATGGTTGCACATAACGTGTAAGACAATAGTCATCTTTATAGGTGTAATAAGGTATGCCAAAACCGAAATTTACAGTCCATACATAGTCAGTGAAATTCTCATAAGGTGTCGAAGACCAGAACCAACTCTTTGTAAATCCAAGAACTTCGTCAATAAATGCTTGTTTTAATTCTTCACTTGTCGGAAGTCTCCAACCGTCTTTTTCTAAGACCTTGGCTTTATCCCAATTCATTGATCCTTGAACTGGTCCCCAAATTAATCTTCTATTAAAGTCAATTGTATAACCATTGATTTTTTTAAACATTTAACAGGTTCCCTATTGTTAAATATATTTTCGAGAGTTCTTCTTTGATAGAAGTTTCCTCTCTCTTTATAGATAAATTTCCAAAATACATTTCTAAACATTCTAATAGTAAATCTTTTATTTTAGATTCATTAGGACTATATTGGAGAGTACTTTCTAAGTATATTTTTTCAAGAGATTTTTCTTTATCTGCGAACCAATTTTCTAGATATTCTAAAGTCCATTCTCCTCTTCGTATAGCCTTAAGTTGTTCTCTATTTCTTTCTAAATCTATGTCATGCTCTGATAAAATTTGTTCAACTTCATTTAATAGTCTTACTACATGATAACCAAACTTTATATCCCAACCATATTGACTGATAAGTTCAGCTCTATTTCCTTCAGGATTTTTTGTTTTGATTTTATGTAGCCGAGAATAGGCATAACCCTTAAAGGTATGCCATGCTTTTTTAGATAAGAATAGTTTTCTATTCTCTCGCACTCTTTGTCCTACTGGTGTTATATGAATAATACATCTTTCAGGAACAAATAATGAATCTATCATATTAGGGTTACAATTCATACATAAATCAAAATAACGAACGATATTATAGATATCAATATCATACTCCTTATCTTGATCCTTGATATGATGCTGTTGAAAATTTTGAAATCGCAGAGATTGTGTTCCGAACCCTTGTATTTCTCCAGCTTCATGAGGGAATATCATAGTACGAGAAGGCAGAGCAAAGCCATATATATCAATATCCGAAGTATTGCTGCTTGCTCCATATGCAGTTGAGCCCATAATAACTTCATATTGAACAGACTTATCTATACCATATGGGCAATTAATAAGTTGTTTAGATTGTAATTTAGATATTAAACTTCCCATATATCCTTTTTTACTTCGAGTTTTTCTTTTTCGCTTAACTCTAATAGTAATTCTTTACTAATTTGATTTACCGGGTATATATATACTGTTCCTGAATAACATTCGATGGTTATACACACTTATTCAGAATCTTTAATCGTTCCGCCTTTATCTATATACATTTGACGCAATGTATCTACAATAAGGTTAGTGAATTCTTCAAGATTTTCCTTTGATGTAATTTTTCCTTTAAATTTATCGATTTTCATTTTAATACCTTTTACTTAAAGTAGTACTGCTGCTAACTTTTGGGTTTCTTTCAGGATTTTCTTTAGTGCGGTTTCTATGGTTTCTTCTTCTTCTCCGTGATACAATGCAAAATATTCCCAGCCGTCGTCTTTCTTAGCCATAGCAGAGAAGAGTTCAAAACTTAAAGATGCCTGGCACTTGATATAAGCTTTTAGTTCTTCGTACCCAGCTTGCCAATCCGGCTTGACGTCCGCAGGAAGTTTGAGGCGTTCTGCGTATCTCAGATACACATGAGCCGGTGGAAAGGTTTTTGTAACTAAAGGTTTTTTATGTAGACACTTCAGGGCATTGTCTATATAATAGTCTTTGCGCCATTTCTTATGGAGCGCCCTTTCGTAGGGTTCAAGGAGATGGTCTGGCTGCTGGTATGAGAAAAAGTCTCTGCGCGCGACTTTCACATGGCGACGCAGTAATCTTTTAAAGTTACTAAAAGAAATGTCTTGTACGCCTAAATCTCCTTCTGCTTGTACCATTTCTCCTTGATACCAATAATGCACCCCAGAGTTATCTAGGTAAAACTCAGACAATAATTCTATGTGATTTTTTGCAACCAAAGGGTACATATTAGCAAAATAGAGTAGTTGGCGTTTTAGACTCATTTTAATTCCTTATTTTTATTATGGTCGCACACAACAGATATAACGACTATTATATTTGATGTCACTTCCAATAAAATTGTGCCTTACATAATAATATTGTTTTGACATTCGACATCTAGAAGATGACCATAAAGATTTATTTTTTATATACTTTTTAATTTCTTCTGGTCCATTCTCAAATAAATCAATAAGTTCTTCTTTAGAAGGGCATCTTCCTTTTTGTTCTTCACACTAGATTTGAGTTTTCCTCCATGACATTGACTTTTCAGAGATTGGTCCCCACTTTAATCCGGTCCTAGGATCTTTGATCCATTCATTCATTTTAAATTTTCTGTGTAAAAATTATAAAAAATCTGTGCATGTTCTTTTGCTAAGTCCATCATAGATGGGTTACGTAAAATGTATGCTGGATGCATTAACGGCATTACCTTATAAGTTTTACCTTCTAATAAATATTTTTTAACCTTACCACAATATTCTTTTACCCAATTTTGGATAACAGTATCAGTTAATGCTTGATATGTTGGCTTACCAAAAGTAATAATAAAACGCGGTTTTAATAAATTTATCATATTGTTTAAATGTGTTTTACACACATCATATTCTTCTGGCCGTGGATCTCGATCTTTAAATTGACCATTGACCATTGTTCTATGTAGGACTATATTTGTCCAAAATATATCTTTGTGAGGATCTATCCCAATAGATTCGAACATTTCATTTGCAAATTGACCACTTGGTCCTACGAATGGCAGACCTTGTTTTTGTTCTTGTTCTCCGGGTCCCATACCTATGACCATAATATCGGCCAGATAAGATCCCCGATTAACAACTATCTTAGAATTATTAGTATTTAGAGAACAAAGGGTGCAATTTTTTTCTTTAAGTTCTGTGCAATATGTTTCAAGCTGGTTCATTCTTTGTCTCTATTGTGGTTAACCCATAGGATCTATCTAGCAAAAGTTTTAATTCTTCTGGGGGCATTGTTGCTAAATATTCAGCCATTCCATTTCTGCCTTGTGCTACTTTTGTCCCATTAAGATAGTACCAAGCACCAGAATTTTCTAAGATACCTTTAGAACGTAATAAATCTACAGTACCAGCCCAAGGACTAAATCCTTGTCCAAACAGTAAATCTACTTCTGCTGTTCTAAATGGAGTAAATACCTTATTCTTTGCTGTCTTAATTTTACAAGTAAAACCTATTGGTGTTTCTTTTGGACCCACCCAATCTCCTTTTCGTAATTCTAATCTAATAGTTGCATAGAATTTTAATGCGTTTCCGCCGGATACCACATCTGGAGAACCATAAGAAATTCCAATTTTCTGACGAAATTGGTTTATCCAAATAAAAGTACAATTAGCTTGTTGGGCTAATGGGTTAAGCTTGCGCAAAGCCTTAGACATCATACGAGCTTGAAGGCCCATTTGTTGATCTTCCATTGTCCCATCTAATTCAGCTTTAGGAATTAAAGTCGCAACAGAATCTATAATAATTAAGCCATAAGAACCAGTTCTACATAAAGTTTCTGCAATATCTAACGCTTGCTCACCGTAATCAGGTTGACTAATTGTAAGCCGATTCAAATCGACTTCTAATTTCTGTGCATAATCTAGTTCTAGTGCGTGCTCAGAATCTATATATGCAACTAATAACCCCTGTTTTTGTGCTTGCGCACAAGCATGTAATGCAAGACTACTTTTGCCTGTTGCTTCCCATCCATATAATTCTATATGCCTTCCTCTTGGTAATCCCCTTCCTTTAGACAAATTATAATCTAAGTTTGGAAGACCCATAGGTATCCAATCTTTAATAGTGCATATATCTAAATCTTCGTTGGAAGCAATACAAGCTAAGCCTTCTCCAAATTGTTTAGCAATTAACTTAAGAGATAACTCTATTTCTTTTTGCTTTTCATCGTCTAAATTTTCAACAACTTCTGTATCTTTTTTAACCATATAATCCTTATAATATATCTAAGATTGGAGCTTCTTTAATTAAAAGTATTCGACCTCCTCCGCTCTTAACACGATATACACGAGGAAGCCATTTGGAAAAGGGTATTTTGTCTCTATCTTGTCCTGGAGTACCTACAGCATAAGGAACATCAAGACACCAAAGGTATCTTGTTCCAACATGAAGGAAAGGACAGAATCTAATATAATTATTGTATTCTGCTTCTTGTAATTCAAATATTTCTTTTAAGGTAGGTAATCTAAAGTCTGAATTAGACGCACAAATTCTATCTTTCCTTTCTTCTCCCCAAAAGGTTTGAATGGGCGGATCCCAAAATTCTGTAGCAATATATTTACCTGAGAAAAAGATTAAGTTTTGCATTTTAAATCCTTATAGAATTTCTTTATAAAGATCTCGAACTAATAGAACCCTTCCATCTTTAACAGGGAAAGAATTACGGGTTGAACCTGAATGAATATGATAAGCAACTTGACCTTGTCCCTCTTGGCACCAAACAAATCTTCCACCAAATTTATAAAAGCGTTTATCAGGGTATTGGTTTAGACAATCGTTAAGTTCAAATACTTCAGTTAATGTTGGAAGTCGATAATCTGGATGTTGGCTTAATTTACACATTGCTGCATCATGTTCTACACAAGCAATTTCTCTGTATTCTATTTTATAATATTTAATAAATACTAACAGTCTATTAAGTATAAATAAATCTTCTCCTATACAGTGATTCACTATAATCTCCTTGCAAAAGTTTATTTTACCTTAATATTTATTTGGATAGGACTATGAATTAATTTATTAGCGTCATCACATAAGGCTGCGTTAATAGAAATTTTATTATTTATTGCATGGGTTTCTACCATTCCATAGTTCTCATGAATATGACCAAAAACATGTAATTTAAGAGATATATTTAAAAGTCTATCTTTTAAGTCTTGGCAACCTATTCTATTTCCCTTAGAGAAGTCTAAGCAATCTCTAGGAGGTGTATGGGTAATGAGAATATCGGTATTATGTGGAATTTTTTCCCAAACTTTACGTAAGGGTTCTCCTACTGGTAGATTAAAAGCCCAATTATAAAATACTGGTTGCCAAGGCGAACCATAAATATGTAAACCTTTAAATTGATAACTGTCATCTTCTAAATAAATACAATTTTGATGTTTATTAATAGCCAAACTAGCTTTTTCTTTTCTTGATTGAAAAGCTAAATCATGATTTCCGGCTATAACAATTTTCAAATCATGTGGTTGTATTTTTAACCAATTACCAAATTCTTCAATTTCTTTTAAAGAACCAAATGTGGTTATATCTCCAGCAATAATTAAAAGGTCTCCATTCGGAACTTCAAGATCTTTATAATGACCATGAAGATCAGCCATGCAGACAACTTGGATGTCTGACATATGAACTCCTAATTCAACCCCATCTACGAAGGAGGTTAATAGCTTGTTCGGGATTTTGGTGTATAATCTTTTTGAGTTTTGTTGAATGAATACTTAATAAATCACAGAGTTCAGAATATGTAAGATCAAATTTCCCAAAACTGAAACTTCCGTTTTTCATTAAAAAATATTCAGAAACTTGGAAATGATACGAACAGGTTAATAAAGGAATCTTTTGATGTTCAAATTCAAAGGCCTCTATTTCTCTGTTGTAATTTGTATTAATAATATGATTATTCAATGGGCAAGAAGAGCAATCAGGAGATAACGAACAAACTGTCTCGGGTTCATTATGGTAATCTCGTATAAATGAGATTAAGATTTCTATTAAGAGTCTTTGGACTCTCACGCCTTCGATAAATTCGTCCATTGTGTATTCAATTGTTTTAAAGTAAGGCCCAAACCGCAATATTTGCGATGTGTTTTGCTTTTTTTGCAAATAGGGCAGGGAGTAATTGTACTTAATAAATTCATGAGTATTGGAAGCTCAAAATTGTTTCCTAATTCTCCCTTAGAAAAAGTACTTGTAATTTGGTCTAAAGTAATAACTTTGTTATTAATTAAATGATCTACTGTTGCCACTGATATATAATACGATATTAGATTAGAAACACCAAATGTTTTTTGTATTTTTACTAAAGATGTCTTAAACGCTTCTAGTAATTCATCCTTCATAATCTTCTTCTTGGTCAGCTAAATCTTTATCATGTTCTTCACAAACATGAAGAATTTTGCCATCCGGAAATTCCCATTTTGCAATTGAAGCTGCTCCACATCTTACTTTATGAGTCGTTTCATTCCAAGGAAGAACAATCTCCACTTCACAACACGGTAAACTGGTCCTGACGGGTTTACAAGCGCAGTCATGTATTAACTCTCCGCATTTAAAACAAAAGTTTTCGGTATTGGTATAATATTTATCTTCTTTCTGTTTATGAACAATAGTTCCAGGAGCAGTAGGAATACGAGGTTCAGTGATTTTACGGATAGTCTTTCCCATTTTTCTCTCTCAGTATTGATTTAGTTTACGTTCTGTTCCATTTAAAATCGCGGCAATATTTAATGCTTTTTGCGCATATTCTAATTTTTTAAGTACATTAGACCAAAATTCATATGCAATTTCTATTGCCATAGTTGTTGTCGTTAAAACTGCCACTTCGCTTTTAGCCAACTTTTCGCAATGCGCTCTATTAGTTAAAGCTTTACGAGAACCATCTTTTCTTTCTACTTGTCTCATAAAAGTTTTATATAATTGCCCTTGTTGGTTGTTTTCTGTAGAACGATTTGCATAAAGCATTGCCTGATAGCGACTTTTATAGTTTGAAGCTAATTGATATAGCTTAACTAAAGTAGCTACTGCCGTTCTACATTCAGAAATTGACATGTTTGGATCAAAGTGAATAGCAAAATCTTTTTCCCAATCAACTAATGTTTTTCCATCAATAGTAAAACTATTAAGGAAAATGTCAGTAAATTTAGACAACATAAATTTACCGATGTTAATTTCTTGGTCTAAATCATTTAATGGTTTTTCCGTATTGATAACTTCTTGTTCAGTGTGTTCTTCTGTCATTTTATTTCTTCTATTATAATTTTTCCGCCAAATGTTTTAACCATTTTATATAAAATGTCTAAGTCTTCCATAGTTAATTCATTGCTATACATACCTCTTTTTTTATTGTCTGGATATACTGCAATTGTATGCCCAGATTTTAGTGTTGTTGTAAACATTTTATTTGCCGAAGAACCCGTATGAGTTAAATTAATAATATCTTGGGGTTCTAACTCCAAATTAGGTTTTTCACACATTAACACTGGTTCAGGTATAGAACATGTTTGTCTCAAAAGATTTTCTAAGTTTTGAGTTGTAACATTTTTAGTCCATATAATAATTTCACGGTTCGGAAGAACGGATTTCCAAATTGTAATAGCTCGTTCTCCGTATAATATGCAATTATATGTATTGCTAAAATTTGTTAAAGTTGTTAATAGATCTTTAGTTTTAATATTAGTGATACTAACAGTATTATAATTATATTCTAAAGAATCTAATTGAGACTGTAATATCTGTAAATCATCAGCAGTTGAGTAAAGAATAATAGGAAGCAATCAATTCTCCTTTCATTTCGTAATTATTATTATAAATATATACTTTAGGTAAATGAGCTATAATTTTTAGACTCTCGCTTTCGAAGTCTTTTGTTTTACCCAATAGACAATCATATAAGGTTTCCGACTCGCCTAAAAATATATGTAATACTTTTTTGGCGGCCATTAATTCTCTCATCTCCATAAATGGGATAGCTGCTAAAATTGAAGCTAAAGTTCTATCAACAGTCAATAAAGTTTCATCTTCAATTAGTCTAGGAGGATTGGTGTAGATATTATCATTGATAATGCCTATAATTTTCTTGGGTTTGTTTTCAATAATAGAAGCAGTAGTAATATAAATATCTTCTGAAGGATTAACTTCTTTTACTAAACTTAAACTTTCTAGTATGTCGTTAAAGTAATATATAGTGTCTACATGAGGATTCCATTGTTTGTCTTTTAAATTTTTTCTCATTGAGAGAACTGTTTTGTATAGTAATTTTTGATTCATAAAATTTCCATTGTAAAATTTAATTCTTTTAAAATCAAAGAATCAAATGGTCGTATATACCGTGCTGCAAGCCTGTAAGTTTTAAGACCTTCGACAACGTAACCGTTGTCGAAATCCACGTACCATGCGTGGTCGGCGTTGTCGATAAAGGACGATGACGACCAAAACCTATCCTCTGTAAATCCAGGCACTTTATCAAAAAACGCTTGTTTTAACTCATCTTTTACCGGAAGTCTCCAACTGTCTTTTTCTAAGTCTTTGGCTTGATTCCAAGTCATTAGTCCTTGGACTGGTCCCCAAATTAATTTATTTTTAAAGTCGATTGTAAGGCCATTGATTTCTTTAAACATATTTATCCTAAGGCATTAGATGTATCTTGTCTTGTAAAAACCATAAAGCTAAAGATATAAAAATGCCAATATAAGCAGCGGCAACAACAGCGTGAATGCCTCCACCTAGACTAAAAAAAGTTAATATACTAAAAAGTGCGTCAGTAATAATATGATGTCTGACCATAAATTTTTGAAGTCTTATTGGAAGTTTATTAAATAAAATTAAGAAAACAAAAAATATTATTCCTCCTAAAATTAAACCCGTTAAGGCTATTCCGCCAATTATGAATGTCAAAATAAATAAAGTAATCAAACCTACGACAATTAAATTTTTACTTACCATCCAAGAATCTTAGAAAGTGCAGTACGAAGCATTATTTGACAAGATAACATTTCTTCAGGCGACATAAAAAATGTTCTAACATTCTCTTCTCCATTTTCTTTATGGCGAAGAGTAAATCCAAAAGATGTTCCATTAAAGAAAACACTTAGTTGATTAATAACAGATCCCATTGCTTCTGTTTGTGCATTAGGATCATGGATCAAAGCTATTGATTTTCCTTTTTCATCATTATCTTGTAAAGCATAAGGCAATGTTTTTTCTAGCCAGTAAAGAATTTTTTCAATATCAATAAATCCTAACTTAAAACGTTGGATTTGTTCTAGTTGCATTTGATTATTTGCCATTGGGCAAATAGTTAACATTACAGAACCAGCCTGTAATTCTGTACATTTTTGTCCAGCAGAATTTGTCCATTCAGGTCCTTCTTTCGGTGAATATAACTCTAATTGAAGGCATGAAGTCTTCTTATATTTTTCAAATTTTGCAGGTCGAATAATTTTTTCCATAATAATCCTTATAAAATTTCCATTGTAAAATTTAATTCTTTTAAAATCAAAGAGTCAAGCGGCCGCACACATCTTACATAATAGTCGAGAGCTTTATTATCATAGTCGGCGAAGCCGTAGCCGAGATGCACGTACCATGCGTAGTTGGTATACTTAATGAGAGACAACGATGACCAGAACCTATCTTTTGCAAATCCAGGAACTTTATCTATAAATGCTTGTTTTAATTCATCTCTTGTTGGAAGTCTCCAACCGTCTTTTTCTAAGTTCATGGCTCTACTCCAGCTTCTTGGTTCTTGGGTTAATCCCCAAACTAATTTATTCTTGAAGTCAATTGTAAAGCCATTGATTTCTTTGAACATATTTAGTCTGTAGTTTGAAGTTTATCTATGAACTTCATTAAGTCTAAAGCTTCTACTAACAGTAGAGTAGCTAAGTTAGGATGAGAAAGATGATCGAGCATTAGTTGATCAACTTTATCTCCATATTGGATTGGAGATACTGCGTCTCCTAAGGCTGCTATGACCTGAGCCAATACTCGTGCTTGATCATTGTCATTTAATGCTGATTGATTAAGAATATTTATTATTTGATTAGCTGTTTCAATTATAGTCATAATAACCGTAGTCTAAAATTACATATTTCTTTGCCAAGATCTTCTAAAGAAGTGACAGTATTGAGGATATTAAATAGGTCGGAAAATCCATCGTCTGTATATAAGGGGGTAACTGTTTTAAGGAAATTAAGGATTTGTAACCTATTCATATGAAATAATCTAAACCAATTTCCTAATTCTAGTAAACTACAATCTTGCGAATAGGATATTTCAGAGCGGGGATATTTAGTAGGATCAAGAAAAGCTCTTGTGTCTTCTATAAAGAATCCGCAAAGCTTTCCCTGATCCTCCCAAATTAGGATAGGCCATAGATTTTTCTCAAATAGATCTTCGACTAATTGAGTAATATCCATGGCCATTTTTTACCACCTAGGTTTAGTTGAAGTAGTAGTTGCAGGAGTAGTATTCTCTTGCTGAGTATTAAACTTAGTTAAAATAAAAGTATTTAATGCCTCGCGTTCTTCTTTACCCTTAGGGAAAGCTCCTTCTTGGGTGAATTTGCCTGATTTATCCTTCATGATATTCCCTTCCTTGTCCCTTTCAACGGGCCAGGAAACCCAAGTCTTATCATCTTTCTTAAAGATTGCGAATTTTACTGTGATTAAATCACAGAAAGTAATCATTCCTGCTCCAGCCAACACACCACTATTGATATTCCGTAGTGTAAAGTTTGTAACAGCACTTTCAATCTTTGTCTTTACGTCCATAATCTTTCTCCTAAATAATTTTACCATCTTTACATACTAATACTTTTTTCTCACCATTGATGGTAGAACCTAGTATAACTGATCTTTTCCAGATTTTTTCCATATATCTCATGACTACTTCACATTCATCAAGTTTTAATTCAAGTCCAAATTCTTGAAAATCTTGATGGTTTTCATGAGCTAAAATTAAAGCTCCAGAATCTGCAACTCCTTGTATTGTGATTCTGGGAACACCATAATCGTAGGACATAGCAGATTGTTCAAAGCAGAAATCTTCAATACTCCTATTCTTGAGAATAACTTCCCCTGTTTCGTTATCTCTTTGCATTGTACATAAATGTAACTTGTACATAAGTTTGTCAGTTAAGTAAGTTCTATAAAAAGATGGATCGTCTTCGAATTTAACTACTTCTAGAACTTTATCCCATCCTTTAATAGTTGCTTTAACAATGTTTCCATCTTCGTCTCGAAACCTTTGGTTGTCATCTTGTGGATAAGGATATAATTTCATATCTTTAGGAAGGCCATTGGTATAATAGTCGTCCCATCTTTCCCAGATGTCTCTAAGAATTTTATATCCTATATAATATGGGTTATGCCCCATACGTCCAATCATGTGTTCTTCATCCCATCCCGGATTGATGACAGCAGAATTTAATGCGGCAAAATCAACCATATCCATATCGTTTAAGTACTTTTCCATAATTACGATATGAACAAGACTTGCAAATCCTTCATTAATAGTTTTAGTTAAGAATTGAGGATAGAAATAATAACTTTCTGCTCTCACTGTTAAGAGTACATCTTTTTGCCATTCTTCTAGATCAGGTGCGTAATGCGCAAGAAACCATAATAAATCAGGTTCTTTTCTTGGAGGAAATGTTTCGTAATTCCAAGAGACTTTACTTGTTACTTGAGGGCTTTCTTGTGTTAATAAGTCAATGATATCGGGTTCCGTATAACTAATTGTCCTTTCCTTCTTGGGATATAGTGGTCTATTCTCGCCTTTTTGGGTATATGTAAACCAATCCAAATGACGCTCAAGAGCAAATGCCATAGTGATAAAGTCTTCTACTTCTTTCTCTCCATACATTTCTTTATAACGCTCTACGCGCAAACAAGAATCAGCAGCTCTTTGTACCATATCTTTAGGTACTTTAGATAATTGAATATTGTTTTTAAAAACATGTGCATGACCCATGCAATGGGCAATAATTAACTTATTAGTAACTAAATTGTTACTCGCATGCATAAAGGCATAAGTGGGGTTATTATTAATAATGGTTTCTAACGCTACCATACCATATTCGCTAGCGGCTTTTTGTTGTGTCCATGTAGGAGCATAGGAGAAATGACGCATACGTAGGGGTAGCCCATAGGTTGCGATAATCGCCATTAATTTTGGAGGAACTGTTTCCCAAATAATAGGATCCCAAGACAATCCCATTTCGTGTGCTATTTCACTAATGGCTTTTACTTCTTCGTCGATGTGTCCTTCAACGAGCATCTTATTTCTCCTTTTTCGTTGTCCCAAAGAAGAACTGTAAGGTTTTATCTACATCTTCCTTGCCATTAATTAAAATAGCCTGGAATTTTTCATCAGTAATTTTGTTTCTAAGTAAGGAATATAATTCAGACCCTGAATTTGAGCTTACTTCCCATTGAAGTCCATAATTTCCCCATCCTAGATGTGGGTTTATCTCTCCATAACCAATCATAGAACATTTAGTTAATAACTTATCCACAAGTTTAACGTATAAGCGGTTATCATCGTCTCCCCAATTTCCACCGTCAGTTAAATGTACTATATAATTATTACATTTTGAAGGAGGGTGATGTTTGTCTATATGTTCGTCGGCTAATTTCAAAGCACTAGAACAAATAGTTCCTCCTCCCCAAGATACTTCAAAGAATTTCTTTTCTTCCTCAAACCAAGCTTGAGTATCGTGCGCAATAAAATATATATCTACTTTTTTATAATTATATTTGAGGAATTGGACTATCCAGAAAAAGATCATTTTTGCAACGACACGAATTTCTTCAGTCATAGAACCACTGACATCCATTAATAAATAGACAGCTGCATGAGTAGTATATTGAGGAATTTCTTCATAAGAAATTTTTACTAAATCTTCTTGTTTAAAATCTCCTACATATGCCTTTCCTGTCTCTGCTGCATTACGAATGATATTTCTTAAAATAGTTTCTTCAATATCAGCGTTTGATATTGTATCAGTTGGCCTATAGGTGTTGTACTTTGTTTCAATAGACTCTACTGTCCTTTGCTCTTTTTCTCGTAAATTAGGAAGCCCTAACTGTCGAATCATTTCTTCGATAATGTCTTGTAAGTCAATCTCTACAGTATAAGTTGGATCTCCATGTTCATTGCCTGCTTGTGGACCTTGTCCTTGACTAAAGGGGTCTCCAGGTTTAAGGACATCTCCTTCTTCTCCTAAAGCTTCTCCACTCGTATCAGAATAATCTGGTTGTGGTGTATCTTTGTTGGTACCCCAAATAAAACGCCTTTGTTTAATAGTCGGGATACGTACTTTAACTTTTTTGCCAGCACTATCAGATGTAATAATATCTTCAGAGTTAATAATATCTTTCGCGCCGGATTTAATCGCTTCTTTTACACGTTCGGTATGTTTTCGCTCTTCCATATCAGTCTGGTTATTTAAATCCCAGATGTCATAGATGCTATCGCTCATAGTTCCTCACGATTAAACCCAAGTTCTAACAGTGTGTAAGAATCGAATGGTCGTATATAACATACAAAAAGAGGTCTCTCTTTTTCTTCGTTATAAATATTACCGTCAGTTAATCTTATACACCAAGCATAGTCACCAAATTGATTACCTATGCTGTAAGCTGAATTTGTCCAGTAATAATCTTTGATAAATCCTGGAGCTTCAAGTTCCCATATTCGTTTTAGTTGTTTAGCTGTTGGTAATGTCCATTCATATTGTTCTTGTCTTAAGGCTGTCCACCAACTCATTTTAATAGACTCTAATTTCCAAATTTGTTTTCTTTCGGTGTCGATTACGAAATTTTCAATTTGTTGGAATATACTCATAACTTTTCCATTATAATTCCAAATTCTTTTAAAATCAAAGAGTCAAGTGGTCTCACACGCCGCACGTAGAAGATGGAGGACCTATATCATAATAGGCATCGCCATAGAAGAGGGACACGCTCCACACATAGCTTTGAAGGTAGTAGGTGTAGAGAGATGAAGACCAGAAGCGAGCACTTTTAAATCCAGGAACTTTATCTATAAATGCTTGTCTTAACTCATCTTTTGTCGGCAATCTCCAACCGTCTTTTTCTAAGTTCATGGCTTGAAACCAAGTCATTGGTTTTTGGGTTGGTCCCCAAATTAATCTTCTTTGGAAGTCAATTGTAAGGCCATTGATTACTTTAAACATAAAGTTATTTTTTAGAGGCGCGGTTCACAAAAATAGTATTAACATATTTAATTAAAGCTTCTGCGCAAGATTCACAATATCCACGTTCTTGCAATCTTTTCCTGATAGCTTTTAAAACCTTCTCTCCATCTTTACCAGGCTTAGCTTTATCTAAGTGTTTGTCGAATGGGATACGTAACGTTTGCTTTGCTTTTGAGTATAAATATTTCTCAATTGCTTCACGTAAACGATCATGAGAATTCCACTTGAATTCCCCTCCTGCTTGTGTTACTTCCCAATGTTTACGAAATATTTCATGACGGAATTCACGTTTAGATGAAGAATTTACACCAATAGCAGATTCAATTGAATTCATCAATTCATCATCCAATGGGATTTCATTCCCCATCTCATCTCTGGGTTTTTCTTCGGATAAGAAATTATTAATATTATCAATATAACGAGAGAATAATTCTTGAGCACGACTATCGATATCGGCAAGTAGTGCTCCTGCAACAGCCTTCTCGGCCATATCGTTATATTCTTCTAGAACAGTTCCAATATGACCTAGCCATTCTTTACGTGACTCTTCTTTGACTTCAGGATTCTCTTGTAAATACTTCTTAATCTTTGCAAGAATAGTTACTGGGTTAATACATGGGAATTCTGTATTGTCATTAATTTGATCAGCCATTGCACGATTAATACAATCTACGATCTTTCTGGGTCCTAGTCCCTCGAATCCTTCTCTGGTATGTTCAAGACGTAGAGGGCGCAAATCTGATTTGTTTAAGCCGAATACGTCTTCTCCTGCATAGAAACGGATCTTCTGTTTAAGTCCAACAGCAGATCCTTTTGGTGGCTTTAGGCGAGTAAGCATTGCGTAAAATGCTGCCACTTCTAAAGTATGTGGAGCAATATGAATTTTATCGCGATTTTGGTTTTGACGAAGAATCTTTTGATAAATCTTTTCTTCGTCCTTATAGCTTAAACAATAAGGCCAACCAATAGTCCATACGCGATCTTGTGTTGCTTCTTCTGTTAGATCTTCCATGAACTTACGGAATTCCGATTCGTTTGTATGCGAAATAATGAGTTCGTCTACGTCGATCATGGGGAGATTTTCAATTTTTAACTGTTTCTCTTGAGTTAAACTTAGTAAATCCATTCGCATATCTTTGGAAATCTTTAAAATTTCCATAAGTTCCATGATCCCACGATTTGCGTAATTAATTTCACCGGAATAATCATAACTAAACGGATCACTTAGACCATGTTGGCTCAATGTACTAATATTTTTTGTTCCTTTGAGGTCACTAGCTTTTTGAGACTTAGGATCTCCGGGCATAAAGTTACCGATACCTTGACGCTGACTAATACTAATCAAAAATCGTTGTGATAAGAATTTCGAAATATCATCATTCAAGAACTTAGTTAGAACCTTTGCGCAATGTGGGCATAAATGGCCTTCGATTTTGATACCTGTTGCTGTGAAAAAGTCTTCCCTAAGTTCATCGGGTAAGGCTCGTAATGGGTCTTCATTGATAGGACAATGGTTCTTCACGAGACCATACTTGTGACTTTCTTCGTCTGTGAATGGATACTTGATCCGGTAAATAGCACCATCATCAGTATTGCTATATTCAGCTAGATTTCTTTTAATTTTGTCAACAACATCACTCTTTCCGCTTCCTACTGGTCCCATGAATAGGAGTAGGCGGCGGCTTGCATCACTTTTATTTGCAGCAGATTTAAGATACTGCATTAGCATGCCAATATTATCCTGAATTCCAAAGAATTGTTTTTCAAAGAAGTCATAAATTTCAATTTTCTTTCCCTTTTCCAGGGCATATTGATCTAGTTCGTATCGAATACCATGTCGATGAATCGAATTATAGACACGCCCAGCAGCATTAGCTGCAATACTAGGCTTATTTTTAACTAATTCGATATATTCAGATAAAGAGATAGTATGTAATTCTACCTTGAGTTTGTCGTGCTTGGCCATTAATTGAGCAAGAAGATTCTCTTTGACCTCAGTGGTTGCCATTATTCCTCCTGAATTTATTAAGATTATTTTGGATATGATCAAGGTCTTCTTGATTAATTTGCTGAATATAATTAAGAATGCCTAAGGAATAAGATTCTTGATTAGAATTAACTAGCTTAAGGCTTAATTTTCTTTTAGTTCTACGAGATAAAGAAATGATATTGTTTTGAACTGTTATGCCTAAGACTCCAAATTTTTCAGTTTTAGGAATAATAGACTTAACTGGGCATTTTAAATTGCCAATTGAATAGATATTTTTGAATAAACGAATAACATTTGGAATGTTATCTCTGCGGCATGAAATAATGATGTTGTCTACATAACGAGACCATACAAAATCTTGATGAGTTTCGTATAATGATCTTTCTAAATATTGTATAAAACATTCGGCTAAAATTGGACTTGCAGGACTACCTTGCGGTAAGCTGTTTTGATAAAAACATATATCAAGCTCTTCATTTGTTAATAAATTCGGATATAGCCTAACAAAATTTTCTTTTATAATAGAGGGGAAAAACTTTTTAATATCTAATTCTATCCAATAATCATATTCAAATGGAAAATGATAATTAATAGTATTAAGAACAGATCTGAAACTAAAAATATTTTCTTTTATAGAAATAGAATTATATATTCTTTTATGAATTTTTTTTAATTTCACTTTTGTCTCAGGATCAGGGATATTAATGTCTCTAAATTTATTATTAACTTTTCTAAGTTTTATACTAGTATACATATTTATTACATTTTTTTTTAGGAAAAGAGACACCAAGACTATAAGTAATCTAAATTGATATAGTTAACAACAATCTTTAATATTGGAATTGGTCCCTATAAAGGGACTCTCCCATAGCAAAGAGGTTATTAAGTATCGCCTTAGATTACTTATAGCTATCCTTGATTTTCATCTAGATACTTGGTGTATTTCACTCGATTCAAATTATTTGAATCGAGAACTGGCCGAGTCCAGCTGCAGTCCAGTTCTAACTAACTTTATTTGAATGTAACCATTCAAATAAATTTAGTTTGTGAAATACATTTAAGATACTTATTTCTAAGTATCTAATGTGAAATATGTAAATTGACTATTGCTACTTAAACTAAATGTAATTTGTGTTGTTTTTAACATTTTTGTGATAAATATTTCGCTTAATATAGCCAAAGCATGTAAAGCCGTCATCTGATTAATTAACATATTTTGTGGTGGACCATCTGCACATGAACGTTCATGTGGTTTAGCATTATTTATTTCAGGATATAATTTCACAACATCATCTAAAATAACTTTTTGCTTATATGTTTCGTTATTAATTGGATTAGTAACAGCCATTTGCCCTAAGTTACCTCCTAAGATAACTTGGCCTGTATCTAAATCATTGCCGCAATCCAAATAAAAATATTTGGCTTTCTTATAGCGATTTGCGCACAAAAGCCGAGCTTCGTCATTATCACAGCAACAAATTATAAGAGGGAGACAATCATAATAGTCATTCTTTATTGGTGTTTCTTTTGTTAAGAATTGAGGTTTAGCTATGATAGTTACTCCATAAGCGCGTGAGTATCTTTCTGCTAATACCTCAGCTTTATTTTTACCAATATCAGAAGCAATGAAGTTTTGTCTTAGAATATTTTTGTCGCTAACAACATCTCCGTCCATAATATGAATATTAACTGGGCAAGATTTAAGAAATTTAATTAACCAAGGAATTAGCCAACTTCCTGTACCTCCTGCTCCAATAATTTCTATATGTCCAATGAAGTTTTGAGGTATGTTAATTAGTCCTATCTTCATGGTTTGGTCGTCCTAAAGAAATCTCGACGGGTTTTTTTAGCACCGGGACAAAAGCGTTCAAAATATTCTTCTTCGTCATCTGTCAAATCTTTGACTGGTGTTGGATGAAGACCTATTGCTCGGGGTTCTATAATGGCCTTTTCAACCACTTTATAAGGCTTATCCATTGCTATTCTTGATAATGCATCTTCTGGATATGTGATACATGATAAATCATTTTCTTTTAGAATCTCTTTTAGTGTTAATTGTTCGGTGTCGAATAAGTCTTTTAAGGAAATTTTCCCTTCTTCTTTGCCCATCATACACCATCTACCAGTAAAGGTAGGATCGGTAAAGATGTTTCCGATAACACCATAAAATCTAGTTTCTGCATTATCTTTGTCATCTGTCTCACTATGGAAAGCTCCCATAGAATTATGAGAATGAATTTGCATAACCTGTAAGTTTTTAGACTCATGAATAGGTGATAAATATGTAATTTTGCTATCTTTCTTCTGATCGTCTTCGTCGAAATCAAAGAATTTAATAGCAGCACCACTTATTACTTGAATAGGAATATCAAGGAAATATTTTTTAGCTTCTGTATCCCACAAAATACGTGTCATAACTTCTACATTTTGCTCGGCAATGGCACATACGTCAGTCGCTAAGATAAAACTTTGAAGTAATAACTCAATTGGAATTTTAGGAAGTAGGTAAACAAATCCATTCTCTTTAATAGAATTTTCGGTATATAGTAACGGTTCATCATACCCATGTGCCTTCTTCATAAAGAGAGCAAATTTTTGATATTCAACGCGATAAATACCGTTCTCTTGTATAGAATAAGCCACTGGATGTTTAAGCGCAATAAAATCTTGAGCTGATCCTCCTAATACTTTAGGAATATATTTTGCCGCTAATTTATTTGTGGAAATAGTAGCAGGAGAAATAAGCTTACTTAAACTTTCTCTTTTTTTCTGAATCAAAGATTTAACTTTGTCATTATTTTCGCGTAGTTCATCAGATAAAAAGTAGAATTTCTTATCCATTAGATAACTCCATCTATGTTATTGTTACGCAACCATACACGAAGATTTCCAATGCTATTTAAAGCATTATTTGGGAAAATTTTTCCACATAATGTTTGAGCTAATTCTTTTTGACCGTAATTTTGGTATTCGGCTATCACTGGTTTTTGATATAAATCATCATTAAATGTAGAAGATAGAAAATTATTAATAATTCCGATAGCACTTTCAATTCCATTTAAAACATGCTCAGTTGATCCCCAGCAAATTTTTCCATCATTATATGTATTACCATATGGCCAATGGTAGATTTCGGTACTTTGAGTCAGGGCATAATGTTTTAAACATATACAATAAGTATATGTGCTTGAACCAGCTTTAACAAATACAAATAAGGTGATAGGGATAGGAACATTATCAATTGCCTCAACAGCTGCACCTGTTCTTTTGTTATGGTAATTATAAGTTAATAAACTTGCTGGGTATGTAAATAAAAGAATTTCTTTATTGAGATTTCTGGTGTAATAAGAAATACCAAAACTATGAAAAGGGCCTAATTTAACTTCTTGTTTATCAACGAAGAAATTAGCAATTAAATGATCTGGAATTGTTTTATATATAATTTCATTAGAGGCAGAAATAAATTTTGCATTAACTTCGCTTGAATTTTCTTCTAAAGTTAATATTAATTTTGAGTTATTCATTCTTTCCTCTTAAAGCCCATAAGTGATTACGTTGTTAATGTCTGTTACGAGAACGTTTGGAGGGGCAAATAAATTGCCGTCTATATAAAGAACTGAATTTTTATTTATGGCTTCTAATAAAATTTTTAGATAAAGCGGTTGAGTTGTATCAATTTTGTTAATGTTATAACAAGTTCTATCAATCTCTAAAATATGAGTTAGTTTATTTGGTTGCCATACGTTAAACTCATAAACAATATTTTTAAATGTTGCTTTGATCTTTTTTGCTGTACTTCGTTGCAAATTATTACTACAAGATATTAAATAATTAAATACTTGTTCTGTTACGTCTATAGAAAGAGAATTCAACAATTGATTATTTATAATTTTATAACCTAAAGCTATATTAGGATTTTTTGTTGTTAATTTATTTTTAATATTCATCAGAACATTAAAATCTTGTAGTATATTAATATTTTGATTTTCGTTTATTAAACAATAATCATAAATATTAAATAATTGTTCTGTAGTTGCACAATCAAATAGGGCATGTGAACTTATCATAAAATTTGTAGACGTTAAATGAATTTGATTAACAGTAGGATTCGTTTTAAGGGCTTCTAAAATAGTTTCAGTCTTTTTAAGTAAATTGAGAAGTCCTCGTTTATTGCAATTTTCCATTCCTGGAATCGTTATTCGCATTCTTTCAATTCTTTTTTTATCTTCTGGAGTTAATGAAGTTAAAAATTTAGCAAAATTTTCTAAGATATTGTAAAACCCAATTACATCTTCTATCTCTATGGTATTCATACGAAGTCTCCATTAGTAGAAACAGAAGAAATTTTCTTGTAATTAGTAGCGACTAAGGCCCAATTAATTTTTTTAGCTTTTTGTTCTAGAAGATAAGCTTTTGCTTTATCAATTAATGGTTGATACAGTTTTAAATATTTTAAAAAGTTATCAGCTTCTGTTACTCCTTTAGTAGTTCCTATTATGGACTTTAGGAGTAAGAACTCATATTCTTGAAGATCACTTTTTTTGTATTTTTCAATTGTTTCTTGAAGATTTTTAAACATGTATCTTTTTTTTAGATAGGTTGAAAAAGGAAAGGGCTAGGAGAGACTTCCCCTAGCCCTTTTTGGTTGGTCAAACGACTAATTTTTTTTTAGCCTAACTCTCCACGCTTTTGCTTAAAATCAAATACGGTGTTTCCATCCTCAGTATGAGTGGAAACTTCCACGTTGCGGGCGCCTTGGCCGTTTACCGCAACAATAATTGCCCTTGCATCTTCAAGGGTAGCAGTGGAAGCGAGTTCATACGTTTGACCATTGTAACGTGCACTAACCATAAATCCTCCTTTTGGTTAACCAAACTTCAATATACTATGATCTATAGTAAAAGTTATTTCATTTTTATCGATGGTGATTGTGCTTACATTTAAATTTGGTGTTCTAATTATTTCTGGAGTAGTTAAAGTAAAATTTTCTTTTAGTGTTGGTAATAATTGTTTTAGTTTTTCGTTATTAATAAGAATGATATATGTTTCATTAACTTCTGAAATTGTTAAGTCTTTATCTTCTAAGCTAGGATAAAGTTCTAATATCTTTTTTTTTATGTTATTTAACATTTTTTAACCTGATTGTAAAACTAAAAAAAAGATTGAATATGTAAAAAGAACTCCACTCAAAAATGAAACTACATACCATTTGGTTTCGTTTATTGCCGGAGATTTACTACTAATTAATTGTTTCTTTAACAATATAAGATTATATTTCAAATTTTCGTTTTGTTTAATAGTTTGAGTATATTCAAGAATAAGTAAATCTTTTAAATCTTTTGTTTCGAGAATTTGTAATACTTTTTCTCTTGATAATAAATACCCATTATAAGGACTATCTTCTCCTTTTTGTAAATAAACTGGTTCCTCTGCAAAACTTAAATTGCAAAAAAGAAATAATGAAATAAGTATTAATCGCATGTTTTTGCTTCTCGTACCTTCTTGATCATATCTAAAAGTAATTCATTCATTTCCCAAGACGCATCTTGATCTTTTTTTGTGAAGACTGTTAGAAGATATTGATAATCTTTGTCTTCAAGTTTAACATCTAAAGATTTAGATTTATCTTTATCCCATTGAAAATGATTATTAGAACTTTCAAGTTCTATCTCTTTTGCTTCTTCTTCGCTTATTGTAATCTTTTTTAAAATTTTTAATCCAGATTCTAAATCTTCTGTACTACCTTTTAGTCCTCTGACTAAAGAAGTAATATATAAGCGTTCATAAATACTAAGTTCTTTTATTTCTTTCATATAACCTCTTAGATTATTAATCCTAATTCTGCAATGGCTTTTTGTAACTCTATATATTCTTCTTCTGATACTTCTTCCAGCTTGTCTGGATAAATTAAATCTATAATATTCCAAGCAAAACGAGCTTCAGAGACCTTCATTGGGTATTTATTTAAATAAGGAATATTTGTTGTTCCATCTAATACCAAACAATATATAGTATCTTGATGTTCAAATACCATTTGTAATCTTACAGATGTAATTTCTCCAACTTCATTATGGAGATATGGATATTTTAATCCACCAGGAGTAAAATATGTTTTCTTAAGATCCTTTTCTTTTGCATTCCAAATGATTTTCATTTATCCCTCTTCTTTTTCGTTTCTGGAACAGGGGCTTCTGTCACTTTACATACCATTTCAAATGTTGCTACATTGCCTGTTAAATCACGTACCATAGCATAATGAGTAGGTGTGCTATCAACGGTTTTGATGATATGAATTAGTCGCCACTTATTCTTACAAGCTTCACATTGAATATCTGCCATGTAATCAAAAGTGGCAGAGATTTCTTGTCCACATCTAGCTTCTGAATTAGACCCTTCTTTATGTTTACATCTAAACTTTACATTAAACTGCATTAAGCCTCCTGGTTAATAATATCCATTTCATCTTTAATATAAGAAAGCATTTGATTTTGGAAAAACAAATGAACATCCTGATGTTGTAACGCTTCAAGATTGAATTTGTATCCGTTGGTCATTCCAACAATATTGCTTACTAACTCTCCAATTTCGGTTTCATGGAGTTTTGTGATCTTTAAAAATGTTTTTATTTTTTCTTCTGATAAATTAAACTTTTGTAATGTATTAATGACGTACTCAATATTTTCTTTTTTAAGAATATTTTTCAGTATGAAAGGCGTAAAGAATTTACTCCCGCCCTCAACATGTTTGATACCTCGGACTAAACAATCTTGAACTAATCTTGCATATATGAAAATTAATTCATGCATTAATTCTTTATCGATGTAATTTTTGCCATAGGTCCATTCGCATAAGCCATACCATTCCCATAATTGTAATGTTCCAAATCCCATAAGGGTTTTAGCAATGGCGCTGTCTGCAAATATTTGTTTATACTTATCATAATCAATATAGTACCATCTAAAAGGTTGGAAATCAAGAGCTGAATTACTTAGTTCTTTTTTTGTATATTGTTTAATCCAGTCTATCTCATATGGTCTTAGGTTTTTATCGGGATCTGTAACGTATATCTTTTCTAATAAATTTTGTCCCTCAATACTACTAGGAGCTAATATTGGGAATATATCTCCGTCGCAATCGCTTTGGTCATTAAGACAATCCAATGGATTACGTAATATAATAGATGCGCAAGCTTGTTTGTCAATAACATCGTTTATATTCCAGCCTATTTCATTTAAGTAATACTCAAAATCATCGGCTGTCATAATCTTTTGAATAAATATTTGTCCAGGCCATATAACTGGATTTCTTGTTCCACAATGATAGGTTAGCCCATTTTCTATTACAAGTTTATTAAAAGTAGGATGAAAAATAACAACATGTGTGCGAGGAACTCTCCAATCGTAAAGTTGTTTTGCTGATAGTCCGAATATTCTAGTTGTACAGTTAGCACTTATAAGTTTATTCTTCCCTATCAATTCGGATTTGATAGCATCTAAATATGCTTCATGAGCATTTTCTATTTGTTTTTTATTGGTTATAAATTGATTGTTAGTCTTTTTCCCTCTTAGGGATAAGAGTAATCTATTTGCTCTACTAAAAATAGTTGTGTAGCGAACTTCTCCGCTATAAATTTCATCAGATAATAGCCTGAGCATATATGCGCTGGGAAATCTGATTGTCAATCCATTGTGTTTATAAATAAAACCGTTGTTATCAAAATTTAAAAGTCCTTCATTCGGAACTTTATCTCCAAAAGTAATAATCGGGAATTTAATTCCTTCCATCCATTGGAGTAAATCTTCATGATTGAAAACAGGAATGTCTTTATTATATTGTTGAAGAATTTTAATAGATTCAACAACGCAATCTTTCTTAATTTTATTATCTTCTTTCTCCATGAGATGAAGAGCTAATTCATCGTATCCATAATGATGTAAATATTTAATAACTTCTGGTAGAACCTTATGATCATCTTTTACACGACAATATTCCGAAGCTAATTCTGTAATTTGGATGGGTAATACTCCAGCCCATACTGTTTTAGTTACCCATTTATTATTAATTTTTCTAACCCAAGTAACTTTTTCAATCTTAGATTGAATATCGTTAATTTGTTCTTCGGACATATTGTTAATGTTATACGAACTGCCTTTAACCATTGCGTCTAGCCCTAATTTTGCCAAGGCAATGGTATTATATTTGGCTTTGATACTATTATGTCCCATTCTTAGATCAATAGGATATGTTTTGTTTTGATAAATGATATAACCTAAATCTATAACAGGTTTAGTCATGCCCTTGATACCTGTATCTGAAACTATGCGCGTAGAATTTAAACGGGCACGACTTTCCCATATAACATGGTAACTATTACGATAGGTTAAATTAGGATGTACCTCTAATACTGTTGCAGATAACAATCCTTGAGGGATATGAATATCTTTACCATCTTTATCTTGAGCGATAACAGTAGAGCTATGTACTTTTTGACCTACAATTAATGGTAATTCTATCCCATCGGATAATTCTAAGTCTTGAGAACGAATTGGTTTGACTATGTTTTGAGTAAATGAACGAGCAGCTTCAATTTCTCCGCCTAATAAATCGTAAGTAGTAGTATTGATTTCGTCAAATACTATTAAACAATTTTTAGTGTGTGTAGTTTCATCAGGATTATCTTCCCATGATAAAACCGGTTTTGACTGTTTGATGAACTCTATGTGGTCATTAGCTACACACGATTTATGCCTTGACAGGAGTTGAGAAGCGTTTTTATCAGTATTAAAAATAGTCTTTACTTGACTTCCCTCAAAGTCATAACCAATAGCTTTATAATTTTTCTTATTTAAATAAAGAGTAAAAAGACCACGAGTGGGTCCACTTTCACTACCACATAGTACTGGTAGTTCAGTTAGGATTTGTTTCATGAGGACAACATTAAGTGATTGCCATTCTGTGCGAAAGGCATCACCTAAACATTGCCATTTTTCACCTGTCGTAGGATTGCTAGGGTGAATGAACTTAACTCTGTTCTCAAATTTTAATTTACTGTTGTCAGAAATAGGGATACTCGAAGCGCCTATTTCAACAAAACGTTGAATATCGTCTTTTAATAAATTAATAAAAGGTACTTTTTGTTGTAAAATTTGTTCGAGTCTTTGATCTAAGATTTGACAGAATATATCCTGGGCACTATACCAGGCTTTAGTATTGTCTGTAAACATAATCATAGGCATGACTCGATTACAGACAAATTGTCCGTCAATATTCATGGGGAGAGTAAGAGAATAAACTCCGTTCGGGGAAGTGAATAATAATTCTACTTTTTTATCATTAATGAGATATCGAAATATATGGGGATAAATTTGAGCATAGTAATCCAGAAGTTTTACAAGATTCATGTGAGCCTCCTTTGTCGCACTCGCAATTATCTTCTTCGTAGCTTTCTTCTGCATAAAGATTGATCTGACGTTTTTTTACCTTAGGCTTATTAGTATATGTTACTTCTTCTACTATAGCTTCAGCTAAGCCTTGGCTTAATGCATCTTCTGCCGTGAACCATTGATCTGTTCTTAACCATTCTTCAACATCAAAAACAGGATGGTTTACTCTTTCGGAAATAAGTGTAAGAAATTTTTGACGCTGATAATTTACTAAATGTAAATGATTTTGTAAATTTGAATATGTTTCTGCGGCATATAAGAAGATATCATGTAACATGATATGAGCTGAAGGGTAAATTAGTCGATGGGGCATTGATAGAGCAATAATACCTGCTGCACTAGCGGCTTCTCCCTGTATTACTGCTGTTGCATTTTGAGAGGAAAGAAGGATGGAATCTATTATTCGATACATAGCATCTACATCTCCTCCTGGACTATCTATTAATAATAATGGAGGTTCCTGAGGAGTTAACATAGATAAATCTTCTTCAATTTGTTCCGCTAATTCTTGGCAAATTTCACCATAGACTTTAATGGTTTTGTCATTGATAGTAATATGGACACGTATGTCATCAGGTACAATACCTTTTTCTCCGGTTTTTTTTAGTTCTTTAATTATGCTCTTTTTATAATTAACTTGTTTAGCATGTGTGTTAATCATGTCTCTCCTAAAAAAATTAAAAATCTAAATCAATTTCATCATCCTCTTCATTATCTTCATCGTATTCTTCTTTTTCTTCTGGTAAAGTTTCTTCCTCGTCATCCTCACCTAGAAAATCTTTTAGTAATTGTTTAGTTTCGTCGTCGAGTTGATCAACTGTTGAAGATTTCTGAACTTTTTGCGGAGAAAGTTCTTCTAACTTATTTCCATCAACAGTAATTAGCCCATAGTAACTATGGCTGACCACATAAATATCTCCAGTTTTAGCTGTAATTTCTACTTCGTCATTACCAGGAGGAAGAGTCTTTAGTCTGGCTTTGTTCCCAACTTTCATTTTTTTTCTCACATAAAAGGTGTTTTATATTCAAAACATCGAACGATATTTCTATATTATCAACGAAGATTACTAAATCTTCAACTCTTTTTTTATACGATTGAATAATATTTGTAATTAATCCTTCATTTTGTGGAAGTAATTCCTCAAAAAGTGGAATAGACTTATGATAAAGTCCTAAAAATATTGGTTGTTCGGGATTTTTCATAGGTAAGTGGGGAGGGGACTCACCATCCCCTCCCTTCTCCTTAAATAGGATTTGTTGTCCAGCTACCATGTTTTGCGTAGCCGTTAACATCTTTCATAGCAGTTTTTTGATTACAATGGGGGCATGTGGTGAGATCCCCAAATTGTAATGTCTCATTTGTTAAAATTTCAAATTGTTGTCCCTTGGTAGGGCAATCTGAATTTTGACAAACAAAGTTGTAGATTTTCACTTGATCCCCTGGATATATTTTACTGTCGAGATCTCTTTACCTAGTGTTCTGCTCACCAGTCGAGCACGAATAGATAGCTCCTTCATAACCCCCTTTTTATAAGTAGGGTTCTTCAGGTAGCTATTTTTCAGTAATTGGTCAGAGCATAAATAAATGGGCCATCCACAACAAGGACCCTCACGGAGAGCTGTAGTATGACCTCGCGCTTCGTTATTTTTCAAACGAGAAGTAATCATACGCCCACGACTTTGAAACAATGAATTGCTTTCCTTCTTCTTCGTCATAGTCCTCCTATCATGTGAACAGTTCTTCTGGGGTCGTAGCCCCTTCAATCAGATTCAGCTCCATTTTGCCCGCATTGTGTTGCGGTCTTTCCGGAGCAAGAACCTTAATCTCTTTGAGTAATGGGAGTGAGTCAATTGGACAATCTGCAGCAAAGCTTGCGAGTGTGCGATACTTAGCCGTAGCGACCGATAGAATTGCATTAAGCAAATATGGGTCATTGATAACCCAAGTGGGTTCCCAATTTCCTTTGGTCGTGACAGTTGATCCGTCGCCTAAAGTACGACTGGTTTGAGACCTCCCGTTCTGATCTTGAGTAAAACGTGGTGTAGAATTAATAAAATAACTAGTTTGAACTACGTCGTTTTCATCCTTTTTGACATAAGATACGAGTCGCGCATCATTTAAAGTGATAAGCGATTCATCTACATGAAGTTGAATGTCAAAGTGACAGATGTTATGACGAGGTTTAGCAAAATCAACTGGAGCATTCCAAGTAGGATCCAACGTAAAGTTCTTGAGTGTTGCGATGTGCTTGTCCATTGTGTGTCTCCTTGTTTTGTGTTTATCTATAGTACATAATGTACTGATAGCTTAGTCGATTTGAATTTCTGTCACTGTATCGGCTGTTAATGATCCCTTTTTTACCAAACGCATTTTGTTAATTTCCGGATCATATTCGCACACAACAATATAAAGACCTGGATCTTGAGAAGAGATCCCTAATTCAATAGGATCAATAAAAAAATTATTTTCGGTTTTGTTAAATGCTTCATGTTCCCAAACTTCTAAAAAGATGTCAGTTAAGTCTGCAACATCACATTCTCCAAATTCTATAGGATAAATACAATCAAATTCATTGTAAGCAACAGTATATGATAGAGAAGTTTTTGTCACTTGATATAAATTACAAGCTAGTTGTAACCAATTAAGCGAACAAGAAGGAAGAATTGACTTAGGAGAATCCATTCCTTCAATATAAAAAAAATTTCGTTGAAGAGTCATATTGAGAATTCTAATTTCAGGAATTGATGCGTTAAATAATGCCCATAGAATTAAAGCTTCAGTTTTTTCTGCTGTTCCTTCACTCTCTTCTAAATATGTTAATAGAGTTACATGGTCTTTACTAGAAGGATGATAGTTAACTAAAGATTCAAGCATGGCAACTCCGTATCAATTTCAAACCCACAAAAACGTTTTGTTATATCCAAAAAATTTTTGTCAAAGAAAACAAGGATATTATCTCTTAAAATTTATATCTGAAAATATTCTTCTTATAGAATTTTGATTTTAAGACATATCTTTTATACAGCGTACAAGATTAAGACGATTTTTATCTTCAGGATGCATAGGATAATTACGAATAATAGTTACGGTCCACACCAAATCATCATTATAATAGTATGGAATTGAAGACCAAAAACTCTCTTTTTTCATTATATTAGTAATTCTTTTAGGTCCAGTTTCGAATAAAGTAAATAATTCCAATCGGGTAGGTAATCTTCCTCCTTGCGCTTCAACCCAATTTTGAGCTTCATACCAAGTCATTTTTTCTTTAGAGACAGGACTCCATATTAATCCAGTTTGAGGATCTTTTTGCCAAGTTGCTCTTTTGTATTCTTTTTCTAGATATAACAATTTTGGTTCTTTATAAAACATTATATGTTTATTTTGTTCCATTTAAGATACCTCTTCTGTATCTACATAGTCAGCTGATTCTTTAGCTCTTCCTTCTAATACATTAAACTCAAATGACTTATACTTAAGGATATTTCTTTCTTCGACTCTTAAGCATACTCCCTCTTTAATATGAAGAGGAGTTAATATCGAAGGTGTTTGGCAATGGGTTTCACAACGTTTTACCAAAGAATCAATAGAATTTTGTGTCAAAACAAAAGTTTCGAGTTCTGGTACTGGTTTAAGACCAAGTTCTTGGCAACGCTGTTTGACTTGAGGCCAATTTAATTCTATTTCTTTATCATCTGGAGTTACCTGAACAATACGATAGATATATGCTTCGCATGTTTGATTAGGACAACCATAATGAAATGGCATTGCTTGTAAATGGACATAATCAGGGAATAAAGATTTATCTTTTGGTTTTATTGTAATAGGTCCTTGAATGGCCTTTCCGTTAGGCAAATAGCCTACGATTTCGTAATAAAGGATCTCTCCTTTTCTTAGCCCTGCTGTTTTAATTTTGTTATGCCAATCTTGGCGAAATTGATTAGATCCATAATATCCTGTTCCTTCTGGATTTAATATGGTTCTACGTGTTCCAGAAATATATTCCCATTTGGAATAAGATAAGTCAAATTTCTCAAGAATTTTTGTCCCCCAAGAGGGTTTATTAATCTTGATATATCCGGTCCTTGCGCTGGTTCCGTGCAATTTCTCGCTAATTACAATGACTTGTCCTTCTTTCAAAGAATGTAAATTCTTTTGAAGGTGAGTTGTTTCGAAATGTTCTTTTAACATTTCGTAAGAAAACTTTTTCTTGTTTTTCTTTTTGTTGGTTGGGCCACTCATTCTTTGCAGAGTGGCAGGAGTATAATACTTTTGACAAATCAATTTACCGTTGACAGTATCAATTAAATCTCCTTCATCAAAATCTGTTTTTCCTGTCCAAAATAAAGATTCTATTTTAGTCCAATAGCCATTACTTTTTTCGCCTCGTAGGGTTAGGGCTCTGACTCTTCTATTGTCCTCGAAAAATCCTCCCATCGGTTCACCTGTGGTAGGATCTTTGCGGTATAATTTATTAATAAGACACATTTCATGCGAAAGTTGTCCATCAGGACCAAAGTAAACACCTAAATCTCCTTCTTTTGCATTAGCAAAAATAATAGTTTCGCCACAAACTGTAGCTAATTGTAATTTATCAGCGTTTGGGTGAGGTCTTACATTTCTTAAGGCTACAACTATTGCCGAATACATAATTTTCTCCTTTACAGTATTTCTTTTTGTAGTTTTTGAAGTTGATAATAAAAGTATTGCCATCTAGAAATATTTTTACCACTTAGTAAATATACCCCCCACTCATATACGGCATTTACTGTATATATTTCATTGGCTTTTAAATCACTTTTGCCATAATGTTTTTCACGGTTAGAAGAACATGAATAAACAGTACTATCTGTTAGTAATACCTTATCTCCTTTTTGGAATAATTTCCGATGATCAATTGTTGGACTGTTCATAGCATCTCCAGTGTAATACCCAACTCTTTTAACATAGATAAGTCAAAAGCTTTTATATACCGTACTGGATAAACAAAACTTTTTACACGACTTTGTATTGAATATTCACTAGAACATATACGATACATATAATCTTCACGAAAAAGATCACGCGATGAGGACCAATAATAACATTCTGTAAATCCAGGAACTTTATCTATAAATGCTTGTCTTAACTCAAAAATTGTTGGTAACCTCCAGCCATTTTCTTCTGAGTCTTTGGCTTGATTCCAAGTCATTAGTCCTTGGGTTGGTCCCCAAACCCATCTGTTATTGAAGTCAATTGTAAAACCATTGATTTCTTTAAACATATTAGATCTCTAAAATTTATTTTTTCTGTATTTTTCTGCTAAACGTACTAATACTTTCTTTTTTACAGAAAGCAATTGACTAAGAGGCTCATAATATCCTTGTTCAAAAGGGAAAGGGCTTACTTTCCCCGATTCTATTTGTTGATAATATGCAGGAGAAATATCTAAATTTTTTGCAATAAAACTTTGTGTCAAATGTTGTTCTTTGCGAAGAACTCGTATAAAAGTTCCAAAATGTATTGGTCTTTTCATTTTATTTTCCAAGATTATTTAACGTACACAACGCGCATAGTGATAAAAATCTTTAAGATCGAAGTTGGAGAAACCTCTATTAAAATCAATAAGGTAAACACCACTGGGAAGAACATTACAAGATGTTGTTGTCCAAAACTTTTTATTTCTCATTGATTCGATGATTTCTTTAGGTCCATCATCAAATAGACTAGTAAGTTCTGATCTTGTAGGAAGTTTTCCCCCTTGTTTTTTTGCCCAATCCATGGCTTCGTCCCAAGTCATTGATTTTTCTGCAATTGGTCCCCACTCTAATCCGGTCGCAGGATCTTTAATCCAAGTTGTTTCTTTAACAGGTTGATTATGTTCGCATTCTTGACATAGTTCCTGTAGTTTTTCAAGTATTTTACAAGTCATGATTTCTCCTATTAAAGTCGCACACAACGCGCAAAACTTCTATTTGTATAATCCCAATAAATTTTACCTTTACTAAAAAATACATACTCTGAAAGACCTTTTGTATTAGGATGAGGCAATGATGTCCAAAGATATTTATTTTTCATTCCACTCTTAATTTCTTCTGGACCATTTTCAAACAAATCAATGAGTTCTACTCTTGTTGGGAGTCTTCCTCCTTGTTCCTCAACCCAATCTTTGGCTTTTTTCCAAGTCGTTCTTTTTTTTAAAATTAGTCCCCATTCTAATCCAGTTCGAGGATCTTTATACCATTCTTTCATTACAATAATTGGTATTTCTAGATCAACTTCCTGGTCATATCTTTTGCATAGTTTTTCGCATAGTTCTTGGAATTCTTGAAGTATTTTGCCTATCATAGGTCCTCTATTATGAAAGTTTGTTCATTCGTTGAATACTGTAATTTTTGAACTCCGTTTTTTCTTAGAGCTAGCATGCAAATTTCACAAGGCCTAGCAAGTCCTAGCAAACCAGAACTTCGTAATCTATATACAGTAGCCATATAAGGTATTTCTGAACACCTAGATAGGGCATGAGTTTCAGCATGTAAAGTAGATCTTAATGGATGTCCTGCTTGAATAGCATATTGAGAATGGAAAGGATGAGTCTTGGTCATAGAATTATAACCAATTGAAAGAATTTTTCCGGTTTTATCCGTAAGAATACAAACTAAATTATAATGTTGATTAGAAATATGAGGTTTAAGGTTAAGAAAGGTCTTCAGATTGTTCTTGTATTTCTTCATTTTCAAGACATCCTATTCCTTCAAGATATTCTACTAATGTATCATAGGACATATCAATGACATATTTTCCAGGACATACACAGTTATCTGCTCCTAGTCTTTTTGATAACCAGACTTGTTGAGCTGATGTGAGTTCATTCGAAAATTCTTCATCCCATCGATTTTTGTCAACAAAGAAAACGGTTAAGGAATGATCTTCGTCAAAGAAGAGTTCATTTCCTTCTAAAATAGAATAATAAAAACTATATCCTGAAATTTTTTCTTTTATCATTCAACTAGCTCCTTTAAAATATATGAATAAGTTTCAAATTTTCAAAAAGACTAAGGCCGCACACAACGCGCGTAGAGGTGGTAAAGTTGATAGTCGTAGAGAACGAGACCGTCGTAAAAACTCACGTAAAACGCGTCGTTCGGTCTGAGAACACATGAAGTCACAGACGACCAGAATGTTTTATCTTTCATTGGTTTTTTGATTTCTTCTGATCCGTTTTTAAATAAATCAAAAAGTTCTATTTGAGTTGGGAGTCGTCCTCCTTGTTTTTTAGCCCAAGCCATAGATTTTTGCCAAGTCATTCGTTCTTTTGCAATTGGTCCCCACTTTAGTCCAGTCGCAGGATCTTTGATCCAGACTGTTTCTTCAACAGGTTGATTATGTTCACATTCTTGACACAGTTCTTGTAATTTTTCAAGTATTTTGCAAGTCATGATTTTTTCCTGTTGTTATAGAGGTAATTCTTCTTTAATACTATTATTCTCTTTAAATCCTAAATCATTAAGAGTTTTACGGATTTGATCTGCTGACCCATCCATCCAATAGGTATTACCAGTAAGGATGGTTTCATCGAAAATATTTTCGAGTAAGAAGATTTCATCTTCATCAAGATCATCAAGTAAATCAAAAGATAGATCGAATGTATCTTTTCTAACAATGGTGACTGTATACCCTTGTCTATTCTCTGCCTCAAAATTGTCTAAGCAATAATAGAAATCTGAATATTTCATAGTTCCTCTCTTAAGAGATTGATTTTCGTTATTGTTTAATTTATTTTTTTCATTTTTCAATAGATATAAAATATGTTCTTGAGAAACTTTAATGTTTACGAAGATTTTTGACAAGAAATTTAATCCACTTATGCACAATGAAAGGAAAGCACATAGGCCACAATAAAGATAATAGTAACAAAACACACGAAAGTTCTTCATATGGTTCTGTTCCTTTTAGTTCGTATAAAAAATATAAATGGCCAAATCTATATATAACAATTCCTATAAAGATTGTTAACAACCATAAATACAATGGAATTTCTGGAGCATTAAACATTAATATAAATGCCATGCCCACAAACCAAATAACATTGATTAATTTATATAGAATATTCATTCGGCTATTCTTAATAAAATTAGATACCCAATTAAATCTAATAGAGTATCTTCATTGTCTTCGGTTTGATTTAATATTCGACTTAGTTTATCATCGATTCTGACCTTTAATTGTTCTATTTTGTCGGCTTTTGAAAATATACGAACAGGATCAAAGGCAGCGTTTCCATATTTCTTATTTTTCTCAATTAGTAACTCAAGAACTCTTTCTAACACAAGTTTAACTTTTTCTATAGTTTCATTGTGTTCGTCTCTGAAAATTGCCATTAGTAGATAACCTCATCTAGGTTAATTTCTTTTGGAGTCTCTACATATTGAGTTTTACGGAGTGGGTTTCCTACGGATTTTGTTGTAATATTTGCGGCACATTGTTTACAAAACAAGCCCTCTTTATTTACTTCGTGTCCTTTAGTAACCTTAAGAGTTTCGTATGTCTCTTTATCTTTTACTGTATACTCTACAAGACGAATTTCTGTAATAAGTTTTTCGGGTGTATCATGAATAACATGATTACATTTTTCACAACGGAAACACATACTTTTTCCCTCCCAGGATTAGTATTTTACGCAGATTACATTACCAATTCCACTTTTAATAATATTATTAACGTTTTCGTATAATAATCCTATTTGATTAGTTCCTAATATTTCAGGTTCATTAGGAAGTGACCAAAAATATTTACCTTTCATACGGAGTTGAATTTCTTTCGGTCCAAATTGAAATAAGTTAAAGAGTTCTATCTGTTTAGGGAGTCGTCCTCCTTGCTTTTCAGCCCAATCCATGGCCTCTTTCCATTTCATTAATTTGTCTGCGATTGGTCCCCATTTTATTCCAGTTTTATAATCTTCATCCCATCCCCGATAATCATTTTCTTGAATCATTTTAATCTCCACATATGCAACGTACACGATAAAGGTTATCTTTGTTATCATAGTATAAATGATTAAGATAAAAATTTGCAGCCCAAACACTATCGCTATCACCTACATGAGATGATGACCAATAACGATTATCTCCCATTCGTTTTTGAGTCTCTTCAGTTTGGTTATTGATTAGTTCAAGGAGTTCTACCCTTGTTGGAAGTCTTCCTTTTTGTTTTTCACACCATTTTACAGCTTCATCCCAAGTCATTTCTTTCTTAGAAATTGGTCCCCATTTTAACGTAGAAATGGGTATCTTGATTTGGTTTACTTCTTTAACAGGTTGTTTATATTCACATTCTTGACATAATCCTTGTAGTGTTTCAAGTATTTTGCAAGTCATAAAGTTCCCTTTATTGGAAATAGTTAATAATGTAATAAGAAGTAATAAAAATAATTATTGATATATAAAAACATAAGTAAATAGTTCCTATCATATATACTTGAATAGTTCCATGAAAGCACGAATTAAAATTATAGTTGGAATAATTAATAATAGGTAAGGAATTGTATATATGATTATTAATATTATTATTGAAAGGACTATTAACCCTAATAAACCTATATGTATTTTCATTGTTTTTTATTAAATTGTTTTATGGAAATCATATTCTAAAGGAATAGTTTCCCAATTTAAGACTTTTTTATAATAGCTATTAAAGTCTTTACAAGGGTCTTTTGCATTATCATCAAAGTAAGAATTAATAGCATAAAGTAAACTAGGATATTTATTATAAAGATGTTGATAAGTTTTTGTTAGTGTCATCCCTTTCTCAACTAATTCTTGAGCTTTTTGCGCTCTTCCAAGCGCTATTTTTGTTCCTAATTTCTTTGAAAATTGATCTGGTTTTGTGTTTTTATTACCCGAATGAGATGCGGCCCATCCAATAATTCCATTATTTAAAATGACACAAGTTAAGTAGTTTTTATAATAAAATACTTTATATGGTGTATTCATATTGCTTCTCCTATGGATGTGGGTATAGGCCAAGATAATGGCCAATTCATGAGTAGTTCATCTAAATTATTAGATTGTCGAACAAGAGTATGACGAGGAACAGTATGAACATTTCGGGCAAGAGCAGCTTCTACACTTATACCAAAGTAACAGAAATTAACTTGATAATTTGCTTTTATTGCGGCATTATAATAAGGTTCAATTGCCCATTTAGTTAGATTTGTATTATCTATGATAATAGTTTCTGCTTTAGCAAATAATGCTAAATGAAATTTATTTTGACAAGCTTTATGAGCTTGTTCAAGTTTTGTTGGATCCCAATTATATGTCCCATCTTTTTCAAAGAAGTGATCTGCAGAACATATTACTGCATTGGGAAAATTTTTAGCGTAAGTACTTTTACCCGAACCAGATATACCAATGAAAATATTTACAGTTTTCATGGCGTTAAACTCCAACTTTAAATTTTCAAAAAGACTAAGGCCGTACACAACGCACCGCGTAGTCACGTATTTTATCGTTGTTGTTAGTATCACTATAGTTAAAGTTTACATACCATGCATTATAGACGTAATAGAAGCAAGATAACAAGGACCAGAATTTATTTGATTTCATTGGTTTAACAATATTTTTTGGTCCAAAATCAAATAGTTGGAGAAGTTCTGCTCTTGTTGGAAGTCTTCCGCCTTGTTTTTCAGCCCAGTCCATGGCTTCTTCCCAAGCCATTGGTTTTTCAGCAATTGGTCCCCATTCCAGTCCTGTTTTAGGATCTTTTTGCCAGATGACTTCTTTAACAGGTTGATTAGATTCACATTCTTGACATAATTCTTGTAGTTTTTCAAGTATTTTGTAAGTCATGGTTTTCCTCTTGATTAATTAATTATTTAGTTGTTTTCAAATACAATCTTTTCTTGTACTTTTGTACCGTCAAAATAACACAGATTTCTTTTTGCTTCTTCTAGGGAAGAGAAAGTATTTTTGGATCGGGGATCTAATGATATGAAGGAATCATAGGACGACGCGTCATCCCACCACGACCACGCAAACAGATTAATCTGCGTTGGATGACATATGTAACGCTGCCGTATATGCTCGTTCTTTCGACAATGCGAACTTTCTTCATTTTTTTTCTCTTGATGGTCCCACTAGGATTTGAACCTAGACTCTCTGCTTATAAGGCAGAATAGCTAACCAATTACTACTATGGGACCCTGTTTAAAATTATTAATAATATTAGAATTGAATTTCTTTTTTATAATGGATAATGCCATTTTGACACAAATAACCTAATTGATATGAAGGAATTATAGGATGAAATTTTTCCTTAGATATATATTTGCAATGATTTTTTATCAAGAATTCTTCCGTAATATAAGAATTTGTTTCATGATAAAAATTAGATTTCATTTTAATTTCAAAACCAACAAGTAAAATTACAAAAATTATAGCAATGATACCTGCTACTTTTACAATTTTAGTTTGATTTATTTTTAACTCATTTTAGATTTTAAAAAGGATGACCATCGGTGGAACTGCCCCATCCCTTCCTACGTACCATGTAGGGCTCTCTCTTGAGCTGATGGTCTTTTGAAGAGTGGAGCCGTTGGAATCGAACCAACCTCCGTTCATGACCGTAGCCAAAAACGTCTCCCAGAGTGCCCCATAAAATTAGTATGTAGCCCCTTCCGCGCTCATACTATATATCCTCTAGCTTTTTGAGTCAAAAGCCAAGGGTATTTACCTATGTAAGAAAGTTTATTCTTTGTGGAGATGTTCTTTGATATGTCCGCATGTTCGACTAGCGGCATCTAAGCCTAAAATGCCGACAATAGTCCCCAAGGCAGTAACTCCGATCCAGATTAGAGTATCTACGGCCCATTGCATATGTACTCCTTGATTTAACCCTCTAGCAGAGGAAGGCGAGCATCATTAGTCGCTAAACCAAGACTGGTTTCGTTTGGATACTCAAGGCTTTGGAGATACTTGTCCAAGTCTTTTCCGTCCTTGGCATTGGCAAGATTGTAAATTTTTACCCCTGCTTTCTTAGCCAGACGGCAAAGTTGCGCAGTGTCACCAGTAGGATCTTTCTCGAAACAAGTGATCATAAAAGAACTAGGATCGTTCAAGTTGTCTCCAAGAATCATGTAGCTAGTGCGTGCCATGATCTTGCGAGTCGGCGTTTTGAGATGAGACCAGTTGATTTCGACATTGTTGCCTTCTTCATTGACACCAAGTCGATACCAATTTTGCTCTGCAATACAGTAGGCTTGACGGCTAATCCTATTGTGTTGACTGGGATGGTTATTGAAGTTTGTCCAAGGCAAATATACGCTACACCTAAAGCCCGCTCCTTCTTCAAAGGCTTTCGAGACATTCGTTTCTCCACCAAGTCGAGCAATAAATCCCAACTTAGAGAGACGTTTGGCAAACGCCGTAAAACGGTCCAAATTTTCTTGACTCACTTCCCGATCTGCTGAACCAGTGTAAAAACGCATGGCTTACCTCCTCAGGTAGCTTTTTAAACAACACAAAGCATTAAATCTTTGTGTCAATACTTGAATTTTCAAAAAGATCACGGCCGCACACAACGCGCGTCGTAGTCGTTATCCTTATTGTCGAGGCCGACGTAGCCGTAGTCGAAATTCACGTACCACGCGAAGACGGAGTTGTAGACGTAGGACGACGACGACCAGAATAGACCTCTCAATCCCTCCAGCCCCGGAGCTGTCTTCCCGGTTTCCCTATCAATGGCATTCATTAATTCATTGACTCCCGGAAGATACCAGTCGTCAAAGCCAAGGTGCTTCTCTGCGTTGAGCTTGGTTGGAAGGTTTATTGCCTCTTGCCAAGTGCATTGAAATTGTTTACTAATTTTGTTGGTATAGTCTTTCATATTAGATATAACCTCCTGAAATGAAAGCTGTATAATCTGAATTAGTTTGGAAACCTTCTTGGTCTAACGCTATTCTTACCTGGTTAATATCAAAAGGATCCCAAAATACTTTATCAAAGCTATAACAAAATTCCATTTCTTTAACAAGTCCAATACTTTCAAAATATTTAAATTCTTGAAATGTTTCCTCGCTTTTACAATAACGATATTTATTCCAGAATTTAACCGGACAAATATTTATTGTAAACATTCCAGGGTTATCAGGATCATCAAGAAAAACATAATAAAAATCTGAACCTGTAGTTTTCATATTAATCCTTACACAGGAATATTATTTATGGTATTTTTTGTCAATTCTTCTTTTACCATTTGCTCTATTTCTAGATTGAAGCTTTTAACTGTAATTTCAAATGCTTCGTCAAAATCAGGATTTTGTAATTTTTCTTTAATTTCTTTCCATGTCATATTTTTGTACGCCAAACAACATAGAAAGGCATAAGTATTTATTAGCGTAAGTAGTCTTTGTTCAATTGAATTAGGATCATTTCTATTATCTAGTGCGAGAGAAGCAGCCATGTGTTTTGCATCAAGAATCATTTTTTGTACTTCTTCGTTATTTTTAAAAATAAGCATATTTGCTCCTTATTGATGAAAGCGTTTTTGATAGTCTTTTCCATATTTGCAAAGTTCAACAATATATTCTTCTGTCAACAAATCACGAACTTCTTTCTCGAAGTCTACATTGTCAATGTTTGCGAGTATAACGGCTTTGATAAATCCTTTGATAAGACCACGGATAAGAAATGGGAAAGGTACTGTCATCCATAACGGATGTTGAGATGTCCAAGTAGAAAACGCAGCACTAATTGTTTGAGAGAGGCTTTCTTCAACTAAAGTATACATATAATCCTCCTCGGATTATTGGCCTAAGCCTGCTTCATATTGCAATACATAATCTAAGGCATGTTGAAGATCTGCATCATTGAAGTTAAGATTGTTTAGTTTAGTTTTTAAATCATCAGGAACGAAGACCCATCCAGGTCTACTTTGTAAATATTCAATATAATTTTTGTCCATTTTTTGTGCAACATTATCTTTCATAGCTAGAAAAAGTCTTGACGCACAAACCCATTTTGTTTTTAGATTGTCTTGTAACCTAGCAAAAGTTCCTGGTTGCCAAGAATCAATGAAATTTTTATTTTTTAGTAAATTTTTGCACAAAGATTTTTTGTCAAGATTTATATCGAGATTAAGATTATAACAATCTAATACATATTTATCTTTATTATAAAGAGTGCATGTAATCATGATTCTCTCCAAGTTTCAAATTTTCAAACTGATCACTACCGCACACAACGCGCGTAGAGGTAGTTAACCTTAAAGTCGTAGTTGACGAAGCCGTAGCCGAAACCCACGTACCACGCGTAGTCGGTGTCGTTGACGTGGGACGACGACGACCAGAAATTCTTATCGCGCATGGGCCAACTATTTCCTCCGGCCACTCGTCACAGAGTTGTACCAGTTCCCACCGTTTGGCTACACGTCCTCCTTGCTTTTTTGCCCACTCCTGAGCCTCGTTCCATGTCATTCTTTTCTCAGAGATTGGTCCCCATTCTTTTCCGGTTTCCATATCTTTGATCCACTTGCTCATGGCGCGGTCCTCTTGGTTATATCGATTTCGTCGCGCAGTTTGTTGATCTTGTGAGCAATGTCGTTGATAGAACAAACAAGGTCCAAGGCAATATTGATTCCAATCGAATCAATAAGCTCATCCAACAAACCCTGATAGTGTCCCAACAGGTACGCCTGGTTTGACGATGTTTTTACGTCGTAATTGTAACGCCAATTGTGTCCTCCACTTTTCCTGCACCTCATGTATTCGTTGAGTCTCTCGCTCATGGAGCAGTCCTCCTGGCCTGATTTAGCTTTTTCAGAAGAAAGCCTATACATCCAAAGATGTCAAACTTGTTTATTTCTATTGGATTTTTATGCCACCTTCCGATCCAATAGCTATTCTTTTTTAGGATTCTTGGCCACTCGTCAGGGCCAATGATGATGTGCCAAATTATGATACGAATGTTGACGAAATCGCCACTCATGGCTCCTCCCAGGTATCAAGACCGATCACGGCCGCACACAACGCGCGTAGTTGTAGCTATCCTTACTGACGTAGTCGACGAGGCCGTAGTTGAAATTCATGAACCACGCGCAGCCGGTGTGGCCACCGTCGTATGAGGACCAGAATATTTTCCCCTTCATTGTTACTTTAATCTCTTCTAGGCCTTCATGAAAGAGGTAACACAACTCCCAAGGTTTAGCCTGCTTTCCACCCAGTTCCTTACACCAGGCTTCTGCCTCATCCCAGGTCATCCTTTCTTTAGATTCAGGTCCCCATTCTAATCCGGTTTTAGGATCTTTCTGCCAGATTGTCATAAGTTTTCCTCATTGTTTTGACTATGTGTTGGTTAGGTATGATATTAGGATTCCGTTCTTTGAAAACTGAGTATTCCTCTCCGTGAAGATCATTAAGAAATGTTCCGACTGCTCCAGAACGAGAAATTCCAGCAGCACAATGTATGACAAAATTTTCTGTCTCATGTCCTTTAACAAAATCTAAGATTTGTTTGGCATGTTCTTCTTGAAAAAGAATATACTCAGGATGTTCCGGAACAGTTTCATCAATATCGAAGAACACTAGAGAAAGTATTCTTATATTTTGTGCGAGAGTTTTTATTACTTCGGCTTCTTCTAATGTATCATTGATAGAAATGATATTAATATTAGGACGAAATTCTTGTTTTTCAAGTATCTCTTTTACGAAAGTTCTTGGGAATATCCAAATCTTCATGATTCTTCTTCTCCATCGCTCGTTCTTTTCCGCATTGCTTCGCTTGTGCTTAATTATGGCGCAGTCCTCCTGATGTCGGTGGCGGCGAGCTTGTCCGGGCCGATGCTTCCGTCTGGCTGGAGGTAGCCTGGTTTGCAATTTTCAACCAAACAAGATGAGCAGGGCATGAGGTCACCTAATGTACACCCGTTGTCACACTCGTCTTCATTGTACAACCCACCGAAGTTGTTGGTGGTCAGATGTTGGAGTGTTATTCCTTTGACGTTCATGTTGGCTCCCTCTGGATTGTCCGGGCCGATCTTGCCGTCGGGCTGGAGATAACCGTATTCGCAACCTAACATGAAAGCACATCTCTCCATCGCCGTGCAGGAACACACTACTTCCTGTGTTTCTCTCGCCATCCTGTAGAGCCCGTGGTATCCGTTCGCGTCGCGGTGTTGCCGTGCGGCGTCGATCACGTACATGCTATCTCCTTGGATTACTTGTTTCTTGGTACAGTTTCACGGCATCGTCGGCGACTTGTGCCTCCTTGGCTTGTTTGATCTTGCGGTACACTGTTACCGCGTTGTCGGCGGTTTCCCAGGAGATGTCTCCCCCGTTGTACCGCAGTGTTTCAATGAACGCCGCCGCCCATATCAGCCGCTCCATGTCGATGGATGTGGTTGTGGGCCTTTGGTTTTCCTTGAAGTCATCGATAATATTTTCAGTAAAGCTCATTTCGCCTCCTTGTCTTGTTTATCTTCTTCTTCATTTTCTTCTCTTTCTTGTATCGCATAGAGAATTGCTTCTCGAATAGTCTTTTTCCATTGTTCTTTTTCAATAATGAAAGTCGTAACAAGGTCACTTGGAACTTCCATGGGACATTCTTGGAAACCAGAAGAAGAAATAGCCCAATGTCCTCTGTCGTCAGAGATAAGAGCATAGCCTTCTTGATCTTCTAACCAATTAATCAATTCACTATCAGTATAAGTATTCATGGTTTTTCCTCAAGGTTAAACTTAATTTTTTTCATGTGTCTTATAATATTGATAATAGAGAGGAAGAACTTGCTGTATAAATTCACTTGGGAGAACAATATTCCATAAAAGTTTATAAACACTTGAAATAGCAGACGGACCGCGTATTTCTCCTGAAGTCAGCATGTCCATTATTTCTTTATAGGCCATATAATGTTTATCATAAAAAGTTACAGAAGTTTTTTCCTTCCAATATGGGCCTTCGTTTTCTGGAAATCTTTGTTCTTTAAGTGTTACTTGAAAGTAAGACCCTTGATTCCAATAACCGAATTCAAAAACTAATTGTTGTTGATCTACATAATATTTAGGTTCTTGTCGTGGAGGAGCAACATCTGAAGATAAGTCTTGTATGAACTGAATACTTAATCTCATAATTTACTTCTATTATAAAAGGTTGTTTCTTTTGTCATAAACTTTTATTTTTCCCAGCCTACATTTTTACTGGCTTGGACATGATCACATGTCCGTTTTTTTTCTACTATTACTTTACTGTAATACTTGCCAGTTTCACCTTGAAACCAAGGATCACCGGCTGGTGCAAATCTCCATTTATATAATAATTCTTCATACGAAGCATTTCAATCCGTTGTTTTTGTTGCTCTGTCATATTTCCTCCATAGAAACAAGAGAGTTGATAAAGCCTATATATCCCTTGTCTGAAAAGGTCTGCTTTATATATTGATACCTTTTATTGTAAGCCAAATAATATCTGCCATCAGAACTACATTGTTTAAGAAGTCTAAGAATAATGTCAAATTTAGTTTCAAGCAGGCCAAACTGATCCTTGCTGATTGCCTTTGCTTCTTCTTCGAATTCATCAAATAAGTCCAAAATAGCTTGTTCATAGCCACATTCATTGCACATATTAGCCTCTATTTTTCTCTTTAATTTCATTAAGAAGTTCTACAATTGTATCCGCCTCACTTTTTTTACGTGGAGGTGGTGGAGGTGGAGGAGGTGGCTTTGGAAAAGATGGCGGTGGATTTATCCGATACCCTTTATAAAAAGATTTTGGGAGAGTATAAAGTAAACATATATAAATAAAAAAGATTGAGACACCAATAAACATGATTGTTAAAAAACATGAAAACATAATTTCTCCTAAAAGTTAAGTTTATTTTTATTTCCTTTTTCTTAGCATCTCCAAATGGTATTTATTGCATAAATTATTGTGCCGCAAATTATTCCAGTTATAGCAATCCACATGCGAAGTTTATCTTCACTTTGATGTAAAAGACGAAAACGCTATAAGCAGCATAATAAATATAGTTAAAAATGCTAGTGCTTCGCTACATCCCATAATTTTCTCTTTTATACCTGAATTTTGAAATTCTTCTTTAAAAGCTTTTCGTTCTCCTAAATATATAATTATAAGGACAAGTAAAATAGGAATTATGGAACACCAAAAACACATAGTTTCTCCTAGAATTTATCCCCAAAGGGTGTTTATTGTATAAATTATTGTGCCACAAATCATTCCCGTTATAGCAATCCACATACGAAGTTTATCTTCACTTTCCATATTTCTCCTTTTAAGTAAGGAAATATTCCTAGTTATCTAAAACAATACGATGATTTACTTGTACAAGTTTAAATTCTATAACTTCAAGAATAAATAAAGGCTTAGTTAGGCGCAAACATCGTTGAGTATATTCATTATTCAAACAATGTTTAGCCCGTCTTTCAACTACAGCAAGTTTTGTTGAAGGAATATAGGTCATGTAATCTGAAGGATTACGTGCATGGTCGTTATACCATAAATTAACTTCGGGAAACCAAATGCCATAGACATTTTCAGTTTGCATATCGTTTTAACTCTCTTTTATTTTATTAGAGATATCTATAAGTTTAATTTTTTAAAGCGCAAATACTTGTTTTATTAACTTCACTGAAAAATCATTTTTACAATTAAAGAGTATAGATAAATAAGTAACTATTGTTTTATCAAAAATAATTTCATATTTGATTTCTTCTTTAATGTTGTTATCTACAACGTATTTAGATACTTCTTGTCTTAAAATCTTTGCAATTTTTTTATATACATTATCAGTAGGGATTTTATATTCAAGGTCTTTTAGTAAAAATTCTATCTTCATAATTTCTCCTAAAAGTTGAATTTATTTTTTTATTAAAAATTATCTTAAGCAGTAAGAAATATAATAAGAAAAACTAAAACAACACATATTATGATGTATGAAAAGATACACATGTTTTTCACCTTTATAAGGTTTCAATTTCTAGTTGTTCAAAATGTATAAGTTGACTATTATGATACCAATATCCCCATTCACTAATTCGATACCAATTCGGTATGTGATGGGACTCTCTTATATAGCTTATTCTTGGCTCTAGTTTTTCACAACGCGGTTGGAAAAGAGTGTGTTCAGGTATTCTATTTCCACGATTTTCATCTTTTAATACGTATATATAAGGATCTAGTAAAAGAACTTTATCTCCTATTTCAAATTTAGTTTCTTGAGACATATCTCTCCTTAAAACGATAAAGTCTCCCTTCTCTCTCCTGACCACTCTCATCCCTCTAAAGGATAAAAATGCGCACAAAATGTTATTATTGTTGATTTTATTGAGGAGAGAAGAAAGGAAGAAATGATTTATTTGAGAGGATGATCCCATAGTTGATCAAACTCTGGTCTCCATCCTCGGGGAGTTGTTCTGCAATGTAAATGAATGACGATGTCTTTACTTACTGTATGATAACAACGATGCCCTTTAAGATAAGGGCGTGAAAAAGAACCCTTAGAATTCATTTTGAATTTTGTTGCAGTATCTATATTGGAAACAATTAATGGATTTCTTTTAAGCATACATTTTAAGTATGAATCTCGATCGTCAAGAAATGCGCAACTAGCGCTTCTATTAAGATTAAATGATCTCCCTTGCCCCATTAATGAAATTGTAATCAGATTATTACTCATTGTATGAATTTCATGAACGAGTAATCGTTCTTTATAATGAGTAAGAAATCTCTTACATTCTATATGGTTACCCTTTACAACAAAGGGTTGAGAATTTTTAGAAAAGCAAATATAAATATGCGGAGCATCGAATATTCCTTTTTTAAGAGGAAATTCGGCCAGTACTTTATATTGAGGATAATTTTTTCTTTTAGTTTCTTCTTTTAAGACTTGATGGTATAGATTTTTTTGTTTTTGAATAAGCATAGTTACTCCAAGAAAATGGGTCAGATGGAGCTTCAGTATGCAGTATTAATCGAAGCCCACCCAACCCGTTATGGAATCTTGCCTTCAGTATTTTATAAATATATTAGCGAAGGCAGTATTTCCTTTTTTTTGAAGACGGCATCACTAAGATTCATACTTAGATCTTCTGGTAGACACCAGAGGCTCTCTCCTTTGAGCTATGATGCCATTTTTTATGCCCGAAGTCGGGTTTGAACCGATAGGCTCATTAGCCAGGATATTTTAACCCTGGAGATACCATTCCTCCCATTCGGGCTACTTTTTTTTTAAGAAAAAGACGGCATCACTAGGATTCGAACCTAGATTTTCAACAGCATAAGGGCCGGACGTTCTCCCTTTTAAACTATGATGCCCTAATTTTTATGTAATGCCCGAAGTCGGACTTGAACCGACACGACCTATTGGTCAGAAGATTTTAAGTCTTCCGGGTATACCATTCCCCCATTCGGGCTACTTTATAAGGTTATAGTTTCCATTTCATTAAGAAGTTTAAATTGACTTCTATGATAATAAGCTGGACTACCATTTAACATAACCCAATCAGGGTATTTTTCGTAACAACTCATTACAGTATATATTTGATAAGGTTTTAAGGCTCCTTCTCCGTAGGATCTTCCTCGCTTTGTAAGAGTCACACGATAAATATTTCTATTTGTAAGAAATACTTGGTCTCCAATTTTAAATTGCGGCATATAACCTCATAGAATTATAACTTCTATTTCTGTGATAGGAATGAATTGACTAACGTGAATCCAATATGTGTTTCTGTTCAATCGATACCAATGTAGAAAGTCTAAATTTTCACCGGTTTGTGTTATTGTATATTTTTGCTGATTTTTTAGATAATCTTTTATAATTAGTGTCCCTTTGACTTCATCTGTATTCATGAGATAGACGTTACCATCGGTTAAGAATACTTCATCTCCGATTTTGAATTGTTGGCGCATATCATTCTCCCAATCGAAGATGTTTTGTTTAATTAATGTGACCGGTGGGAATCGAACCCACATCTTTGGGACCACAACCCAAAATTCTAGCCGTTGAACTACGGTCACCATCTATAAAAGTAGTTATCAGGTGTGCTATTACGCCAAAGGCCAGTCTACCATTAGTAGGTTAACACCCCAAATTGTCAGTTTAACTACCTACTTAAACATCCTGACAATCCCATTTTCATGGCTTGAGTCATCTGTTCCGTCGAACAGACGAGCAGTACGCATACAAGCTCAGGTCTTGTTTTTATTCACTGACGCGCCAGCAAGCTGCCGAACTCTTAAACGCCTTTGCAATGTTAAGGGGCCACTCTTTAAAAGATGGCTGCTTCTAAGCCCACTTCCCGGATAACCACTATTTTTTAGTTTCAAATTTTCAAAAAAATCACGGCCACACACAACGCGCGTAGAAGTCGATAGTCTTATTGTCGTAGCGGACGTAGCCGTAGTTGAAATTCACGTCCCATGCGTAGTCGGTGTAGCCGACGAGGAACGACGACGACCAGAATATCTTTGGATACATTGATATAATAATATTTTTCAAATTAGAATCAAAGAGTTGAATGAGTTCACCTCTTTCGGGAAGTCTCCCTCCTTGTTCTTTTGCCCAATCCATGGCTTCTTGCCAAGCCATTGGTTTTTCAGCAATTGGTCCCCATTTCAGTCCTGTTTTAGGATCTTTTTGCCAAGTTGTTTCTTTAACCGGTTGATTGTGTTCGCATTCTTGACATAGTTCCTGTAGTTTTTCAAGTATTTTACAAGTCATGATTTTCCTCGTAAAATAAAGAGTTTTTTATTTTTTTTGAAGAATATAAGTATTTTATATTAATTAAAATTATCGTATTCACTATCACAATAGCAGATGCACGTTATAGCTATAATACTAATAAATAAAACCGCAAAAACTGTTAAAAACGCCAACGCGAAATGTATTTCTATAATTGCCAATCCTATAGTTATTGGAACTATAGTTACTATGGTTTGTTTTAATAGATATGGTAAGCTTTTCTTTATTCCTTCTATTTTAGGTAATTCGTTAAAAACGACCATTTTATTTACCTTTTTATAAAATGAGTGAATAAGGTAAAAAATTACACCTATAGTAATAAATGCTAAAAGATGTGCAGCCATTATATGGTGTCCTTATTTATTGAGTAATACTTTAAGAATTATATGTATATAGTTAACTCGGCTCGTGAAATTTTTTTATTTCAGAGTCTCGCCGGGGTTCGTTTCATCTATTCCTTGTAAGTTTGCTTGAGTTTCTTGACATACTGGTTTTGGATAGATACTTACGAAGAACAATCCCATTGTGATACTGAAGAGAAATAGGAAGATGAGAATTTTATTTGTTTTCATTTGATTCCGAATGTTGGTATTGTTGTTTCGGTATTGTTGACACGAGTATCGTGGTGAATATGAGAAATGTACCAAGAATGATTGATGCTACAGCGAGGAAGTATTTTTGTGGGTTCATTTGGTCCCCTGATCGTCAAGACATTGACATTGTTGTGTTGGTTTTCTTAATTCTATTATGTTTTTTGCTGTAGTCAAAATAAGTGTAAGGAGAATAGTAGTGAGAATGACCATGATGATGATGAAGTGGTCATCTTTCATTTGTTTTCCTCTACGTATTTCTTGGCTTTTGCCAGGGTTTCTGGGTCTGCCAAGTTGTAGATTTTGATGTTATAGTGTTTGGCCATTCTGAGAGCTTGTTCTGTCCCTCCGACTTCTTTTGCATTTTTGGTCCAGCAGATTACGAATTTTACAGGTTGGTCTAGGTTTGGTCCTAGAATTTGGTTACAGGTTCGTGCTTGGAGTTTTTTGCCTCCAAGTCGTAGTGCATCCCAATTTGGGTGAAATGATTTGGCCATCTTGAGAGCTTCTTCGGTTATATGGAAGTCGCTCGAAGTGTGATCATTAAATTTTGGCCAAGGAAGGAAGATGTTTTTGTTTTCTGGATTACTTACGCCTGCTTCAAATGCAGCATCGGCTCCTTGTGCTGCTCCGCTGTAGAGTGTATAACCCTTCGCCTCAAATACTTTGGCAATTTGGGTCATGAAGTCACAGATTTCTTTTGGAGTTTCGCGCGAGCCAATTCCTGCGTAAGCTTTCATGGTTTACTCCTTGGAAAAAAGGCAAGTGAAGGCTCGGATTTACTTTTTACCGAGATCTCATACTTTGATGTGTTTTAGCTTTAAACTACCTTCACTTGTTTTTATATCATTGAGAACTCTTAGTATTATAACTATTTATGCTCCTTGCTGAGCTTACTTAGCCGTCGGGTAGTGTCATAAGGGTTCCTCCCCTGGCGTTCTAGACATTTCTACACGAGGTTTCAATTCTCCACCCCAGGGCCTTTTATGTCATACCCAGGACAAAAAGTGATAAGAGCCCCCTCCCGCTCGTTATCGTGGCTTTCCTGCCTGAACGACCTTTTGAGTGATCAGTTCTAAGGTGTAAGCCTTGCCTTGCGAGCTTTTGCCCGCTTTTTTTTACAGAGTTGGTGGCGTTGAGTCGCCTTGTTTTTCAGGGAATTTTTCGTTGAGCTTATCCCTGAGTGGTTTGCCTACTTGCGATGCTTTGACGGCCAGTGGACCGCCTACTGCCTTGAATCCTAGAAGTCCTAGGAAAGTTCCAAGCGCTGTTATCACCAACCAGATGATTGAGTCTAGGATGAACTGCATCGGACACCTCGTTTTGTTTAAATGCCAGAAATTTTTTGTCACTCAACGACGTGAAGTTTGTTTTGTCTTTCTTGTTCGAGACTTTTGTACATGCTCTTGATAACTGCGTTTCTATTGTGAATGATAGCGTAGATAGCGCCTGTGATGCCTCCGAGGCACGCCATACCGATGCTGATAGCAACCAGTGCCCAGTATGAGAATGTTGCTAACCACCAGATGATGTAGGGTCCAGCGAAGATCATGGTGAGCATATATAGGATCCATGCTACTACTACTTTAGTGCTCATGATTTTCTCCTGTTAGGTTTCAAGTTTATTTTATGTCAATCTTGACATTTGCAAGTGCCGCATTGACATTGTTCGTCTTCGTAGTTGTCGTAGTATTGTTGAAGTTGTTTGAGTTCCTCCTTGTAAGAGCGCGCAAGGTTTAGTTCTTTGAGGTAGAGACTTGGGTGTTTTCGCGCCGCAAGCTCTTTCTCCTTGATGAGATCCATGAGATGCGATAGTGTTCCTTGATATCCTAGGCCACAGTTGAGTAATTTCATTGCGGTACGTGGCTCGATTTTTTCTCCGATCATATTGTCGATGATCTTGGAGATGTAGCTCATATTTTCTCCTTGTATGGTGTCTGGAATTTCTTCCAGTGGTACGAAGCAAAGATCAACGATCATTTTTTCCCTTGTTGTCCTAACCAGCAGATTGCTAAGCCAAGTACAATTGTTGTTGCAACACTAATTATTGTGGCCATTCTTCGTCCTTTTCGAGGTCGATTTTGGTTGGTTCAGGAACGTATGGACCAGTGATCGTTTCGACGATATCTTTGGCGTCTTTCAAATGTGTGTTGGTGAGTTGCTTGTAGTTTTTGATCCAGATGATCTTTTTGTTGCGTGCCTCACCGTAGAAGTAGTCGTAGAGTGTTTTTGCGATCAGTTTGTCGGTTGCGGTTGAGGGGGCGAGTGTCATGATCAAGCTGATGAGTAACGGGTATTGGTTGTCTGTAATAGCGTTGCTTATTCTTTTTTTGAGGTTTGTGATTGTCTGGTAGTATTGGTCACCTTTTTTTTCTTCTTGTATTAGCGAGTATTTGAGTGATTCGATGACATCTTGTTGGCTGTCAATTTTATCGAGTAAAGTTTTGTTTTGTTCGGGAACTTTGTTGGAAATGAGTTCTTCATTGGGCCAGAATCCATGCTCCTTGAGCGTGTTGGTGATCTCTTGAATGAGCGAGAGGATGTTTTGTGCTTGGGCGATGTCCATGGTATTCTCCAGTGAGAAATCGTGGTTATTTTCTGTTACATCGGAAGGTCGTTGATCGTATTGAGAGACGGAATTTTCTTGGCGAATTCTTTCATTCTCTTGAAGGTGGCTTCCATAGCAAGGTCGGCTTCTGGAAGATTAATTATCTTCTTGAGGTCTTCCCATCCGAGAATGGGGAATTCGGTGATGAAACATGCCGCGAGAGAAGTCATGAGCGTAGGAAAGTAGTTGATGAGATCCATCTCAGGGAAGTTTTTGCCTAAGATAAGGATGATCTCGCCTGCTGCCTTGTGCATGTTGACGTCGTTCATGTTGTCGTTCATGATTTTACCTCTTGGTTAAGATATTCTGCGATAATGTCGCCGTGGCAAGGTTTTGGTTTACAGAAGCAACCCAAGATCTTACCGCGTAATCCTAGTATTAAGTCTTTGAATGCCTTGTCAAAATGAAGGCGCGATTCAAAGTATTGTCTATAACATTGAAGAGTGTCGCCATCATTCCAGTGAATTTCTCCACATTCTTGGCATTTTTTTCCGCGAATGATTGGATTACCGAAGTAGCCACTTTTGCCATGACCAGCTCTTCCGATGTAAACATCGTATGCACTGTTCCGCAAGTTGACTACTGTAGTTTTCATTGTTTTACCTCTTTGTAATTCTCGTGCCAGAATTTACTACAGGTGTTGAAGATGCCCATGTAGTACCCTTCACGAGTATCGGGCCGCTCTGCATGTTCTTTCGGAATGTGACGTTGGAGCAACCAGAAGCAGATTTTTTGCGCGAGTTCTGCGTTGAGTTCTGTCTGGTTGGTGATGCCAGTTTCGCCGATATAGATGTCACGGAGCGATTCGCTGCAATCGAATTCTCCGCATTTCTTTGCAACTTCAAGAGCTTCCATGTCGGGCTCGTAGAAGAACTCGTCTTCCATGTCTTGGAGTTCTTCAGGAGTGAGTTCTCGCATTTCTTCGTTATTGCAATTACAAGTGTCTTTGCAGTTTTCGTTACACATAGAACACCTCATATCCTGTGAGATTTACGATATTTGGCGCTGTAAACAATGTTTTCTGTCTCATCCAGCGTTGGTTTTGCACCGGCGGTTGAGTGAATACACTCGTTAAAACCGTCGAGTGCTCCTTTCGCTAGTCCTTTGGCACTATATTTCACGCACACGATTTTGTTGCACTTGCAATCTGTGTGCTCTGTTCCTTTGCGTGTGACGATGATGCACATAACTTTCTCCTAGGTCGATTATGACTCAGATGGGACTTGAACCCATGGCCACCTGATTAAAAGTCAGGTGCTCTACCAACTGAGCTACTGAGTCTTTTTTTATTTTCAAAAATGATTTATGTCACAGGATGATGTATTCGCGGCAGGTGCCACAGGTGAAACCCTGGACTTTGCCGGTTCCGTTGCAGCTTGGGCAATCGGGATGAGCTTCGGTGAGATGGAGAATCTCTGTGAAAGCTTCTCCGACGTGAGTTAAGTGACCCGGTAGTTCGTGTACCTTTTCTTCGATGTTGAGATGGTACATACCTGCGGTCGCTTGTAGGAGCCATTGATTTTGTTCGTCGAAGTTCATGCCTTCGACCCAGTAGATACCAGTGAGGACGGTATTGCCATGTTGCCAGCAATTTGAACTTGGCGTAACAATGTAAAACATGGTATACCTCTTATTTTTAATTTCAATAATTATTTTTTGTCACAATGAGTCATGACCCAAGTAATTGGCGCCACAATCCATATTGTCATGATGAAAAACATAAAATCGTGCCACATATTAACTTCGTGATTCTGAGAGCATATCAGCTATGAGACATCTTACTTTATGTTCTTCATGTTCTTTGGTTGTAAAGAAGTGTATTGACCAGATGAGTTCTGGAGTAAGCTGAACTTTGACGAGTCTAGCAAACCGAAGGCCAAGATTTGAAATCTCTGCGATTTCGACCTCTTTGTGTGTGCGAATGTTGATGATGACTTCATTTTCATCTTTCCAGGTATACAAATGGTCGCCGGGTAATGCCCATTTAGTGAAGCAGTCGGAGATGTTTTGGGATATTTCAGGAGAATTTTTCCCGGCTAATGTCAAGATGTAAGTGTCTTGAGGCATGATATTCTCCTGAGGAAGTTTTAACATTCAGCTATGCAGATTATGGTAGCTATTAGAGCCAATAAAAATGCTATGACGTCCATAGTTCCTCTTATTTGAAATTGCGAGTGATTTTGTTGAAGGCGATGAGTGCGATAATTCCCGAGACGATAGCGTATGTGATTACTGTTCCTGCGATAACGAGGACGATGGTCAATAAATCGCTCATGGTATTCTTCTTAGTTTAGGATTGCTGTTAGACACACAATAGAGCCTAGCCCTATTATGATGTAAATAGCGCGTAAGGTTTCTATTTCCATTGTTTTTCTCTATTTTTAAATTTTATGATTCTTTTATGTCAAAAGTGAAAAACGCGCAAGAACTAATATCTAGTCAACCTAAAGAAAAAACGAATAAGATTATTATTATTAGTGCGATAGAGAAAGCAAGAATCCACATAATTACCTCAACTTATTTAGAGTCCTTTCTTTATTGTTTCCATATATTGAAGTATTGTCTCTTGTAATTCAAGAATTTCTAGTGCAATAGGATTATTATTATTTGCTTCTAGCTTGATGAAGTTGGTTATTATTTGGAAGTTCGTTGATTGGATACTGTAGTTTATGCATTCCATTAATTCTTTTATATTCAGTAAAGTTGCGCTTCGATGCCTTTTGGCAGTATTGGCTTTGCGTATCGCATTCTCAGTAGTGAGTTCTGCTTGGAGTTCTTTGATGTCTTTTAAAATTTCTGCGCTATTCATTGTAGAACTCCTTGTGCTTTTAAGAAAAAAAATCGCGCGCCATAATCTACTTATTTCTCAAGCTCTGCTTTTGTTGGTAATCTTCCTCCTTGTTTTTCCGCCCAGTCTTTGGCTTCTTCAAAAGTCATTTTTTCTTTTGATATTAAGTTTTTGCCTTCATGAAGCCATGAAATATATATATCAGGATCTGTATCTGAAATAGGAGTAACTTTATAACCCTGATCTCTTAGTTCTTGAATGAGTAAAGGAATATCTGCCGGAACTTTACATCCAAAGTGTCCAACTCCAATGGCAGCCTGTATTGTATTAAAAATTTTGCGCCTTCTGTTCTCCAAGACTTGTTGGTAAGCAAATTCCGCAGGATTATATGTAGTTTCTGTAACTCGTTTCAATTCTTTAAGTGAGTGATCCATTTTGTTATATAGTTCCCAGGTTTTTGCGCTTGTTTGTTTCCAAGCCTCTGTCTTCTTTATTTCCTTGCGACGGCTAATCTCGAGGTATATTACACTTACGATAAGACAAATTTTTAGACCTATCGAAAATAAAAAGTAAGTATCCATGTTATTTGCTCCTTTGAGTTTAGTTGAATTCAATTATTCCAGAGCCTCTACATCCCTTTTAGGGATCGGATGTTTAGTTTCGCAAATAAATCCAATTGTTAATTCTGTTGATAGACCATATCTAATTGCGCCATAGATATCTTCCATGAGTTTAACAGCAGCATGAAGGTCTGCCATTGAGTCATAGTTACTTAGTGAAACAAGATATCTATAACACATATTTCCCTCTATTGATTTGTTTATATTTTAGGGTATTTTCTATAATCAGAGAAAGAGCCTCCGGTATGGTTTTTGGTGGAGTCATCATAGTACTGTGCATGTCCGCCTCTTTGACGGCCAATGGAGTCTCCGTGGTATAGAGCTACTCCCATGAATAGGTTTCCGATGGTTTGATCGTAATACCAAGCGCGCCCACCGTATTGGTTTCCGATGGTTTTCCCAAAGAAAATCCGGGTCATGCCATGTTTTACGTCAATTTCCCCCTCCAGTACAAAGTGTGCTTTGCACCAGGCAGGAAGTTTGGCGCGGCAAGCTTCTTCCATCTCTTTTGGATTAGCCCATTCCGGTAAATAAGTTTGATCCACATGGAATACCCATTGTTCCAGTGGTAGGCGGTAATTTTCGTCAGGCGGTGTTATTTCGCAGCGAACCAGACCATTTCGTAAACCATCGATATGATTGAGATGATTCTCATCAATGATATGCTCATGGCTATCACCACTTTCGGAGAAGAATACTTCGTTCTTCGTAACAACAAAACTTGCTGATTGACACATATTCCTCTCCTGCAAAAGTGCTTGTTTGACTACAAAACAGCCGTCTTACCTTGGCAAACAGCCGTCTTACTATAAAACTGCCAGTCTTATCTAGTTTTGGTCGGTTGTCTTCTGCAAAAGTGCCTATCTGACTACCTTCTCTACCCCAAGTCTTATCACTTTCTATGTGATTTTCTCAGGGAATCTGCTACTTTTCTTGTTTATGTTGCACTGCGTTAGGGAATCTTCCTGATCCCTACGGAGCCACACTCTTTTTCCCTCTCAATGATTTCTGACCCTTACGAAACCAAGGTATCAAAAATCCCTAAGGGGGAATAAAAATGTGAAAATGCAGTGCGTCAAGGAAATCACTCGATCAGAGCGAGGAGGGCTTGGAGGTCGGGAGTGGCGAAAATTGCCCGGCCTAACACACGAGAGATGTGTTGCCGGTTTTGATCTGTTACGAGTTTGTTGTAAGCAGCGGATTGCGCTGCCCTAAACTCGTCACCTCCGAATTTATGAGCTTCGTCCATCGCTCGAGAAATATATTGTGGTTCGTAGCGCATATGTACCTCTCTATTTTAATTTTCGAAATAAGATTTATGTCACAGACCATACCCTGTGTAGTAACAGGGATGATCTCCTGGATCTACGTCTTCGTCGATTTCTCGACAAAATACGAAGAGCCTATATAAATCGAAATATTTCTTTCTGCTCGCGTCGTCTATCAATGCGAGGAGCTTATGAGATTTTGCGCACGTATCTTCGTAAATCGCATTGTAAAGTCTCATGCGCGCCTCTTTTTCTTTTTTTATTTCACGGATATTTTTATGTCAAAGACGAATAACCGAGGAGAGCTTTTACTTTTTCAGCGAGCGAGCGCCAGCGAGCGAGCGCTGGTTTCTCTTTTTGAGTTTTGCTACTTTTCTTTTTTGTAGGGTTGGATACGGAGCGAATAGGTAGAGTCTCAGCCCTATAGGTGTAGGATAGCGACGAGCGAGCGCCAGCGAGTGAGGAGCGGTTGAACGAGAACCGAGGAGAGGTTACGGAGCGGGAGGAAGGGTGCGGTGACGGAGCGGCATTATATTCTGTATCGGTACTGGTACTTGTTTGCTTTAGAATATTGTTATAATCCATTTCATTAAGAATCTTGGCGGCCATAAATACTGTTATGTGCTGCTTCTTTGCACTTACCAATAAATCTTTTACTCTATCCCATTGGGGTTTAACATTTACAAAAGGAGGTAAAACCATTAACTTTCCTCTAACTTTATAGTGTCGGATTACGTTGTAGTTTCTCCATAAAGCTGTTTGATATATTTTACTTTCATCTGTATATCGTTGACACATAGCTACTGCCCACATTTCTGCTATTAGTTCCAGTATGCCTACAGATTCTGGCGTTTCTGAATCTGTTGTAAAGTCTTGCCTCCAATAATGGTTGGCCAATCTATCTAAATGATGTCCAACCTCATGGAAGAGAATTCTCTTGGTTGGGTCAGTTGCCAAGTCAATTGTTCTCATGGCAGGGTTATAAGCTCCATCGCAAAGGGTTAGGTATGAATTGATCCTCACCCTAAAGCCATAGTCATCAGCAAGAGATCTTGCCATATCTATAGTTATGGGGTCGTTTTCCCCTAACTTGTTAAGTTCTTGCTTGAGTGCAAGAATTTCTTCGGGACTCAATCCTTCTGAGCCATGGTAATTACGAGAGCGGCTCCACTCTGTCCAAGCTTCAAAAATCTCTTGATCTAAAGTAGAATCCATATGTCCCTCCGAGTAAAAGTCTTCGTCCAAAAAATCTTCATCTTCGTCGATCTTATCTTTTATTTGAGGAGTGTTAGGGTCTACTATATATTTCTTGACCTTCTTCAGTTGTTGAGCAAAGTCTTTAGAAGCAGAAGTGATCCGATTGCTCATGTCAAAACACTGAACTACCTTGCCTGTCTGGACACTCACTTGCGCGCAGACAGTTCCTTTGCGGAAAAATAAGTCGCGCGAGTCTTTGTAACTTCCTAAACAATGACGCATCTCGGATCCTATCTTTACCATGTCTAATTTTGTCTTGATCCTAAGATCTTCCCAACTTGGAGGCAGGGTCTTATTACATGGCATAACTTCATTGGGCATTGGAATATTTGTAGAGAGATCGTTCTCTATTGCACGCTGATGATTCCAGATTGCCGTTTCTAATATTCTGACGGGAGATCCATTGTATCTGCGAGTACCAGGAATATCGTCATTTAAGAGTTGAGCACCATCTTTAATAAACCTTATTAGCATATCCATCTTTTTCATAGATGGGATTGCTTTAACATGCAAGACTTCATTGCAGAATTGTTTGTATGCAGTCTTGCTAGAAATAACCTTTAGCCCTATAACAGTAGCTCTTATCTCACGGGGAGTAAGCAAAGAGTAATCTGATGAAAGGTCGTAGTATCTAGTAGAATTAGTTAGAAGCCATACATAGTAATCATGTCTACTATTAAGAGCTTCAGACGGGATATCTATGCTAGGAATGGGTAAAAACCGCAACTTCTCTATGTTCTTAGGAGCGTGTTTTCCAAAAGGCATCTTGTTGCTTGCATAAAGAGAATCCCTTAGAGCTACTGTATCTATTAACCACCGAGCATAACCCGCTGGGACTTTCAATAAGTCCGTAGGATAGTCGAGGTCCCACATTGCTACATAGCAATCCTTAAACGGCTTCTGTGTCCGACAGGAAACTTGCAGTAGTTCTTTAAAACTAAGAGGAGAGAAACTATTCAATATAGAGGCCGCCCATTTAATATGGAAGGTCCTTATGAGAGGGAAGTCTTTTGGGAGTCGGCCTTTTTCCTTATCCTTTTTCATTCCTATATAGTATGAATTCTTATTTCTTACCATTGGATTATGTCCTAGATCTTTGTGCCTCCAGTGTCCAAAGAAGTCCTTTTGTTCGAGGTTGCTGGTGGTTAAGTCAACGTAAATGTCCTTTTCTAAAAGCACTAGAATTTTGTAGAGTGGTATATCTTTATCTGTAAGGGCTTTTACCTGATCTTCTAGGCAAGATTCTTTTTGGCCCTCACAAATAGGGAACCAATAATATCTAGTATTTCGTAGGTGAGTATACATACACAAAGCCCAATACTTAACATTGGCCTGTTCGGGAGGAGTTGGAGTATTAGGATGTTCATCTCCAATAAACAATCCATGTTTATTGAGTTGTTCAATTATCTTACTAATCTGATGTCCCTCCGAATTGAGTGAGATGCCAGCATTAAATAACTTATTTACATCAGTTTCGCCGGTTTCAATCTGATGCTCATAAGCCCTCTTGAGGATTAAGCCCATTTCTTTTCCTTGCTTATATCCCCTAGAGACTAAGTGTCTACCCATTAAGATAGGCTCGATTTTCCCTTCTCCGAACGATTCGAAATAGCCAAATGCCATTTGAGAAGGAATATGTGGATCGTTTAAGGAATAACCTTTCCGGCCGCAAGAATCTGCCTTAGACATTAATCCAATAACATCCAAGCGGATTCTATTGTGGAGACGACGCCAAGCTGCAACTCCTGCCCCTGATTGGTGGAATTGACCGGGCATCATATGATTTCCAACAATGAGTTCAACCTTATTAATAAGATCGACTTCATTGGTCATAGATTCCATGAATTGACGAGCAATAGGTATACCTACTTGGTCATGCCCGTATGCCGTCAAAGTTTCGCGATCAGTGGTCTGTGGTTTACCTACGTCATGAAGCATAGCTCCAAACATGTAAGCAAGCTTCCAGGGCTCTGGTACTTGATCCTTGAGAATTGCCGCATTATCCAATACCATCAAGGTATGGACCCAAGCATCACCCTCAGGATGGTGCTCAGGATTTTGCTGGCAACCGATCAAGGCTTCCAGAGCCAAGAACCACTTAATCCAACCACAATCCTTGAGGAATTCTAATCCCATAGAAGGCTTATTAGCTTTCAGTAGGAGTTTCTTGAACTCTTCAAAGATCCTCTCCTTAGGCAGGGTAGGATATTCTGATTGCATCGAGCGACATAACTCGATGGTCTCAGAGGCTACCTTCTTACCTTTACGAGGCAGAAGTTGCATGATGCGCAAAACGCGCAATGGATCTTCAATGAAAGTTTCTGCGCAAGTGGCGCGCAAAATCCCTTCATTCAAATCCTTCATTCCACCGAAGTGATCTACAACTTCTCCGGTATGCAAATTTACATACATAGAGTTAATTGTAAGATCCCTTCTCTTCCCCGCTTCTTCAGGAGTAAGATTGGGGAGTAACTCAACTTGGAAACCTTTGTGGCCTACACCACAACGATTCTCCAGTCGAGGAACATTAAGATCTATGTCAGTAGTCCCGACTTTGACCTTAATAATTCCAAAGGCAGCACCAACCATATCTGCCTTATATCCCCATTCTTCCAGGTAATCTTGGAGTTGTTTCATTGAAAGTCCATAGACCTCAATGTCCCAATCCTTGATCTGTCGACCTTGGATGCGGTCAATGACTGCTCCTCCGATGAGGAGAGTCTTTGCTTTGACAGACCAAAGGTCTTGAAGCAAAACTTCCACATCACCAAGGTCAACCCCAAAGTCTTCGTCATGACCTTCACTGGCCATTGAGACGGTGATTTCAGTCATTTCTTCACCCTCCCAATCCCAAGTCTCTTCAGTCATGGTCAACCCCATACGATTAACTAATGACTTCACGATTGGGGAGGAAGTGCTCCTACAGTCCATTGTGACAGTCTTCACATTATTCTGCTTGAGTACCCGCATACAGCGAGTGATCAAGCGAGCAACGCAAGAGGAAGGAGATCCTGGAATTTTTGCCAGGTCAGCAATCTCTGCCTCATCTCCTTGGATGCTTCCAAGCAGATAAGCAGAATCGCCCTCTGTCATAGCCAAGATCTCACTGGGTTCACACTCCAGATATTCACAGATGCCTTCAAGGCTGAACTCTTCTGCCTTGTAGGATCGCATGAATTCTGGATATGCCAATTCCTCGATCCGAACGATCAGATCGAAGTTGATATCTTGGTGTCCCTCCGACGCCAGTTTCACGACACCCTCAGCGGTGTCGGTATAGTTAACTGGGGCCGATACCGGGAGACGAGTGACCTGGTACTCCTCTTGCAGCTTCTCGGAATACTTATTGTATCCGAGTCCGCAATAGACGGCGCCGATGCCGTCGGCCCTCACGGATTTTACTGCCCTCTTGAAGAGGTCATAAACCGTGGGGTCGCCACTTGCTCCTTCGATGTTATCAATAACAAGGATGCGGTTAGATACCCACACCCACGCCTGAGCAACAAGGCGTTTGCTATTGAATACCACCCAGAAACAGCCATCTTTGCTGGCCATTCCATGGATAGCACACTCCGAGGCAAATCCTTCGTAGCTCTGACAACAGCCAGTATACCTACCAAGGAATGGTCCCCGGGGATCATTAACATCAAGAGTCTTCAGGGTGTAAGTCCCTTCAGAGACATTAACCCAAGGGATACTCTTGACTGGAGACTTATTGAACCAGTACTGAGTCAGCGTATTGAAGTCGCTAACTCCAGCCTGATAAGCCTCTGTCGCTAACGGGAGTAGTTCTGGAACTACTTTCCCGTAGGAGTTCTCAACCCCCTTCCTACAGATCTCTGCCTGTAGATCTTCTTTCTTGAGGAGTAGATACTCCTCAATGGGAATATCCTCAGTCCAAGACCGGAGGGGTTGCAACCAGTCCAGTTTGGAACAGTTGCGGAACTTCCAGTATAACTGGAAGATTTCCTTCTTTTCCAAAAGGTACACCTCGGTTTCCATTGTCTGGACTCCGACATCGTGTATTCTGGAGAGAAAGAGATCCACTCCTTCCTTGCCGTATTTAGCATATTTTGACAACATACGGGCAACGATAGCCGTCTGGTTGTCTTCCAGCAAAGATTTCCAACCAAATTGGAAAAACCTCCAGTTCGATTTCAGGGCCACAATCTCCTTCCTGTCGCGAATGCCATCTATGATAGCTTTCGCCTGAGGAACACGCCCGAAGGTATTCATCCAATACGCTTCGACGTGATGTGGATTGTCTCTCCAGTTAAGCGCTCTCTTATAAGCGAGAACGCTTTGGGGGAGTTGACCATCCGTTCCCCAAGAGATGAGATTCCTAATGGAGAGAATCTCCACCCTGGAGATGTCTCCCAGAGTTTCAAGAGGAAGACCGGCATGTAACAATGTACCGGCCAAGAAGATCCTCTCAAGCTCCGAGTACATTTGCATTGCCTGCCAGGCAACCAAATGGTCATCAAGGAATGAAAGAGACATCTCTAGTACTTTTTCTCCTTGCAAGGGCGTTGTTGCCCAATGGAAGGTTTCTCTCAGCATTTTCGCGATGCCAAGATACTTCCTCCTAGAGATGGGAGAGTCTATTTTGCTGGCTTTTTCTATGTTAAACCAGCAACCTAAATTACTCCCATTGTATCCTTCGGCAATAAGCCAGTCAATATATTCCGAGGACAAATTTTGGGTCGTATATATCCCGTTTGTCAACCCTGGAATATAGTAACTGTAAATTGCCGAGACTACAGTTGCTCTGGTCTCAGAAGGACAGAGATATTCATCTGTCCTCTTTATCTCAGACAGGATATAGTCCCTTAGTTCCAGGGAGGGGTTGAGGACTATTCCCTTCTGCCAGACCAAGGCAATCTGTTGCCCTGGAGTAACGGTGTCCAAAGGAGAATCGATCTCCTCGATATCCTCCTTGGACAACCCCTTACTCCTTAAGGGACGATTATGGATATGTTCACTCCCGTAAACAATCCAGACATCCCTAAAGACATGGATGTCATTCTCGTGCCCTTCACTGGCCATAGATGCCAAGGCGTTGAATTCCTCCTCGGACATCTCGGTCAGCCCACCGTGAGGCGGCTCAGGCGAACGACCTTTCTCGTTCGCGATGAGCACGTTCTCAGCGATGACGGCGTACTCCCCGCCGAACAGGTGGAACAGGTCACACCTGGTTTGAGGAGCAACTCCGATGTTCCGGAGGTCCTCAATCAGGTCAACCTGCTTCTCCGTCCGCTTCACAGCGTGGAGGGCCGCCTCATATTTTGCCCAACGCCTATCGTTGAGCAAAGCGAGAGCACCAATGGACCGCAACACCTCGTCAGTCATGACGAAGGCGTAGAGGCCCATGGTGTCACGAGCCCGGAACCAGCGGAGAAGCTGGCGAGTCGTGAGACTACCGAGCATTTGGTGGTACATATCGTCCCACAACGCTTTCGCATGGAGACTCGTACCATCCTCAGCTCGGTTGACATATTCCAACCCTCCCTTGTGGAACCGATAACCCTTCATGTGGTTATACAGTTCGGGGAGGTCGAAGGACTGCACCGCCCGAAGAGTCCGGCGGAAGTACTTCTCGTTGGACTGCACCCCATGCTTGAGGGCAGACACGAGATACCCCGCCAACTCGTTTCCGAGTGGGGCGTCCTTGTCAGTGGCCAGCGCATCGATGATAGGATCGAGCGCCAACCCTAACTGGCACATGAATTTCGCTGCATCCTCTACCTTGACTTTCGCCAAAGTAGGCTCCGCAGTTTCCGCCAATTGGAACGCCTTCGCAACAAAGACACGTTGGAGATACGTGGCCTTGTCATCCTCGACATTTGTCCAGACTTCGAACTCACGTCCGTAGTCCTCTTGAGTACTCCTACTATAGGAGTTCAGGACTTCCAGACAACGTCCGAACTGGATCTCCGCGTCGATAGCCTTGAGCATCTGCCAAGGTTCGAGTGGGTTGGAGTTTGTCTCTTCCAGGAAGTTTTGCATCATTTCATTGATGCGCTCCTGGAAGTCGGGATCGTAACCATATTTGTTGCCATCAAAAACAACACGGTTACCCTGGTTCTCGATCTCGGTGATCTCCTGATCGGAGAAGATCCTATGCAACCATGCCCGTTTGATTTGGACATGGTAGATCGAGAGGATGTCCACGACCTCACGGACCAGAGAGACGTTACTCTCTTTGATTATCTTCATCATTGCGATGAAGACTGGCCCGGTGAGTTTCTCGTTCCAGAGGACACCGAGAGGTGAGTCTCCCAGTTTGGTCTGAATGACCTTGCTGGTTGCCCAAGGCAGCACCTTAAGCAACTCGGAAGCGGTGTGTTTCTTGAAGCCGAGTACGGCATCATAGAAACGGCGACCGTCATTGGTCTTCGCTCCCAAGATTGCTTCCCTGTGCTGCCAGGGATTCAGCCTCTTGACTTGGACGGACTCATCTCCGCCCTCGAAGGAATTCAGGTCCGACAACCAGAACTCCTTCTCGTATTCGACGACAACAAGACGTCCCTTATCATCGTCGATGTACTTCTTGAACCCACGGACGGTACCAATGATGGCACCAAGTTCGCGGGTCTTCGGATAACACCGAGGAATGTCCCGACAGACACCGTACTCATCGAAGAGAACTTCGTTGAGCCGGGTGAGATTCCCACGGTGTTCGCGGACGGCAGCGTCGAAGATCGCCTGTTCGTTGGCGTCTTCACTACCTTCCTCAACCTCGTGAAGGATCTCACTGTTGTCGGGATCTTCCTCGTCGGGAACTTCCGACTTAATGGCGTTAACAACCCGATTCCACGGATTGTTGATGCCTGCCAAGTCACGGAAGCTCTCATCCCACAGAATGTCAAAGTTGCTCATGGTAATTCTCCTATGAGCGTTAACCCGGTTACCCACCGGGATTGGGTCCTCTTTATGCCCCTCGGATTTGAAGGACGGCTTCGTCAATGGCTGCAAACGAGGCGCAACCAATAACTTACCATTCCCCTCGAACACCGTAATCGAGCCTTCCGACTCGCTATGGTGTCCGATTCCAATCGCCGACATGTTGAGTTCCTCTTTGTAGAGATACTCAAACCTCCGGCTACCGTTCGCTGCCTCGGGACGGTCCGACCACATGTCAATGGGCCGGATCCAACGTCCATAGTCGCCATACATCTTCATGTAGACGACATACGATTCGCCGAACATCCCCTCGGCAAACCCGAGGACCTGGTATTCGTTACCCTTGAAGTGGCGATAGATGCCACCACGGATAACGTCATGCCCTTCCGAGCACAGGTCTAATTCCTCCATATCTAACTCAGCATCGATCATGTTGATCTCCGACTGAGCGGCTTTGAGGACAACTGGATCTTCAGAGAAGTCCAACTCCCTCTGGAGGAACGTCAACCGCTTTTGAACCTGCTCTTGGCGACTGTCGGTCGTCACCAAGTACAGGGAGCGGTGTCCCTCGGAGGCCAGGACTGCGTCCTGATACTTACCATTCCTACGATGGGCTTCGTACCAGGCTTCAGCCTTCTTCCAGGAGAGGTCACGGACGACCAGACCTTGCCTGGTCCATCCGGACACACCTGCCCGGAAGTTCATCCAAGCGTCCGCAGCCACTTCGCTGCTGCCACGCAGGATGTGGCCAATCTCGTGGAGGAGGTCAGCCACGTTGGCGTCGGCGCGGTAGTAAGCAATGCCACCGGTCAGCCTGGCGGGAGCGTCAATGCTCTCGCTGTGCTTGAAGGTGACGTTGTACTTCCTGCCCAGGCGGTTGGCATTGGCCTGAAGTTTGGCCACGGCCTTGGCCTCAACCTTCTTGGCGAAGGTGAGGTTGGCGACGGCCTTCTCCCAAGACTGACGAGCCTTGGTGAAAGCCAGGGCCAAACCCTTGACTTCCGTCTTCCTTTGACGGAGGCAGATCAAGAGCTTCCTGGTCTTTGTCAAGGCCAGGGTATTGACCCTGATCTCCCTGCGGAGATTGACCACCTTCTTCTCGGCTTTGATCATGCCGAGGTCGTCGTACCAGGCGTTGGCGAACTCCTGGACAGCGATTTCCTTGGCATTGACCAGAGCACTCTTGCTCTCCTCAACGCCAATGGTCAGGGACTTGACCATGGCCATGGTCTCCCTGATTTTGGAAGAGATCTTGGGCAAGGTAGTGCCGGAGACCTCCAGGTTGATGGAAGTCATATCCATGACTTCTTTGATCTTGACGGTGTCGCCGGTTTGCGGATTGCGAACGGTTCGGGCGGCCCTCTTCTTCACCGTCCAGGTACCGAAGCCGGGATTGGTGAACCGCTTTGTCACCTTGGCGAGGTTAACCTCGCCCCCCCAGGTGAGGGTGGGGAGGGCGGCGACCATCTTCATCACCTTGGTGATCTTCTGGGTGCTCTTGACGCTGCTGATGCGTCGTTGACGCCTCACCCAGCGGCTCTCTTTCGTGATCTTGGAGGCCGGGATGACCTCCTTGATCACGGTCTTGGAGGCCGGGATGTCGATAACCGCGCCGGTCTGGGGATTCCTGCTGCGCCGTCGCATGATCTGGTCTTGGGCCTTAGCCCTCAACCAGATTTCGTTCTCGATATCCTTCCAGGTGTGGCACGCCTTGGTCAACGTTATCATGTGGCCACGGCTGACACTTAACCCGTTGAGAGCCGCAATGGCTCTCTTCACCTTGACCCAACTCCGGACCGAGGCCCGGGTGTCGAACAGGACGTCGCACACTTCGTTGATCACGGTCTTGGTCAGACCGTGATGTTTAAGGGTGTTACTTAAGACTAATTGCTGGTTCATATTTCCTCCATAAAGAGGGTTGACTTCTGGCCCCGAACCATTAGGTACCCAGAAGTTTGGGCATCTTGTGCCCGCCGGGGTTATGGACTCCCGGCAGCCTCGTGATTCTGGCTCACGTCGCCCTGTTTCGGATTCTCCACCGCTCATCATGAGGGAGAAATCCGCAACCACTCCTCCTTGAGTGGAGATATATGAGACGATTTTTTCTTCGGGGTTCGTCTCAAGCCCCTATTTTTCACCAGGAAGAGGGGGTAAGACCTAAGATGAGTGACTAGACGGTCTCACTCACCCTCCCTTCCCGGTGAAAACGTGGGGTTACTCTCATGCCTCTCCGGTAGCGCCCCAAAACTTCCGGAGAGAGGGGGGTGGGCATCGAACGCCGATGTTTCTCACCCTCATACTTCACTGGGTACTCCTTCTAAATTATTTCCAGATTTATTTTCATATAGGAAAATTACAGATTCTTCCCCTTCTAAATTTATTTCAAACTTTATTTTCCGTAGGAATTTTTCACTCATGGGATCCTTCTCTAAAAGCATTCCATCCATGTAATTTGAATCTTGCCTCTCTCTATTTTCATTCATTCCCTACACTTGGGAATATCAAAAAATATTTTTCCTGGGTATTTACTTTATAAGGGCGATTTAGTATAATATTTACAATTGAACAACACTTAAGTAAACATATGACAACAGAACTTGCGAATTCTACAAATCTTGAAGGGACAATAACTGCTTCAACTTTTACCAATAGTCCCCTCTGGACAGTATATGAGCATCCTCAGACAACAGCAGCAGAAGGTTATACAATAACTGGAACAACAGAGGACTATTCCCAAACTTATATAACAGGAGATCTCGTAATAGCTGCAGGCGACACTAACGCGATGAGCGCAGCAAGAATGCAATATATTTATATTGATGGTACTAATAGTGGAATCGGTGCAGAAAGATATCCTTTTATTTATCAAGATGTGAATGGCGTCGAAACAGTTAACCTTAGAAGTTTCAATGCTACAAATTACTTAGCGAGGATGACAGAAAAAGAAACTGAAGTATTACTTGCCACTATGCCTGCAAAAATGCGTATTGCCTATTTTGAGATTAAGAAACATTTAATCGCTGGAGTATTAGTAGTAGAACGAAAATATACAGATCTTCTCTTTGCTTTACTAGGTTTGATTGGGTTTGTTCAAAACTTCAATAATATTGGTTACGAGAAGCAGCACTTGTTTTCTATTGTTACGGGGCTAGTTACTACCGACGAAACATTTGTGAAAACCTTATATAAAATTGCTTTCAATGAAATAGAAGAGGAAATATTATGATGTTATATTTATCCATGTCGATGGGAGGTTTTGCTGAACCTCATCCTTTTGTTGAGTTTATTGAATCTGCTTTTCAGAGAGATTGTGCGATTTATAATCCTCGTTTAACATTAAAAGAAAATTGCACTCGATCTGTGTTGTTTGCTAATGTCATGAAAGATTCTCCTTTTATTGAACAAGAAACTCTCTATCCTAAAGATACTAGTCTGATCCAGGAATATCAACAGCATCTTATAGATCTATCAAATGTCTTTATTGTCGAACTAGATAGGATGTCTCAAGGATCTAAATACCTAGAAATCGCATATGCTAGGTCTAAAGATATTCCTATCGTTGGGATACTAGATACCATGACTATTACACCTTGGGTTTGGAATTCAGTCGGTTATGTATGTAAATTACAAAACGCACCGAAGCTCATTCAACTAATTCTTAATGACATGTTATAATAAAAAGAAAAACAGAGGTTTGTATGCGATTTTATGAGTTTTTCCGAGATAGAAGAGAACAGATAGAACCTGTATTAAAAGACTTTGCAGAATTAGTGGGGATGGATACTGGTAATCTTTCTAAACTAGAGAGAGGATTAATTGACCCTCCTAAGTGGCCTAATGTTTTAAATAGACATGCCGAAGCTCTCCAGTTAAGACCTTTAACTCCAGAATGGTATTTATTCTTTGATTTAGCCTATGCAGAAAATGGGCGCATACCATCTGATTGTTTATCAGAAGAAATATTTGATTGGTTGCCCACTCTTTTTTGTTTATTCCGTGGTCATAAAGTAGAAGATGAGAAATATAAAGAATTCGTAAAATTTCTAGGCCGGAATCAATGAAATGGGATTTGAGAATGGCTATCAAGATGGAGATTCTGTAACTCTCAAACTTTTATACGAACATCAATATACTCTCTGCAAGTTTAAGACTCTAGAATTCACTGAAGATGATAATATCTGTATTGGGATCGGACGCCCTACCGGAGTTAGTTTTGGGTTTCTCACAACAATTATGCCCGAAAAAAATCATTCATCTTATTTAGATGAAACGTATAGTGTTGTAATAGTAAAACAAGTCGGCGAAGACACTCTCTATAAGATTGCTTCAGAAATTTTAATTTCTGATCCTAATGGAGACCCCATCCGATTAAGAGACTTTACTTCTATCGGAGAAATAATGTTTCTTGGAAAATGTTTTTCTCCTTGGCTTCCTTATAATTGCGTATCTCCCGTTTGGTCTTGGAACGGTCAAGAAGTTGGGCAAGTGAAAAGTTTAACATTATTATTTAAATCTTTTCAACTTAATGCTAAAAGCATCTCTGGGTTTATGACTGTTAAAGATTATAATTTCGGCAATTTTGTCTGTATTGGAGATATAGATATCAAATACTCAATGGATTTTGGATATTTGCATTTAGAGAATGTAGTTTTAAGAAAAATAGATACAGATGAACAAATTGTCTATTCTAGACAGATCCAAAAAAATGAAACTTATAATTTTACAGCTAACCTATTATTGGCAGAAAGTGAATAAATGGAAGATCTACATTATATAGAATATTTAAGAAAAAAGTTAGAAGGACAAACTCCTAAAGACTTATTAGAAGAATTAATACTAAAACAACCTCATAGTGAAAGATTCAGTACTTTGTACAAGGGAAACAAAAAATGCCAACTTGTAAAAGTAGTATATAATCATTACTCTATGATGGATATTGGCGCATCTGTATATTTTACGTGGTTAGACGAGAAATATAAAGGATATACCTGTAAAGATCTATTCAAAGAACTAACAAAAGACAGAGAAGAATATCAAGAATTATATAGGTTATTATGTCAGAATTAAATGAAGAGACTTTTGGAGTAAATGCTTTAGTAACAACTACTGAAGATCCTCATCCTCATTCTCCAGAATACTATCAAGCAATAAAAGAAATAGAAGCGGGCAAATATGCCGATATAAGTCTTACTAAAGAAGAAGTAAGAAGAATAAAGGTTTCTATAGCAAGAATGTCCACAGGAGTATTTGCTTCTTTACCTCTTACTTGTCTAGGCGAAAAATGTCCACATGTATCTGATTGCCCCCTTTATGAGATAAATAAACTCCCTATAGGAAGAAAATGCCTCATAGAACTAAACATGATAGAAGACTTCTATAAGAGATATATAATCGAATTTGATATTCAACCAGGAGAATTCGCGCAATTATCTTTAATAGATGATTTAGTAACCATAGATATTCTCTTAAAGAGAGCTTATAACTCCTTAGGAAATCCTGATATGCGTCAAGCTCAATTCCGACATCTAGGATTAGAAGATCACGAAATTCCCATTAGAGAGTTCCAAGATGGAACTATCATGACAACTATGGAAACAGAGATAGGAAGAACCTATGAATTAGCCACTCATCCTTTATTATCTCTTATTGATAAACTGACCAATAAGAAACAAAAGATTTTGAGTAGTCTTGTAGGGACTCCACAAGAAAAGTACAAGCGCGATGCAGCCTTAAAACAGAAGAAAGATAGTGATGCTTCTAAGAATATGACTGCAATGAGAGAATCACTTAATAAGATATTGGAATCAAAACAAATAGATGCTGTTTCCTCAACTTATACAGAATAAGCTCTATCAACATGAGCGGGATCAAAGAGACTATTATCCTATTAGAGCAACCGAAAGATTTGGTGCATCTTCGATTGGATATAGTCTTGGAGCTATTCGAGGGCAATTAAGTGGTGGTGGTTCTTATGCTAGTGCGTTTTCACGCCAAGGACAAGGTCAACAGGATGAACCTTTGTCTGAAGCCGCCTTAGGAACGACACTCCATAGGTTTTATGAAGGTTTATTCCTAAAACAAGGTACTGCTCAAAGTGTCGAAGATTTCTCATATTACTATGAAGGTGGGATCGTCGGAACTTCAGACTACCAAACTAAAGCAGGTATTTTAGGAGACGTAAAATCTCTTAATGCCGGTAGTATGGAAAATTTGTTTCGGTATGGTCCTTCTAAGTCAGGTATCGCGCAAACAAATTATTATGCTGGAAGAATGGGATATCCTAATACGCAGCTTATGTATACTTTGCAAGATAATCCTGCCGTTAGAATTGGCATTAATACTAAGTTCGATCCAGAACTTTATAAAAAATCTGTAGAGAAAGTACAGAGAGCAAGAGAGCAAGTTGAGACAGAGCAAGACCTATATGGGGTTAAGAAATATAGTCCCGGTAGAATGTCAGTCAAACAGTTGACAGAAACTTCTAGAGAAGAAACATATACTGCTCAAGCTAATTTAGAAGATCAGGCGTATCTATATTTTCATCAATTTCAAAATACAAGAATGCAAAGACGATTAAAACAATCTGGTATGCAAATATCACAAGAAGAGTTGGTCGCCAGGCAAGTTCAAAGTTGGTATAATGAAGAGATAGGGAATACAGCAGGGTTACCAATAGCATTATGGGAAAATCGCAACAAATTCCAACCAAATTCTTCTTTTTCTTTAAGCGAGTAATATGAGTCAACAGTCAAGATTCGCAAAAGCTATTAGTGACTTCAAGTTAAATATGCAGATAGAAGTTGCTACTGCTGGTCTTCCTATCTTTGGTGGAGAAAACACTTTAGATAGTGTTAATATGGTTCTTGGTGGTTCTGCCGGTTATTATGCCGCAACAGGAGTCACTACACTTGGTGGAGCCACTATAGGTCGTGCATTTCCTAAATGGAGTGAGAAAACTCCAGGTTTTAATGGGAAGAGTGCTATGACAAACTTCAAAGAAGGAGTAGAGTCTTTCAAAGAAGTTCAAGGTCATGGCTTTAAAACTCCTGAAACTTGGAAGGCTATTAGACAAGGATCGAAAAGCTTTGCTAAAGGAGGATTAAGATCTCTTGGTTTTGGTGTTGCAAAAGCATTTAAATATGGACTACCATTCCTTGGATGGTATGCTGGATATAGTGGGTTGAGCTATGGATTTGATTTAATAAATAAGTCTACTGGTGTTAAAATGTCTAAAACCGGTGGTAGTATGGAAACACTAAGAACTCAAGGTGAGTTTATTAGAAATATGCAAAAAAGTCAGGGTCTTTTCGCTATTAACTCTTTGATGGGAAGAGAAGCTGAATTTTATCATGGAGGAATGTAATGGCTTGGTATAATACAGCTTGGAATGCTGCTCAAGAGATCGCAGTAGGTCCAATAGGCAAAGGTATGGCTATTGGAGCAGGCGTAGGAGCCGTTGGTGGTGCTACCTACTCCTTAGGTAGCGATAGGACATCATTCCTTGGAGGAGCCTTTAAAGGTGCTTTACTTGGCGCTGGACTAGGGTCTGGTCAAGCTACTAAAGGTATCATGGGTGGCGCTATTGCTGGTGGTATTTATGGTGGTATCAAAGACAACCAAACTATCCTAGGTGGGGCTGTCATGGGTGGTGCGATTGGTGGAGGTATCCATGCTGGAGGCACACACTTAGGTTGGTGGAAAAAAAAGGCCGCTGCTGCTGGTACTCCTGCTGCTGAGTCCTTAGCAAGTAAGAACCAACGAGACATTAATCGGGAAATGGGTTCTGAGGTAATGACATCTACACCAGGAGATGTCGACTATAGAGGTTTATTTGATGAAGGCCTGCATGGTTTTCTTGCTGACAAAAAGCGTCTTGCTGCCGAGCGTGCTGCTGCGGCTGCCGCTCCCGCTCCTTCTGCAGTCGCTTCTCCTGCTCCTGTTATTCCAACTGCTTCTAGTGTAGCAAATACAATTCAGGCAATTAAAGAAACTTCTACGGGAGTTTGGGGAGTTGCAGAGAGTCAAGAACTTATAGATTCGTCAACAAAGAGACTTAAAGATAAATATAGTAGTATGCTCAATAAAACATTACCTCCTGAGTTTGAAACAAGAAAGAATACTATTTTATCTCATATGCAACAGTCATTTTTGCCGACATATACAGAAGATCAAATAAACAAAGGCGTTGGAGATCTTGAGAGAGATTTATTTGATCTCTTTAAAGATGTAAGTGGGTTGAAAGCTGCCAAAGAAGCAACTAAAGTGGCTACAAAGTCATTAAAGGAGGGAAATTTAACAAATAGTCCATCTCTTAAAAAACAGCGTAAGAATAAACAACCAAAAAAGAATCAACGTAGATGAAAATAAAAGACGAGTTTCTTCACCCATATTGTAAACAGTGTCGCAAGGAGCGAATAGTTCAAGAAACTGTCGTTCTAGAAGGCAAGGTTATACATAAAAAAGGAGACTTTGTTATCGACTGTAGTGGCATACCCAAAGATGGGTATGTACTATTTGACGGAAAAATAATCTCTGAAGACGATTTAAAAAAAGTTGGACAATTCTCTGAAGACCATATAGATTTAATAAAACAAATTGGCAACCCTGCTCATTGGGCTTACAGAAATATCATTAGACCAGATAAGACTCCTTGGGAATCACGAGTGGCTCAAAAAGGAACTGCTTGTGCTGGACTTAAATATCAAGAGATGATGCTCCGTTGTAATGCTAATCGTATAGTGTGTAGACTAGGGCGGCGCAGTGGAAAAACGGATGTCCTTGCAATTAAAGCACTTTTTTATGCTTTCACCAATTCTCCCCGAGCAAGGAGAAAAGATAAGAGCAATGAATGGGCAAGAGGCTTAAGCGAAATAATGGTTTTGTGTCCATACAAAACGCAGGTAGATGAAGTTTTCAAACGAATCCGAGAATTTATAGAAAATAGTTCTACTTTAATGAATTCTATTGCAAGAGATGTCAAAACTCCAATTCAAGAAATTGTATTTAGTAATGGATCTCGTATTAAAGGATTCTCTGCCGGATCTAATAGTAATTCTGGTGCGGCATCTTCTCGTGGTCAAGACGTCCATTTCCTTATTATGGACGAAATGGATTATTTAAACCAAGAAGACGTAGATGCTATTAACCCTGTATTAGGTACTGTTAAAGATGGTTGTCTACTAGGAAGTTCAACTCCCTCGGGCGCGCGTGGGATTCTTTATAACAAATCTAATGATCCTACTTATAAAGAGTTTCATTTTCCTTCTCATGTTAGCGATACATGGACGCCACAATTAGATCAAGAACATAGAGTTCAATTAACAGAGAGCGCATATCAGAGAGAAATATTGGCACTTTTTGGAGAATTAGAAGCTGGTGTTTTTCAGCCTAAATATATTGAAAGCGCTCAGGCTCCGTATAATTATGCGACTTGTGTCCCTAATAGAAATCTTTTCTACTTTATTGGTGGAGATTGGAACGACGAAAAAAATGGTTCTACTTTCACAGTTGTAGAATTTAATCCTTTTACTGCAAGTGCTAGAAAAGTACACGAATCTATCATCAGTAAAAAAGACTGGAACCAGTCTGCAGCAGTAAATGAAGTCATTAGGCTAAATACTTTCTGGAAACCAGAGTTTATATACTTAGACGAAGGTTATGGAGCCTACCAAATAGAAATATTAAAAACTGTTGGTATTGCGGCCTCTAACAATCCAGAACAACACAATTTACAAACCGCACGTTTAAAAGACATTATTAAAGCTTATAATTTTTCATCTACTATTGATGTCATAGATCCTTTAACAACAGAAAAGATTAAAAAGCGCGCCAAACCGTTTCTTATTGAAAATATAGTCCGTTTTTTTGAACAACAAAAATGTTTGATTTCAGATATCGATACAACTCTCATTAAACAAATGGGAAATTATATCATTAAACACGTATCATCTACGGGACAACCTATTTATGCTTGTAGAGATGCCAACATAGGCGACCATAGTCTTGACTCTCTAGCCTTGGCTCTAGTTGGGATTACTCTTGAGAATAGTGACCTTTTGAATATTAGAGTTACGGATACGATGCAATACATGGAAGATCATAATCTATATAAAGACAGAGAAGCAACTGGTCAAGGACGCCCAGTAAAAGATGATATTTATAGTCGGCAATCTATAACAAATCAACCTAAAGAAAAACGGATTATTAATCATCCAGACGATTTTACAAAAGCTTCTGATGAAAAAGATGAACATGGCAATTTTATTCAGTCATATATTGTAAAAAAACGCAATCAACCTAAGACACGTAGAACTAATTGCTAATTCTTCTCAAATATAGTAAAATTAATACTAGTCAATAATCATCTTCTAAATGAGGATTTTATGTTAAATATTTTCGAGCGAAATGTCGTTACTTCTGTTCTTCAAGAAAAAAGTGAAAATGGAGATTTTGACAATCCTATCGTTTTCAATCCCAATGGAGACTATGGAGATAAAGTAGACAAACAACTTTATCTAACAAATGATGATGGTAATAAATACTATGTTAATGTTTTTCTTTCTGCTATCCCTAAAGAATTAGCAAGCAAAGGAAATCCTAGCTATCCTCAAGCTCCTTTTAAAGTCAAGATCTTAGTTCAAGCAGGAGAACCTACGGAATTAGAATGGGATGCCGTAGAGCCAGGAAACATTGCTTCTGTTGGGTCTATTGGAGCGATCAGCGCACCAGATACTAGTGATCATAGTTTTTGGGTGCGGCTTGAAACTCCGGCCAATCTAAGAATCGGAGAAAACCGTAATATACAACTTCAACTTTCATTTGAAGAGTTCAGTGCATGACAACTAATAAATATATAGATGTTGTTATTATTTCTAGTCGAGGTTCTGCGGCAAAGCAGATATCCCAAGAGGATCGTTATAAACTAGAAAGGAATTTAGACTTTCAAATCAAACGTAGTGAAGTTTTAACAACTCAAACTATTCTTGATGAAAATACTATCAAAGAAGAAACGGGCGAAGATATTTTCAATCAAACAATAGAAATGGGAGAAGAGGTTTTAAAAGATTTTGATATCATTCTTAGGGAAATGGAAGATCGCGGCAAAAATCTAACCTATGTGTTTGATGAAAATAAAAAACCAGATCTTTCCGTAAGTGTTACTGCAGTATTTGGTTCGAATCTTAGAGATAGAATAACTTTTGAAATGTATAAGAAAGCTATTGAATTAAGACAAGAACTCGATCTCCTTTTAGGACAACAACAAATGGATGGGAGTTTAACAGCTTATGCCAGTTGATCCTTTAATTGCGGCTACTACAGCAGGTGAAGTTTCTAAAGATAGAGATAGTAAAACTTTAACTAAACTTAAAGCTGATACTGACTTTCTTAAAGAAATGATGAACCGAGGTGACTGTACCGAGTGTCATAAATCTTTAAACAAAAAGATAGAAGAGATTGAAAATAAATACGAAACTGCTTTTTTAAAGTTTAGTCTAGAAATTACAACCCAATTGCAGGCTATTATAGGAGCTTTAAATGCTGCTGTTCTAGTTCCTCCTGTTCCTTCAGATGGAGGTGCGGCAAAATTCGTAGCATTAGGTACTGCCTTGAAAACTGTTATAGGAAAAGTTAATTGGACAAAACAATCTCAACCTGTTCTAGTCGAACCTCCAAAAACGAATCAAGATAAACTCTATACTAATGCTAAAACAGAAAATACAAAATCTAAAGCAGGACTTGTTGCAGTTGAAAATGCAACAGGTGGAAAAACTGAAGGTACAGTCGTATGATTTCTCCTGCTTTATTAGAGATTCGCGCGCACGCGGAAAAAATCATAATAGAATACGAAGAGTTTATTCGATCTAAAGTGACAACTAGTCAAGATGCTATAAGTGTAGCTCTTTACCGAAAAACTAAAGATGCCCGCCATCTCACGTCTTTCCAAAATGATGTAGTTAAATTCTTGCGTGACCCCAATAATCCTTCTGCCTCTTTAAGTCTGTCTCCTGAAATACAAGCACAAGCCAAAGATAAAGCAACTGGAATATTAGATGTTGCTAAAGATAAAGTTAATAAAGAAATTGAAAAACTTCAAGATGCAGTTAAATCTAATTTAACCCCTGATATTGATCTTCCTGGTCAAGATACATGGGATAAAATCATGGACTATGCAAAAGATAGAGGGAACAGTTTAAAGTGGGACAATATTAAAGAGAACTGTATTCCTTGTCTAGACCGCGATTGGGCCTTGTTCAAAGAACTTGGAGATTGGAAAAAACTAGGAAAAGATCTAGTCAAAGCAATGTTGGCTCCGTTCTTAAAATGGTATGAAGACATGAAGGCAATGATCCAGAAATTAAAGTCATTGCTAAATAATGATTTTTGGAAATTTAATATCTGTCGTTTATTGGAATTATTAAAAGACCTTTTTATGGGGCATTTTAATTGTATTCCAGATTTTATGGCGATTTTAGCCGCCTTATCTTTTCTTATGTTTCAATTGGCAAATAGCCTAAACATAGGAATGGCTTCATTAGGAATGGCGTTACTCTCTACTTTGCTTGCTCCTTTATTCTTCAAAATATCTGCTTGGCTAAAATCTATTCTAGATAAATTAACTGCTCCCCTCGAATGCATTATCAATTCTATCGACCTCCAACTCTCTAAACTGCCAGAATTTAAACTTAAGTCTTTAGATGTAATGTTTAAAGGGACTCCAGAAACAGCTTCGAGAGAAGCTGAAGTAATTACGGCCGGTAGTGTAACTATGGCTCAACGTACAAGTGCTGATGGACAAATACGAAGAGCAGAACAAGATATGAGAGAGAAGCAAGCTAGGGATTTAGCTGAAAAAGCTAAAAATAATCCTGCTCCTCCAGAACCTAAAGAGGATTATTCAAACTGGGAAAAGAAAAGTGAAGCGGCATTTCACCAAAAATTGATTGACCGGATCAATATGCCACAAAGAGCGGAAAACCTAACTCAAACAAATAAAGCCGCGACCCAAAGAATGGTAGATGACTGGGCAGTATTAAGTGAAACATCTATGGATAATGTTGCTTCCATATTATGGGTAGTCCGAGACGCAATTAAAACTTCCAAAGAATCAATCGTAACTTACGTGGCAAGTCTAGAAAGAATGTTGGCCGATATCCAATCTTCTCTTAAATCTCAGTTAGAAGAAGATTATAAAATTCTAACAACTATCCAAAGAATTATTAGTCTCATTACCCTTCTTAAGACCCTCAAGGAAATATGGGACAAAGGACTAAAATTTTGTGATAAAGATAAATCAGATATTAGCAATGAAGAGATCGCCAATGAATTAGTAAAAAAGGGATATTTTATAGAAGGAGGAACTAGCAACAGAAATAATCCTATTTCAGTAGAAGAACTTTATAGTCCAGAATCTAAAATCAATTGGACTCCTATTGATAATTCTTCTTCTCCTGAGGAATTTTCTCCTCCCACTGAAGAAGAAATAAGAGACGGATTGGCCACCGATGGTCAGATAGATTTAACAACAGGATTAAAATTAAAAGTTGTGACTAATCCTTCAGGATTTAGTTCTTATCAGTTAGTCGTTAATCCAAAGACTTTTAAATGTACCGGCTCTCTAAGTAAATCTGAGTTTGCCGAGTTGAGACAAATGATGAGTGAATTACAAGGTGTAAAATGATAGAGCCTATTACCAAGTTATATTTAAACAAGTATTCTCTGTTAGATGCGCCTGCTGCTGTTTATACTGTAAGGACTATTGCTGACCTCAAACCTGAACGTAAAAAGGTTGAAGGATTTATTGAAAATTCTGATATGTTCAGAAGTCCAGAATATAATTTTGCAGAAAATGGAAAGGCCGCAGATGTTGAAAGTCTAGTTAAACGATCTATAGAACTTAAACATACCTTGATGTTTAAGGAAGGGTATGTATTAGTCGGTTCAAATGCAGATCGAGTCGATTATATTAGAGAGCGTTTTCGTCAGTTGGGTGTTGCTCAACAACAACCAATGGACTTATTAATTCGAGAATTAGCGCGCTCTTTTTTCAGAAATAGTAACGCTTTTGCATTAAAAGTTCGTAACGCAAAAAATTCTGGTGGCAAAGTCAGAAAAGCTAATGGAAAAGATATTCAACCGATTTCTGCTCTTTTCGAAATTCCTTCTGAAACAATTTGTTATAAGAAGAAGAATAATCAAGTAGTAGCCTGGGGTCAAGACCCTCGGACATTAGATGGTTCTGATCAAGTATTATGGTCTACTTATACAGTCAGCAATAGAGACTCAGGTGTATGGGGTCCAGGTGACGTTCTACATTTCTATAGAAGTCGCAAAGCAGGGTTTGTTCTTGGAACTCCTGATTTAGTCCCTATCCTTGACGATATTCGTGCTCTCAGGCGTATAGAACAAAATGTTGAATTATTAATTTATCAACACATTTATCCTTTATATCATTATCGGATTGGTACCGATGGAATGCCAGCGCGAGAAAATAAAGGAACAGATGGATATGATGAAATTGAGCGCGCAAAAGTTAAGATAGAAGATATTCCACCTGAAGGAATGTTTATTACCTCTCATCGACATGAAATAAGAGCTATTGGAGCAGAAGGAAAAGCGTTAGAAGTCCAAGAATACTTACAGTATTTCCTTAAGCGCGTAATTATAGGGTTAGGAATATCTGAGGTAGACCTCGGTCTTGGAGATTCGGCAAATAGATCTACAGCGGAAAATATTTCTAAGAATTTAGTTGACCTTGTAAAAGGTGTCCAGCGTGAATTCGAGATATTCATGAATGAGAATTTTATCTACGAGCTTCTATTGGAAGGTGGGTTCTCTGATCCTCTTTCAAAAGATAATATAGTGCATTTTCGTTTTAATGAAATCGATATAGACAAAAAGATTAAATTAGAAAATCACGAAATGACACTTTATCAAGGCGGTTTGACAACTCAGGACGAAGCACGAGTGCAATTAGGTAGAGATGTATTGAATGAAAGACAGCAAAAAGAAACATTCGTTTATTTAGTCGAGATTCCTAAATTAAAGGTAAAACTAGAAACAAATGTAAATAAGACAGAAGGTGCAAGCAAAATGGCAACTTCTAGAGCAAAGCCTAGAAATCAACATACAGATTTTATGGATAGTGCCACAGATTCAGTAATATCAGAGTTAGTAAAAGAACTTAAAGATATGTCAAATTATTCATCTTCTAAAGATTGGAAGAGAATAATTATTGAAATGGCTGCCAGCAATTTAGCTGATATTTATCATGAGAATGTCTTGCTGACATTCAAAAATAACCTTAGACATCATGATCTAAAAAAATCAGAAGTTCAATCTATGATAGGTATTGCGCAAAAAGAGATGGATAAAATCGTCTTGAGTTCTTTAGAATATTTCGCGACTAAATTGAGAAAAAAATTAGAAACAAATACTTTAATAGATTCTATTGATAGTCTTGATTATATGATTAAATTCCTTAATAATACTGTTCCTGCACAAACAAAAAATTATATAGTAGTCTTAGATCAGAGATTATTAGGTAAAGATTATGTTAAAATAGTAGCTTCGGATGGATGTCAAACTTGTCTAGATTATAAAGACAAGTTATTATATATAAAGAATGGGGTTAGTGTAACCGACATCCCTCCATGGCATTTTAATTGTAAATGTGAAATTACACCAGTAGGTTAAAATGGAAAAATATTTAGAGCTTTTTGATAGGGTGCTTTTAAAACCTATCTCTAATTTAGAACCGCATAAACGATTCTTCTTTGAAACTAAAGATGCCACCTCTGAAACCGGCCACTCATTGATCGTTGAAATGGCAGCTACGTTTGCCGGGGTGGTAACTTGGCATAATGCTTTATATCTGCCAAGTAGAATGCGCAATTCTGTTTATACAATGCTCCCTAATGCAAAAAGAGATTATTGTATTCCTATCCTAGTTGGACATGACGATTCTAAAGATCCAATTGGAAGAATCATATCTGCTGAATATATAGATACGACTAAAGGGTTAGGTATTACAGATTCAGTTATAGAAGCAATTAATTATGGATCTCTCAGTGGAAAATCCTTACAAAAAGCCGTTAATCATTTTAGTAAAAATTATCTGACACAAGACAATTGGCGTGGAATGGGCTTTATTTTAGTCAAAGCCAAGATCACCGATCCCGATGCCATCCGAAAAATACTAGATGAACGTTATTTGCCAGTCTCTTCTTCACAAAGGACTAACCAAGCTATTTGTTCTATTTGCTTTCAAGATTGGTTGGACGAAGACGGAATTTGTGAACACAAGCCCGGATCGGTTTATGATGGTAAAAAAGCCTTCTTAATTGCTGGTGATTTTTTCTACAATGAAATATCTTGCGTAAATCAAGGAGCCAATCCATTCGCTAAAATTATTGGCGTCTCTAAAGATGAAATGCTGGTTGATTCTGTTAAAGAAACACCAATGCTTGAATATTCCTTTAAAGCTTTCCGCCAAAAAGGTAGTGATTTATTAGAATTGAATGATAGTCTTATATTAGGAGATAAACAGGAGGATTTGATGAACTTACAAGACAAAGTGCGCTCTCTCTATATAACCTTATACGGAGAAGATTATTCTTCTATCTCTGCTAATATAGAGAAGCCCGAAGATAAAGATCCGGGTGCAATATTGCAGGCTTTAATTAAGTTATTAGAAGTTGAAATGTCATCGATGGAAGAAAAAGATTTCTTAAAACTTCCTGAAGATAAGATGACTGAATTACTGAAGACAACCGTAGAAAAAATGACAACTCCTAAAGCTGAAGTAAAAGATGAAACTCCTAAGCTTTTAGTTGATGGAGAAAATGCCACCCAAATTATAGAGGATGTTTTAGCTGAATTTTATCCCACCAAAGACGAAGAAAAAGAATGTAAAGAATATTTAAATGCCCTTCCTCAAAAAGATGGAGTCGAAATTGCAGATCTTATTCTTACTTCGATAGAAGACTTTTTTATAAAGAAATATGGCGAAACTGATATTATGGACTTGACAGATCCAGAAAAAGGTTGGGATGTCTTTAAAAAAGAACTGATTCAGGCAGGATTATTCGATAGTTTAAAAGACAAGGATCTATATTCTGAAGACGCAAAGTTATCAGCCGAACAACGTAAGAAGTTGAATTCAAAGAGCTTCTGTGGTCCCAATAGAAGTTTCCCATGCTCTGACTGTCAGCATATCGTTGCGGCCAGACGTCTAATTGGGAGATATAAAGGTCCTGGCTCTAAAGAAGCAATTTTAGCCTGTGTTAATAGAAAAGCCAAACAAATGGGTTGTGATAAGAGTGAAGATAAGGTTATAATTCCGAAAGAAGAAACCAAACAGGATACTATGCCAATTTTAACCCAGGAACAGAAAATGATTCTGATTGACTCCCTCAAGACCGAAGGTTTAATTAAAGCAAATGAACCCTGTCAGGAATGTTTAACTTTACAACAACATATAAAAGTGTTAAATTATTTACATGATAGCCTCGGAATGGAACTAGAAGAATTAAACAAAGAAAACAAGACCCTCCTTGTTGATTCGTTAATTCAACTAAAGGCTATTGCAGAAGGTCCTGAATCGGTAAAAGATCAGGTGGAACTTATGAAAACTTTTGAAGAACGTACAATGGAATCCTTAAAAGACAGTATTAACGATTTGAGAAAAAAGGTTTCTGTTAATGAAATTCAGAAAAAGCTGAACCAAGAAACTCCTCCTGAAATTAAACCCGAAGATTCTCCTATTAAAGATACTGTTCCCTCAGTACCTAAAGTAGAAGATAAACAGGAAATAAAAGACGACGGTGATAGTGAAGCACAGGAAGCGTTAAAGAAATATAAGCGCTTACAGAAGACCAATTCTATCAAAGCAGATAGGTTCCATCAGCTAATGGTAGAAAAGGGTATTTTTAAATCAAAAAACTAATAGGAGTTAACTAATGACTATTCAACGCCAATATTCTGGCATGATTAATAGTGCCAATGGTTATAATACCTATTCAGCTCGCTTTAAAGGGTGGAGAGAAACTACTCCTATCACTCCTAATATTGAGTTGAATGAAGGTATTCGTCCAGATTCTTTCGTGCCCGCTCCTTACCTTAAAGTCGTTCGTTATGACGACTATACTAGGAGTTGGGTTGTAATTGGAGCCGGTAAACCGGTTTGTACAGATTCTAACAGTTTCTTAGTTCCCGCAGGTCTTCGTCGTCAAGCTCAAATGCTTTTAGATATGAGTATTGCTGGCTTGACTTTCAGCGGTGGCGCTCTCACTGGTAATACTCTCGATTTCTCGGTTGATTATGCGGGCGCAACTCTAGACCGTTATGGTGCTGATGATACTACTACTGGAATGTTAAACTCTCGTGGGGTTGTCGTTACTACCAATGAACCGGTCATTTATTCATTGTTTACTGCAGCTGCTTACTCGGCAACACCATTAGACATTCATGCTATTGCTAATCCGTTCTCTTCGTGCCTTGGTATCGTACCTTACGATGTTAAGCAAGCCGCAGGTAGGACTAGCTCATATAATTCTTACAATCCTGCTACTTATCAATACCATAACTTAATTGAGCAAACTGCTGCTGTAGTTCTCTGTGATTACGTGATTCAACTTCCAGTTGAACCTTATAACCGTGCTCAGGCTTCATTCTGTGCATTACCCGCAGCTACTAGTGATGCTGATGTCACTTTAGATATTAGTGCTATTGGTGCTGTAGATGTCTCTATCAGCGGTTCTTTGACTGGTTATACTACTACTATTCAGTCTAGTTTTGTTGTCACCAAGAACGGAGTCCGTTTACAAGATAAGGGGTCTGCTTTAGTCGCCGGAGACGAAGATATTTATTACTATTGGACTGACGCTTCTCCTGACAAAGTTTTCTTCCTCGGAAACGCTGCTGATACCTTCTTGGTCGATTTCATTTATCAAGTAAGTGCTACCTATAGTCAACCATATGCTGGCCTTACTACTTTCCGTGGGACTCCTACTGTCGGTGGAATGGTCACTTATGATACTACTGGCAACTTTATTATGGATCCAGATTGGAGTTTTACAGCCGCCACTGATCTCGTATATGACGGTCATCATGGTTTTGTCACGGCAACAAGTGCATTAGATGCCGGTATAGTAAGTGGAGCTTCTTTAGAAGAGTCTCTTGGAGCTGACTTTGTTCTGTTTGGAAATAGACTCAAAGCTAAATCAGCGGAAGTTTTAGGTCAGATTCTTCGCTATGACGTAGACTTCCCCAAAGATTATCTTGATCGTGTTCGTACCGCTTTCGATCCTAATGTTAATGGTGTCGTAATTGATCCGTCAACTGGGGCCGAACGTACTGTTGATCGTATGCCCGGTAGTGCAACTGGTGGTCTACCTGCTAACGTGTATTTAGCTGGTGGCGATGCCGATACCGGAGTCGTTCATATTAACCTCATAACCCGCTAATAGGAGGAGTAAATGGATAAGAGTTTTAAAGTAACTATTAGCGACAAAGTAGCCGTATATTCTGATGACAAAGTTCTACAGAATTTAGCGCGCAAAGAAACCAAAGGCGAAAACGGTAAATTAGTTGCTAAAGATGCTAACAAAGTTTATGAAGATCGCGTTGAATGGTGTTCACACCTATTCAGGAATGATGGTCTTTCTCCCGAAGGGGAATATGTTCCTATCACCGACGCTTTAAATGCTCAAGATGCTTCAATCGTTTTCCCGAAAACTATTGTAAATCTTGCTCGTGAAGCTCAGGAACCCCTTTTAATTGGTACTGCTCTTCTTGACCGTATCCAATGGAAACCAGGTATGCAGGTATTTTTACCTAATGCTATTGGTGCTCTTGGCGGCGTAAAGAGAATGGCAGACATGGAAGAATATCCAGAAGTCAGCCTCCAGATGGGTGGCGGAACTGTATTTGATAGTATTGGGAAATTCGGCTTAGCTGTTAAATTCTCCGATGAAATGCTTCGTTATTCGCAGTACGATATTATTGCTATGCATATCCGTGCTGTGGGTCGTGCCTTCGCTCGCGCGAAAGAATCAAATATTTTTGCCATGATTTCGAGTCTGGGTGAAACGGTATTCGATAATGCCACTCCAGCTAGTTCAGTATTTGGTATCACTACTGGCCGTGGCCTTACTGGCTCAGCCAATGGTTCTTTAACTGTTGATGACTTATTTGACGCTTATACTCATTTAGTCAGCAAAGGTTATAGTCCCGATACTTTACTTATGCATCCTCTTACTTGGAACATGTTTATGCGTGATCCTATTATGCGTATGATGATGCTAAATTCAGGTGGCGGAACTTATTTCGCTACTTATAATGGTTCCTTCTCAAATACTAATCCTTGGGGCAGCCAACCTGCTAATGGTATTGGTATGGGTCGCGGAACTATGATTAATCCTAATTATAGTGAAGTCGAGAATTACAGTCAGAACCTAACCAGTGCTCCTGTTCTTCCTTCTTACTTCCCGTTCCCGTTGCGCATTGTTGTTTCTCCGTTTGTAACTCATGATCCTATCCGTGATCTCACTGAGATTTATCTCTTTGAGTCAGGAGAATTAGGTGTCATTCTTCAAGACGAAGAACTCACTAGCCAACAGTGGGAAGATCCTGCTCGTGATATTCAAAAGATTAAATTCCGTGAAAGATATAATCTTATGATTAAAAATGAGGGTCAGGCTGTCGCTACTTTTGCCAACATCAAAGTTATTGCTAACCAGGTAGTTCTACCTGCTCAGGCTCAGATTGAAGTTGGTTCGGGTGCTTCAATTGACGAACTTGATCTCCGTACTGCTGTGGTATAATACCCCTAGGTAAGTGACTCTAGATGGGGAGGGGGGACTTGCTTCCTCCTCCCCTTTTTTTATGGGGGAAAAATGAATCGAATTCTCATTTGTTTGAAAGAGCCTCCTTTGTGGGCTCCAAGACCAGTGTACGATAAATCTTGGTCTGATCTAGCAAAAAAATGTTTATTAACAATGTCTAATCCGGGTCCCATTGAATTAGATTTAGATGATATTCCCGCTGAATTACTTAGACAGGTACAACAGGGTTTAAAAGAAGGTGTCTTAACCTCTGATACGGAAATCGCAAAAGTTTTAGAAAGTGATTTGCAAAAAATTAAGAAGCAAAAACAAAATATGTTTCTTACTGCAGAGCATAAAGCAAAAGCAGAAGAATTAATAAATAATTCATTAGGTAAATTAAAGAGGCTTATCCGAGATTTAGTAGATAATGACGAACTTATGGTTTTGCGTTGCATGTTAGATCTTGAACGTAAAAATCGCGCGCGCAAGACTGTCGTTTCCTTACTTATGAAAGCAATTAAAGATTCTATATCTTTTATAGAAATAAATGATAATACCGGTACTTATATGTTGAGTCAAACAATAGATTTTGAATAAGGAATATTATGGCAGATATTACACCAGTCGTTAGTCCTCCAAATATACCAGACATAGGGTCTACTGGAGTTGCAACCCTTCCGACCATTACAGCAATATTTGAAACATATTGTATGGACGAAGCTTCTATC